CCCTAATACTGATACAAAAGTTACAAGTGCCGCTAACCATTATACACCAGCCACCGACAGTAGTAGTAAGTTATCTGTTGAAGCAAGTGGTGGAACTGCTGCTTGGTCTATTGATGTTGTAAAGGGAGTAACACTAGATAGAGATGCTAAAGGACACGTAACAGGTCTTAGCGTAACATCCGGTAAACTTCCTGCATACCCAAATACTGATGCTAATGTACTTCAATCTGCATCTACATCTGCAAACTGGAGAAATGTAATGTTAGGTAAGAATGAGGGAAGTTCAGTATCTACAGCAGTTTCAGCAGTTACATCGGGAGTATATCAAACTACAGGATTCTCTTTTCAACCTTCGACAAATAGATTACATACTAGCAGAGTTATTCTAGATCCAGGTTCAGGTAGTACTGGAGATGACGGACTAAGAATTAATAAGGCTTCTAGTGGATGGTCTACTATTACTTTAGGTGGAGATTCAGGATCATTAAGTGGAACTGGAACAGCAACTTGGAGTGTAGGTAGAAGAGGTGCTAATACTACAGGAACAGCTACTTATGGTCCGGCGGGTAGTTTTTCAATTAACTATGGCGGTATTAATTCTACTACTGGAGTCTGCATTAATAGTAGTGGAACTGTCGTATCTAGTGGTATGGTCTGTGCAAAAACAGGATTACGAGTTGGAGGAACTTATAAATCAACCGCAGTAACAGGTGGTTGTAGACAAACTTATAACTCTACTACACAATGCTTAGAGTTTTCATTTGATTAATAAATAAAGTAGGTGGGAAGATAATAGTTCTCACCTATTTTTCTACTACCTCCTTATATGTGAACTAAAAAATGAGATTAATATGAGTTTAGTAGCTTGGTATCCTCTTAATGGAACTAAAATAAACAAAGGAATAGCAGATAGTAATTTAATCTGGGATATAGAGCCTACTTATGTAAAAGATAGATGTACTAGAGTTATGACTTCTGGAAAAGGACATCTAGAGGGTGAACAAGTTGGAAAAATTCTAGGTTATAAATTCTCTTATTGTGCTTGGATAAAAGTTACTAGTTCTCTTATTCCGGGGATGATATTTGGAAATGACGGGATGGGAAATGTTGGAAGTATTGCAGTAAATAATAACAGACACTATACATTATTTCATTATCCCACCCGAAACGATTTTCACTGGTATTGGCAAGTAGATTCAACTAATATATCTTCCGCACAAGGAGCAATGGCATGTGGTGGTAGATTAACAGGGTTTTTTCCTGACAATACTTGGGTTCATGTAGCTATAACTTACGGAGATGGTTATGTAAGGGTGTATAAGGATGGTATTCAAGTTTTTTCAGAAGCTAATACTAATATAAACCCATCTACTATTTCTACTTTTAAATATGCAACAACAGTATTTCATAACTTGCCTGGAAGAGAAATAAGTGATGTAAGAATCTATAATCATGTACTATCACCTAAAGAAGTAAGTGAAATATCTAAAGGACTCTGCTGTCATTATAAGTTGGATAGTTTTGGAGGTAGATATGGAAATAAAAACTTACTAAAGAATTCTTGGTATAATGACGGTATATATATGTATTGGAGTGTAACGCCTGATATGACTGGTACACTAGAAGATAATGGAGATGGAACTTATACTAGAAAATTTGTAGTTAATTCAAATCCTCCAGACTGGCATTATACTGGAATAAGTAGTAATATATTTAATCCGAGTAGTATTAAACCAGCGACTAAGTACAATTTTTCTTTCTGGCTGAGGACTAATCGAAGTAGAAATTTTCAAGTTAGTATAATAAGACCAAACGCCACATATATATTAACTAACTATATCTACTTCACTAGTATAGGAGATAATCAATGGCATAAGTATTCAGGAGTATTTACAATTATATCAGAGCCAAATTTTAGTGCAGCTCTTGGAGGTCAGATTATATATTTTTATGGACTAGAACTTGAAGGAACCTATGAATACAAGTGGGTAAAACTAGAAGAAGGTGAGGAGTCTACTGATTGGTGCTGTAATGAAGCTGATACATTATATAAAAAATTAGGATATAATAATTGTGTTGAGGAATGTTCAGGTTTCGTAGAAGGTACTTATACTACTCCAGGGAATGTAATACTGACTAAAAATTCTCCTATTCATAACTCTTGCTTTAAGTTAGATGGAGCAAATACAGGTACCATTGTGTTAAAAGCTCCTTGGGAACCTGATACTGAAATAAGTGAATGTACAATTTCTATCTGGGCTTCAACTACAGTAGTGGAATCTAATTACTGGAATTTTTCTTATAACAAAGGACTTAGAATTAGACCTTACTATACTTGGTCTGATAAATCTGAATGTTCCCTAGATATTATATACTACGATGGAACTATACAGAGATATGGAACTATTTCTAGATTACCTGCAGACCTGTTAAGTGGAGTTGTTCATAATATCGTACTAACTTGGAAAAACGGTACATTTAAAGGTTACATCGATGGAGTGTATAAAGGATTATATACAGTAGAATCTTCAATCCTCAAGCCAAACTCCTCTACTTGTATTCTGGGATCTTTTAATGGAACTTCTGAATGTCAGATTGGAATATCTAGTGACTTTAGGATTTATTCTACTGCCCTAAGTGATGAAGCTGTTAGAGAATTATACGAAGTAAGAGAAAATATAAGTAATAAAGGTGATGTAGGAGCTCTTGACTTAATAGATGACACAGGTTCTATACAACTCGGAAAAACTGGATTAATACATTCTCCTATATTTTCAGAGCTTCCAGTGTACTTTGATAATAACCTTTATACAGAACAAGATGGTAGTAAATGGGTTCGAGTAGTTCATCATTCAAATCCTGCAACCTACTTATTTAGTTCTACAGATAATTTTACAGCTCCTTTCTTTACTGATAATAATAGATGGTGGAATATGCCTTTCTGTAATTACTTAAAAAATGGAAACTGGGAAATAATGATTAAACAAATGACAAGTTCTGGAGGAGATGAAGTTAAGTATAGGTGGATCCAGTATAGTAACCCAATGACTGCAACCTATGAGAGCGTAGATTGGAATAATACAGAAAGAATACTTAGTGAAGGTTATACTGCTGCAGATGATCTATACGGAGGACTACATTTAATTAGTGGAAGTTATACCTATATCTGCTGTAATAATGGTCATCCTGGTAATTGGTGGGGTTCTGTAGGTGCTTTCAATCATCATCAGGGAGGTATTCCAGGGTATAGTAATAAAGTAATTACGACTGGTTATCTTGATGTTTATATTCGTGTAGACAATCAATTAACAGATACAGCACAACTAACTAAGGCAACTATAGGAAAAACCGGAATTTGTCAAGGAAGAACTTTTATAGAATACTAAAATATGGCAATACTAAAAGATTTACTAATAACTGGAAATGGAGGAACTACTGGAACTCTAAGTCTAGGTGTTAGTGGAGAAATTAAAGAAGGAGATTATAGAGCAGTTGATGGAGATACACTAGCAAGAGCAACAATGTATCCTCCGTATAAAGAAATAATGTTCGGATCAATTAATGGAGATGGAATTACTTTGCCTATTCCTATTGATACTGTAGTGATGACAACTAGAGCTATTGTTATCAGATCACTTCCATACCCTGGTTCTGGAGCTACACCTACTGATAATGAAACTAGAGTTCCTAGATATTATCAGTTGTATGACTCTTGGGATTGGTTAAGAAATAATAACAATATAAGTGCTACTAATCCACTGAAGATATACGTTGTTCAAGCAGTTAATTTTAGAACAGGAACAATTTCAGGAGACACTGTAACATTTAGCCCTGTAACCCCTTCAATGAAATGTGGTAATAGTGCTGTTAGTGGTTATAATTTTAATGTCATGGTAGCTACTAATTCAACCCTGGTACCTCAATCTACAAGTACTATAACCTGGAGCTGTAGTTTTTCCGGTGATGTGAATGTGATCATGACTGCATTTACGATAACTAACAGTGGATCTACTCCTATGACTATTAAGAACTATACTACAATAGAAGAGATAGGGGCAGATGGTTTATTAAAATACCTATAATTTATGGCTGCGATTTTTAATGATCTACTAGTAACTGGAAATATTAGAACTACCGGGTCATTTACTGTAAGAGAAAGTGGTGAGATCAAGGAGGGTAACAAAGAAGCAATTACCGGGGATATGGTTAATAAGTTTATAAATTATCCCTACAAAAAAGTATTATACCTAGAAAATGGATACGATAAAGCAACTGTTCCAATTATAGTAGATGATATTGTAAAGAAAACAAGAGCAATATCTATACAAGTACTTAAATTGATTGGAAACAGACAACAACGTAATATTCCTGCTCATTTTCAACTATATGACCCAGACGGATGGATAAACTCTTTAACACCTAAAACTCAATCTGCCGTAGTTACATTCTATATTTCAGGCTTTACTAGGTCATCTTTTCCAGGAAGTGCTGAACTTTATGGAGGACGACAGTACCCTTACACATCCTTCCTGACTATAAACACCTTAAATAACGACTTTAATAATCCTGCAATGACTCTTTCTTGTCAGCCTACATCTTTTCCTTCCGGACTTTTATTTAAATACACTCTATGGAAAACTCCGAAAATAGATGGAACAGGTTACAGTTATGATTTCTCATTCGATACTGTATATAAAACTTACGAGTCTATAGTCAGTTCAGGGGATCTTAAGTATTATGCAGGAAATAGTGGAAATGATTATAAGAGATGATAAACGTAGTAATAATTAACAAATCAGATAACTTAGAGGACATAGATAGGATGCTAGAAAGTCTATTAGTCCCTGAAAATAACATTAACAAGATCTTTTATATATCGGATAGATGCTCTAAGGAATTTAACTATCACTTACTTTCTATTCATAATCCTAAGTTAGTAATCAGAATCCTAGAAGACAACTATGAAGGAAGAAGATCATCAAGCCTTAGAAATATTGGTTACTCTTATGCTAGGCTGGATTTCAAGGATGGAGTTTCTGGTGTTTTATTTATAGACGGTGATAGATATTTCTTAGAGGGTAGTACAAAGGATATAGATGAGAGTGAAATAAATAATATACCAGTAGAGATGTTGAGAAGTTTATCGGAAGAAGAGTTACAAATGTTTAAAAGCGAAATTCTAAACTTATTCTACTCCGCCTGTGTTTATCTACCTAAAGATGTATGTTTAACTCTAGAAGATCATCAATATAAAGGACTACTATGGAATGAAGATATAGAAAGTATTTGGGGAATTGAAGATCTATTTATGGGCAATCAACTTAATATACTAGGCATAGATTATAAGTTCAATAAAAAGATAAAACTGAATGATTCTAAGATGACGGGATATAAAAGTGTAGAGGATAACTTAGTGAATATGGATTATCTAGTAGAGGCTATCTTAGGTTATAAAGAATATATATCAAAAAAGGAGATTTTTTCAACCAAATCACTTATACATGAAAATAACTAATTGATAAAACATATGAACATTCTAGATTACTTAGCAAAAAGAGTAAGCAAGAAAGAGATTATAGAAAAATCTTTATATGCAGATGGAGTTTTTGATATTCTTAGTTTCTTGTTTGTAGATTTATGGGAATTAATGCAAGAGGAAAATAGATTCTTTGGTATTATTCCAGTCTATAAACAAAGTATTCAACGTTCTTTTAATAAAGTTAATTCTAGTATTACTAATTTTGATGACATTGAAGTTTATGGAAAAATTTTATATCTATTTAAACCTATTATTCTAAAAAATTACAGAAAATTATGCTCTAAACATTTATCTAAAGCGGATGCAGTTATTGTACTAATTAATAAAATATCAGAAGTTCTTGAAAATACTACATGGTTTGAACATAAGGATGAGTTAAAAGATATTCGCAAAATTGTAGAAAAACTATTTAATAATATTCGAAATAATGCTAAGAATGCTGACCTACTACCACTAATCTCTTCTATTAATTATTATATGGAACAAGGTTGGGCAGGGAAATCAGCACTACACGATTTTCACATAAAAGAAGAAGATGAATTAAGAAAAAATAAAACACCTCTCGAAGGAAGTGGTGTTAGATTTACAGAAAGTGATAATGAAAGCATAGTTAGTGAATTAGTATGGAAAGACGAATGATTAAAACTCTAATAGTAGGTGACTCAGATTTAGATTGTGATTGTGAAAAAGTTACACTAGAGAATATGACTATACTTAACTTAGGATTTATTTGGAAAGACATTGAAGATTACGAATTAATTGTATATAGTGGTAAACGTGGTACTAAAATTTTAAGATCTAAATATTTTGAAACAGGAAAATTAATAAATACAATATGAAAGAAAAAAGAGAGGGACGTAAAAATCCTTCTCTTCTTTTTTTTATTCATCTTTCTTCTTTCTTTTACCTAAGTACTTTCCAACTTGATAACCAGCTTCATTTAGTCCTGTAGTAGTAATTGGCGCCTTCGCATAACTCAACCAAGCACCCGTCAAGTATTTCTTAGAATCCTTTAAACCTTCTTTATCAAGTCCTAGTTTTTTCAGTTTCTTATAACCACTTACACTAGCACCTTTTTCGGCAACAAGAACAGGAGCGGCTACTAATGCGGGAGCTAATCTACTACCCCACTTTAAAGCTTTGATTTCATCCTTACCCTCCTTTTCTCTACTTCCGTTAGCATATCCAGCACTAAAACTACCAATTGGCATTATCATCTTCATAGGTTTATTTATGTTATGATAATGCTCGTGAGCTAGTTTCTGCAACTTTCCATTTTCTCCATTAAAACTATCGAAATGTCCTAATTCATGAGCAATAGTTGAAGGGGAGGATTGTCCAAACTTACTAAGGTGTAGCTCTTTCTTCTTTAGATCTACAAACTCTTTGCTAAAATTATCTTTCTCATCTACAAACTTTAATCCCTTCCTCTTTGCCTCTTTTGCTAACTCTCTTATAATATTATCATGATCTTTTCTAGCTTCTTCTTCTGCACCTGACTTCATTAAACTGATAGAAGCCTTACCTACTCCGTATCCCGTACCAATAATACCAGCCGGCACTATTAAGTTTTTAGCTAGTGTTCTTTCTTATCATCATTCTTATCTGAAAAATACTTCTTTCTAATTATTATCATCTTTTTATGTTTTTTGTTTCACATATAAGAACACGAAAAAAAAAATACCCAGAGGAAGGTTTTATACTTCCCCCAGGTGTGAATTACTTACTCCTCATCTTTCTCTTCATCATTCTTAGATTTAGATGATTTGTACAGTAAGTATCCGCCTACTCCAATAAGTGCGGTAATTCCTACACCCCACGCAAATCCTCTTGAATATGCTGAAGTTGTAGATTTTTGTTTCTCCAGCACTTGATAACAAAGCTGGCGATCTTCAGGTCTCATTGTTTCTACCTGACGAGGCTTTCCAAGGATAGGTTTAATCTCCAACTCCTCGTTTTTTAGACCTCTTTTTCTAAGGAAGTCTAAGTCTTTTAGGACCTCCTCTTTTGTTCCTGCTCCACGGTAAATACCAGAGAAGCCTGATTTCTTCACCTCTACGGTGAACATACGCTTTTCAAATTCTTTTTTCATTTTTCTTTTGATTTATGTTTTTAATCTTTACTTAATGCAGCAGTAGCTACAGCAGCCACCACTAAACAACCCAACCCGATGCAGACTATTTTACCAGTCGTAGACATCGGTTTTTTCTTTTTTACTACATTTCGTAGCTGCTCTTCTGTAGAATCAACTACTTTAGATGTAGTAGAAGTAACTACTGAAACTGGCTGAGGTGGCGTAACTACAACCACTGTCGTAACCTCTTTAACCTCTTCCGTTACCTTTACTTCTTCGTTTTTCTTTTCCTCATTACCACCGTTTTCTATGATAGCGTCGAGGATGTCTCCCTCAAGTTCAATTTCCCTGAGAGATTTCTTTCTAAACTCTTCCTTAATAAAGAGCTTTTCTGAGCCATATTCAAACGACTCTTCTAGTCTAGCCTCTTCAGCATCCTCTTTCTCTGAGAATACTCCAAGCTCTTCAACCTGTTTCTTTGTCTTCTGTAAATAAAGAACAAAGACTTTTTCTTTTAAACCTTTCATAGTTATTTGTGTTTTTGTTTTTAATTTTCTATATATAAGGCTTATCGACGATTGAAAAAAAAAGAAAAAAATAAAGGCTTTCGATTACTCTACTAACCCTTATTTCATCATAAACTTAAACTTCCTAGAATATTATCAATCTCATCTAGCTTGCTATCATTACTGTTTTCTTGAATCTTTTTACTAATAACCTTGTCTATGCTATCATTAGTTTCTTTAATCTTCTTGCTATTAGCTTCAATCTCTTTACCATTATTTCTAATCTTCTCCACCGACTCATTTATGGTTTTGCCCGCACCCTGATGTCTCTTCTGAATACTTTCTGCTACTTGATCTCTAGCTTTTTCAAGGTTATCCCTGCTTTCGAAGAATTCATCCAACTCTTTCTCTGCTCCTCTGTAAGATTTATTTTCGATAGCATCTACAGCTTTTTTCGTTTTATCAAACCACTCATTTTCTGCCTCTTTTACAGCACTTTCCAATTGAGCTAATTCACCTTTTTCTACTAGACTTTTCATTCCTAGCTTTTCTCCAAGTTTTTCATAAGCCCTTCCTACCTTTCCTTGAATCTTATGACCTAGGAATCCTTTTCTCGCAGCTACTAATCCACCTCCGACAGCAGCAGTAGTTCCAGCGACTCCTAATCCAACTTTTGCTGCAGTTCCTAGTTTTTTCTTCTTTTCTTCATCTTCTTTAGCCGCTTGATATCCCTCGTTAAATGCCTTCTCTTCTATAGCATTAATAAGGTCTTCTTCACTATAGATACTAAATACTTTTCTCGTAATTCTCATTTTATTTTGTTTTTATAGGTTTATCTTCTTTCAATTTTAAGGTACGAAAAAAAAACGATCCGAGAGAGTGGGTAAAAAAGAGACTCAGTTATCTAAACCAAGCCTCTATTACATTTTACTTTTTATCTTTTTTATACACATGAACCATAAAGCCTAAGAGAGTTCCATAAGTTAATATTGAATCCCACTCTTTTTTGAAAATTTCCATAATACACTTCTTAGCTTGTTCTGAATTGCTATATTCCTGTTCTAAGAGAGCTTTAATAGTTACGTGATTGAAAGTTGTGTTTTGCTGAGATATACATTGAACCTGCTCCTCTAGGTCTTCTTTACACAATGACTCAAAGCTTCTCGTCGGATGACTCAGCTTTAGTGCAAATAATGATTCAAATAATATACTAGCATCATCAGTATAATCTCCAGACTCTATACTTTCTTTTATTCTAACCCCAGATGTACTTAAATTATTATTATTATTCTCAGGCTCCTCTTTAAATTCCCAGTCTAAGATTCCAGGGAGAGAAGATAGTTTTTTATAAGTAGCGCCAGAATCTTCCATCTCAATTTCTAGGTCAGCATTTTCCACAGATAGTTCCTTTAATACTTCCGTAGCTGATACAGAGTCCACTTTAATTATTATTTTTCTTTTCATAATTTTATTTATTTTCTGAGTCTCGGGATAAGTTCTTTGATAATACCTTTTTGTTCTATATGAGTTTTAGGAACAAAGTGATCTAGAGACTCAAATCCCTTCTTTGTCATAGTAGTTTTTGGTATATCTTTTATAATATCTTGTTGACTTAAGAAATTATTACTTCTTTTATTTTGTTTTCCGTAAAGAAATTCATGAAGTTCCTTAGTCATTTCAAAATTTCCTTTATGTGCTCTTAGATATTTCCTCAACTTTCTAGCATCTGTGTCATGAGTATATTGGCTAGGACTTAAGAAAACTTTACTACCCGCCTGTACTTTAGGAGATTGTATGACTAGTTCTCCTGTATCAGACCCTCTGCACAGTACATGATCTTTGCCATCTACCATGAACATTATAGGATTTCTAGTCTTTTTATAACTAATACTTGTAGCAGTTCCATTCCCTTCATGTAATCCATCTATATTTTGAATAAGTTCTTCTGGTTTATTAGGGGCTGAAATTGATCCACCACTTATAATAGGTTGTACAAAAGATTCATGACCACCTCTTTTTATATACTCAGCTGCTTTATGTTCTGGTGAGTTTTTAGAGGATTTTGTAATAACTGTATCTAATAAAGGTCTTCCAACTCTATCCGTTCTATTCTTATAAGCCTCTACTAATTCTTTATCAAATTTACCTAGATCTTGATTTACTAGAAGATCACTAGTTGTTGGAAATACTGAAAGCCCTATTCTAGAATTTATACTTCCATCCTTCATTATTCCAATAGCACTTTTAGGAGTAGTATAGTGATCCATCCAATGGTCTCCTGTAACTGGAGTAGCTGGTTTAACACTAGATGATCTATTTTTCTTAGAATGGAAAGTTTTCTGTCTGTATATTATCATAAGTATTTCTTAATTAGTTCTATTTGTTTATTAATAAAAGTCTTGACTGCTTTTATTTCATCAGTAGTAGTATATTCATCACCCTCAGTAAATCCACTCCACTCTGATGCCTCTCGCCCTAACATTTCTAGTAATTTTCCCTTGACATTAGGAACATTCTTACCATCACAGCTTATAGTCTTTGTCTTAAAATCATAGCTGAATTTGTAAATATCGCAATCGCATCCTACCCAAGCGAAAATATTAGCAACAGGATTTTTATTTTCTTCGATACATTTTAAGACTTGAGCTAATATTTCATCTTCAGTCCAAGTATACATTCCAGGATCTACACCATCACCAAAATAAGGATAAGTTCCACTATTTCTAAGCTGTTCCTCTATAGTTTTAACTTTTGTATAGATTGATGGTAGGTTACCTAGAATATCTTTGATCCAAGGGTAAGTTTTACTAGCCTCCTCAATTTCTCTATTCTGTTCAGCTTCTATTTTCTTCTTTTCATCTTCATCTTTAACATACGAATCGTGACCTAGAAGTTTATAGATTAAGGCTGCTGCACCTATACCTGCCCCTATTCCACCAATTATTGAAGCTTTCTTACTTAATCCTAATTTCTCCTTCAAAAAATAACTTCCAAATATAGAGCTTAGTAAACCGACAGTTCCTCCAACTTCTATAGGTCCTCTTTTACCTTTTTCCAATCTATATTACTAAATTGTTTTCTTAATATTTTCATTTTATTATAACGGTATATTTTGATTATTACTTTGCATATCCTGAAATTTCTGTAAGAATCCACCAGCACTAAGGAGAACATCTTTTACACTAGTTTTTCCAGTTAACAAAGGGACATTATATTTCTCACAGTATAATCTTATCTGACTATACATTACATGCTGATCTCCACATCTTACTATCAATTTTCCACTCTGTAGATTACTTCCAAATTCTAAGATAGGTGATAGAGATTGAGATTTATTCATAATGTTAAGGAATACAATATCTGCCATATCCTGACTAGACATTCTCCATTGCATAGTTTGAACGAATGCAGGATTATCTAGGTTTGGAGCGGCAGGAGATTGAAAAGGAACATGAGGATTAAAAATTATCCAGTTAGTGTTCTTATACATCAATAAACCTTTAAGCGGATCAGTCAAGTTAACCATGGCATTACAAAATTTAGTCTGCCAATCATTATCAGCACTACCAAAATCCATAGTACCTCCTAAGTATAGTTTAATAGCTCCTTCTGCCATCTGAGGAACTTGGTCTCCTGGATTTAGTACTGTTATTTTATCACTAAGTTGTATCATATGTTTTAAAAAATAAATAGGCAAAGACTGTTTTATCAATCCTTGCCGTTGTTTTGTTATCTCTTCTTATTTACCTGTCCAATTTACACATTCTAGTTTTCCAGAGTATAATTTTCGTAGACCCTTTATATCTTTATTTCTGATCATAATTACAGCATCTACATACTCGGAAGTTCCATACTCTAGCTCATACTGATTAAATTCATATGAACTCTTTGACATCGACTTATACTCATCAAAAGACTTAATGAATAAAAGGTTTCTCTTTGCCTTTACAGCTTCAACAACTTCTTCACTCATCATCTCAATATCATAGCCAGTAAGTGGAATAAATTCTGTAGACATTAATTTCTTCTTTATAGCAAACTCATCAAAGAAATCGAGCTGCTCTACAAAGACTGGATCTAATGAATATGCAACCATTCTATCATTAACATCAACACATTTCTGGCTACTAACTGGAAGTTGAATCTCAGCTCCTTTACTACCAATTTTATTTACTGATAGTCCTGGGATACCTCCTTTATACCCCATTATCATTGACTTAAAATTAGGAAAGTAATCAGCTAATAAAGGCGATTCTAACGTAATAGCTATAGCATTCTCCTTAAGCTTCATTTCTACAACTTTCATACGCTATTTTATTTTATAAGTTATTTTCTACAATTATAAGAAAACTAGCCTTTTATTTTCCCATTTTATGTATATTCCCTAAAAAATTAAACGGTCGAAATGGCTTGGGATTCTGCGACTTCATATACTCCACTAATTCCTTAAACTTCGTCTTTTGCTGTGATTCTTTCTCTAAGTTCCTAATCCTAAATGTAGTTATTCCTATCCTTTTTAAGTATTCATCTCTAGCTCTATCTTTTTCTTCAGAGTGGTAATCAGAGTCTAGTTCTACACATAACATTAACTCCGGGAAGAAATAATCAAGTAAAAAGAAACCTCCCTCTACAGATTCCCTTATTACATTCTGAATTATAATAGGAAATTCTCTAAAAACAGTCAACGGATTAAAATAACCAACATTAATAAAGGCATCAAATATCTTAGCTTGTGTACTCCTCTTCGATAATTGCTTCTTTCTAGTGAACTTCTTTATACTCTTCGGATTCGGATAAATTATACTCTTTACGTTAAATATATGCCCCTTCTCTGAAACTGAATACACCGGATAGGATTGACCAGGGATATCAGGGAAAACAAAGGTCTCTAGGTAATTTATATCTTTCTTCTTCATAATAAAAAATAAAAATAAAAGAGCTATAATACTAGACTATAACTCTTTTTAAATTTTAATTTCCTCCAACAAGATCAGGATTTTCCTCCTCCTCAACAACTGGTACAATCTTTTCTACTACAGTTACAGTCACAGTTTGAGTCTTGATATTATCTGGGTCTGTAATATCATAAGCAGTTACAGTTGATGTTCCTGGATTTACTGCATACAACACATTATTAGTAACATGACATACATCAATCTCTACTCCTTCTACTGTGTCCTTTGTTACCTCCCATACAAGTACTGGTAAATTTTTTGTGCTAGGAACTGGAGTAATTACAAACTTATGAACATCTCCAGCAACAATTGTAAGCTCTGATACTCCTAGTGAAAAACTTGTAGGCTTGTGTGCATCTGAGTCGTAAACATCAATATCGTCCGGCTCTTTAAAAGTACCATGCTCTAGATTATTTAGCTTACCATTATATGCAAGTACTTCATTAACAGACTCTGGTGCATATCCTAGCCCTGGTTCTGTGCTCTCTGGATAAATTCCTGATTCCACTACAAGCACACCATTATCTCCCTGATGCTGACATACACTAAAGCCATTTACTTCTCTAACTGTAAAGTCATTACCACTCTCATTTCCGTGGTTGTGATTTAATTCATCTGCCATTTTTATTTTCTATTTTTAAGGTTTATAATTTTAAGTCATCCCAAGTTGATCTTCCAGTATTTCCTTTATTCCAACTTAAGAAGTCTGGGTCAATTCCTTCTAATAACTCCGTTGCATGAATTAACTGAACTAGACAATCTGAACATAATACTACATCAGACTCAGTACTTCCGAATGATAGATACTCTCGATTGGTCTCCTCTATTGTTCCTGGATTTTTACGTATCATATCATCCCAGACATCCTTCTCATACAACACTTTTCCACATATACAACAATCATCCGTCTCTCTACCCTCTAATGGAAAAACTTTTGTAGGATCCGAAAATGCATGAATAAGGTGACGAATAAACTTTCCATACTGCTCTGTTCTAAATGCCTCTACTATTAACGTCGCCTCTGATGTATTCGGTTGTAACGTTCCGAGAAGAGGTATCCCAAAAGCTGCTCTAAATGCTTGTACTCTGGATGGAAGCTCTCTATCACCTAATACTCTTGGATAAACATACGCATAGATTAAGTTCTTCTCTTCTCTACTAAGCTTACTACATGATCCGATGAGTTTTCCTCCTTCTTCTTTGCCGATTTTGTTAGCTATTAAGTAATCGACATACTCTTTTACATTGATTGCCATCTCGTTTATAAGAAATTTGTTATTATTTTACATCTATAAGGCATTTAAAATCTTATATATGTAAATTTTAAAAAAAAAATATAACATGAAAGAGTTTATTTTAAAAGGCGCTATTCCAGGCTTCATTAGATGTCTATGTCTGGCAATAAGTTTTGTAATTTCATTTAATGCACTAATTACTTCAAACCTGGAAACTATAACTTGGGATACAGCAAAGTTAATAGGCTTGGTGATTCTAGGGATATTTAATTACAATCTCTATGGACAACATCTCATTACAGACTTAAGTAAAACTTTAGGAATGATTGGAGTTACTGTAGTCTCATTAGGTTTGTTCGGTTTCTGTTAAAAAATAATTGAGAAGAGGATTAAAAAACTTTCCCCTTCTCTTTTTTTTATTTCTTCCATAACTCTTGTATCCAGCTTCTTAAATTTTTCCACCAACCATCTTCTCCATAACAGTGAATTACAGGAATAGGTTGTCCAGTTACAGAATCTTTTTCCACAATCCATTTACTAGACTCTATCTTCCAAAGCGTCTTATAACCAAAATCTCCGACTGTAGTTATAACCTTGATTAGAATAATAACCTCAAGAACTATTGATGCAAATATAAGCCAGATAGTTCCTAGTACATACATAAACTTTCTTATCATAATATTATATAATTTTTATCTACTTATAAGGATTGAAAAAAAAAATAACTCCAATGGAAATGTTGATCAGTAAGAGTATTATAAATTCATTTTAATATATAGAAGTAACTAAATCAACTAAGCCATTGGAGCTAGAGATAGATAGGATATGTCAATCAGTAATTAAATATAATACCTTATTTGAATAGAAGTAACTAAACTGACTAAGCCTCTCTTCTCTATTATCTATCACTTATAAGATATTGCCGGGATTTGAAAAGTAGAAAAAAAAATAGAGAGCTAAACAAATCTGCCTAACTCTCTAATCTTTATTTTAATCTCCTAGTACCTGAAGAATCTTTGTATAATCTTGAATAATATCATCTTTCGTTATTTTCAAGACTTTCATTTCCTCTTCTCCTTCTACTAGTTCTGGCTCAACGTAATCCTGTGAAGATACTACTGTTGCTCCTTGTGATTGATAGTAATGCTCTAGTAGATTAAAGCAATTTACGTAATCACAACACCTAGTAACAATCTTCATTATAGTACTACATACTTCTTGGTTCGGAACTATTGCATTATTTCCAACAGTCATATTTACAAGTATAGCCTTTCTCTCAACTAGATCAAATAGCCAAGCCTGTAAACTACTACTCTTCGATGTTAGCTTAGTCATGAAGGTTGGATCACTAGGTACCCATTTTACTGAAGCTACCGGAATACCATTAGTTAAGTACTCATAACCTGACCAACAAGGAAGTGTGTTAAATCCTTTTCCGGTATAGTTATTCAGAGATACAAGCACATACCTATAATTAGCTTTTATTGCCTCTTCTATGTTGATATCTATGTACTCACTGCAACCTCCACGTCTGTTTCTTACGTCACCGCTATATACTCCGATCTTAGATGACAAGTGACTATTCCAACCTACCTTATGAAAATCACTAAAGTTCTCCTCAGCAAAATATCCATGTAGGTCTAAGTCTTCTGTTCCTGAATCATCAAGCCAGTGTACGAAGAATCTTATTGTATTAACCGACCCTGGAATATCAAATCTTGTTCCTCTCGGCATAGAAGAATCTCCTCTCATATCTACTGGAATAGGTACCTCCTCAAGAAGTTTATCCAGTACGACAGTGTGATTAAGCATCTCATCACCAGAGAATTTATTTATTATCTTACAGAATAATGCTGTTTTCATTACACTAATCACAGCTTCAACAACATCTTTAGACATTGCTGGAAGAGCTGGAATTTCTTTGTGTATCCAATTTCCTTCTTTATTCTTAAACTTAACTATTCTACCTCTATCCACCTCTCTTCCTCTATAATAGTTAAGAACCTCTAGTAAAGTTTTATTCTTACTACTATTAAAGGCTTTTCCTAGGGTATTAATTAGGAAATTGTTTATGTTCCTTTCCTCCTTAATATACCTACGGAGAATTGAATCTAGTCTTCTCAATAATTCCCCTGGTCTGTGTGATAGAAACTCTGCAATATCATCCAGGTCTGCATTAGTATCATATAACTTCTGCAGCTTAGAATTCCAGGTCTCTACATTCTTTCTACCATGATCCTTCGATAAAACTACTTTGCAAAACTCCATAGTAACTGGAAATTTTTTACTATAATCCCCACAATGAAGGTTTCGTAGTAATAAGATCCACTGTCCTATATGCCTTGATGTATTCTCTACCCAGATTTCGTGGCTTTTATTAGTTTCCATGCTTTTCTTCACTAGTAGTTGCTCTAACATGGAAATTATATGCCTTCTATCTTTACGACTGATGGAAGCAACTTTTTCTCGCTTACCAGAAGAGAACTCACTAGATCCTGTCAACTTATATATTCCTAGTCTAAGTACATCCGTAAGTTCACTAGGTAGATAATCCGGTCTCTTATCCATAACCATAACTAGAGTCTCTTTGAATGGTATGGTACTAGGAAGCTTACAATCCTTTATATTCTCTAGAAACCAGGTTAATTCTTCTTTTATTTGATCCGATGGTGCAGTACCTAGAGAACAAATTGACTCCGGAATACTGTTAAACTCATCCTCACTCATGACCCCTAGAATAACTGGAGTCTTTACCACTACACCATCTCCCTTCTCTTTTTTGTTGTAGCTGAATATTGGATCATCATAACTCAACTGCTTATTATAGATCTTTTCCTGAATCTCGGATAGAGTATCTTGATCCATTTCCAATACTTGATCTGGAAATCCTGGCCAAAGTGGTTTAAAGTCCTCCTTCAAGTCATCGTGAAACTTTTCTTTTAGTAGTGGTAGAGCTTGGTGAAGATACTCTGTCATCTCTTCTGTGGAAATACGCTTCAGTACTTCCTTGTCGAGGTGATAACCAAATCTTTCAAACTCTGCTGTAAAGGTTTGTAACTCTTGAGCTCTTTTTAAATCTAGCTCTAACTCTTTATTACTAGTTACTAATACCTTACTTCTTCTAAATGCGATAATCTGTTTCATATTTTTCTCTTTTTATTTGTGTTTTCTTCATACTTAAGGGTTTTAGAGGGGAAGAAAAAAAAAGAAGAAGAGCCTATCCTTAAACTCTTCTCCCTCTAGTTTTTTAGTTTTTCTTTTGAGGATAATAACCTGTACCTGTACCCTCAATAGATTTCCTTCCTAGTGCTGCTGCTAGGCGAATGTTAGATTGATGAAGCTCTTTTGCGAGATTTCTTACACTCTCAGCTTCTTCTAATCTCTGTTGAACGTCTTTAAGCTGTTTTTTCAATTCAACATTTTTCTGCCTCTCTTTCAAAGCAACACCACCAATTGCCAGAATACCAAGTCCGGCGAAAATTAATTTTTTATTCATACTTTTACTTTTTTGTGTTTTTTATTCACATATAAGGGTTTTAGGGGAGAAGAAAAAAAAGAAACCTATTCCTAGACTTCTTTCTTTTTTACGTAGGATGATTAAAGTTTTGACAATGCATCACTTACCTCATCTAATTTTCTCTGGATGTATTTCTCAACACCCTCATCCCTCGGAATATACTTACCTGATTTCTCTAGGTAAATTGCATACTCCTTTAAGTTCACGAGCTTCTGCCACTCAGGATCAGCTTTTCGTGCAGCTAAGATTTTTTTCATCTCAGACTCCTGACAGTGAGCAGTAAATGCAACTTGTGCCGAACCTTGTATTCCAGCATTAACCGTTGCGATAGCCCCATCACACAAGGACTTCATATAAACAGCCCCTATGTCTTTCAAATCATTTAAGAAGGTTGACATACAGCCTCCTCCTTTCCACCAAAACGACATTCCAAGAAATTATCTATCCCTTCCCTAGTGAGATTAGGATTTTCCTCCTTATTATACGTCATTTCGTGAACCAAGTATTCCTCTGCCTCATCTCTTGTGCATGAAGCAGCGTTAAACAAGAACCTCAACTTTTCGTGTCGGTCCTCAATTCTCTCTGCGTACGTACGAAACTCCTCCGTAGACGCATAACCTTCGTTCACCCTTCTATTCAGGTAAACATTTTTGGATCTTCTCCCCTTCAATGTAGAGATGAAAAATCCGAAACAAATCTTGATACCCTGTGCAAAAGGCATCATAAATATCTGACTAAAAGCAGTCAGAACCATTGTTGGGAGCATAATTAGAACCCCCGCAATGGATTTCATTAATTCTCTAAACATATTTTTATTTTATTTGTGTTTTTTGTTCATATATAAGGGTTTTAGAGGAGGTGAAAAAAAAAAGAGAAGATCAATATTAGTCTTCTCTAAAATAGTGGCTGGGATGGGACTCGAACCCGTACGGCCTGTTATGGCCACAGGAGTTTACATACCCAACTTACTTTCGTAAGCACATTTCTGTTTTGGGTTTGGACTATCTCTTTACCATGCAATATTATTTATTGTTTAGGTACTTAATACGTAGTCTCTGAACCTTCCTCTTGGATTTCAAATATATAAATATTCTCTTTCTCTAGAGGCTCGGCTGCTGATTGCCCTATATCAGTTATTTTTATAACATTCGCATTATTTATTTCTAAATATGTTGTAGTTAACTGATCTCTAAGGGTATTCCAGCAATTCTTTAAGTCACTATTATTATTTTTCAATAATAACGACCAATTCTTTTCTAAAATTTTGTGTAAACAAGCATGATGTTTTCTACTTAAAATAATTAGATTATTTAAACTATTATTACTAGGATTTTCATCTCTGTGATGTACAACCAAATATGGAATTTTAAATCCTAATAATTTAATAATTTTTTCTCTAGCTAAAGTATATTTACCATCTTTTGATCTTTTTACACGATTATAATTATCTACAGTTTTATGTTTATGCTTTTTATAGCAATCAAAACAAGTATCCTGATTTGGTCTATTTTTAATTATAGTTTTTCCACAAAAGATGCATTGTGTTTCACCATAACGTTTTTGAACAAAACCAGGTTGTCTATATCTATTTCTTGCATATTCTCTTTTGTTTTCTTTCTTACAAGAAGAACAAAATTTATACTCTGTAGATAATTCACATCCACATTTTTGACAATATCGTACCATAAAATATATTTTTTAGAAAAAAGTTTACGATCCGAGAAGGTGGGAAAAGAAAAAATAAAGCCAATCTATCTCAGACTAGCTTTACGAATAAACAAATATATGATATATGATATACAAGACAATGCTTATTTATTATTCAAATATAAGAGTTTTAGCCGGTTGAAAAAAAAATAGATAGAGCTTAACGTACTCTACCCTGAAGCCTCTCAGCTAACTTATTAATACATTATTTTTTCAGTTTTTACTATATCTAAGTCTGTAAATGCACCTGATACTAAGTTTATACCTACTTGTTGCAAAGCCCATCCTAAGACAGTTAAATTACCGTAAGAATCCATAGCTCTCTTATCTCCAGACTTTACTGATTCTATCTTTGGAAAATACAATACATAATCATCAATAGAAAATTCACAATCATTAGTTTCTGAAAGTAGATCTGTAAAATTATCAAAATCTTTAATAACTCTACCATTCCATTTTATACTTGAATTGAGCCTGAGAATATAAGGTCTTACTTCTACCCCTTCCTGATCAGTATAGATTCTTGATATTACTCTACACCCATTTTTAAGAAGAGACTCTATTTTCTCTCTAGGATAATTCTCTACGTTTATTATGATTGTTTTTCCAGTTAGATATTTAATACTCTCCGGATTTACAAAAACATCACAAGAACTTATTTTATTATCTAATTCATCATTGAGATAAATACACTCTACTATAGACTCTAACCCTTCTAAATAAATCATATATATAGTTTAAATTTAATTATTAACTCTACCTATAAGAATTATACCCGAACTAAGAGGCAAATTAAGAAAAAAAAATAAAGCCAATCTATCCCGAGCTAGCTTTATTAATGAAAGAAAAAAAATTTATAACATTTTACATATATAAGATTTTGAGGTGAAAAAAGAAGAAGAGCCTCCTTAGACTCCTCCCTCTTAAACCCCTAGACTAGCTTAATACTTTTTACTGCTAGTCCTAATGTTATAGAATTACTCTTCTCAACCTCTCCATCTGCAAGAAGGCGAACTCTATACCGATATGGGGTCATAGAATAAACCGTGTGAACTGATCTACCACGGCTCATAGTTCTGGATATAGTGTTAAGCTCCATTGAGATCGTACATCCAGATTTAACTAACTCTTCTGACAAGGCCTTTGCTTCAGCCTCGCTTTTTACAAGGAACTTCTGCCCTTGTTTTAAATTCAGTTTATTGTTCATATTTATTTGTTTGTGTTTTTTTTATTCATATATAAGGATCTTAGGCGATAGAAAAAAGAAAGAGAGCCTTGATATAACTCCCCTTCTTCACTTAACCTAATCTTCCGAGGATAGGATGCTCTTTATTAAACTCAGCTTTTCCTCTCTAGACTCTTTTGCAGTATTAAATAACCGCTTAATATCCTCTAGTTTATCTTTACACTTTAATTTTAATGCAAGAGGATCCTTTAAGTCTTCGCTCGGAATCCAGTATCTTAACTCTAGACATATCTGTTGTACTAGTTTACGTGATAATATGTCTTCATCAAGCTTATCTATATCACACCAACCGTTAAGTTTATGTTCAAGCCGTAACCACTCTTTCTTAAATGAATCTATTTCTTCCGGGTCAATAAAACAATCATATACTCTTAGCACTGTTTTCTCGTCACCCGTGATCTTTACTAACTGAATATTAACCTCAGCGTGAAAATCAGTTATATTATAAGTTTCTTCTAGGTTTATTATTTCTTCCATTCCTACATCACCCTAATTATATCTTCTGTAAATTTAACTGGATCGAAATTCTTTAGCTCTTTCAATCTATTCTTCAAGGCCTTTACTCGATCAGCCGTATCCTTATTTTTTCTTAAGTACGATATAGGCTTTTCACATACAACCTTTATAACATCTTCAGAAATACCAGTTAACTTCTGAATATCTTTATCTGTTATAGCTGGGTTCTTTAATAATAATTCACCAATAATCGGAATAGACTCTTGAACTAGAATATCAAACTTACATTTATCTATTCTCTTGTTATTAACTTCCGTAACAAGGTTGATGTAATTATTGTAAGTATATCCTATCCAATCCTTAAGCGGTATTCTAAAGGCACTATTACCATCTGTTACATTAAGTTGATAAGTCTTTAAGTTAAAACAGATCTGTCGTGCTATCTTTTCAATATCCGCATAACTAATACCTCTAGCCCCTGGAACTCTACCTATAAATAACTTAGAACTTGTTTTGTCAGTCAAGTTTTCTATATATACTTTTCCATCCTCCACTAGTTTATCGAATTTCTTTAGGAATTTCTTTAGGTTAGGTGTAAATATCTCAGTACCATTCGTAGTCTCAAATAATACACCTTCACTTTTTCCATCAGGGGACATAGACTTTGAAATTTTATAAGCATAGACTACCTTACCAATTCCAGTATACCATAGCTTCTCTAACTCACTATGCTCTTTATCCAGAATTAAGTCCACATTAGGTTCCAAGAGTGCAGGATTATTCTCTTTCCAGGCTCTATATAAACTAGTCGGACTGAAATTTGGATATAGTGTACGAATTCCTACTCCAAGACCTTCAATCAAACCCCCTTTCATATATAAACATAAAGGCAAAGGGAGCGGAATATATGTTGGTTCTAGTGGTCCTTGTGGTGATTCTTCGTATGGTACCTCTTTGATTAAGTCCCCAATAATATCCCAATACAAGTCACTCAGTCTATTCTTTGTGTATCTGGTTGCTGCATGTGGGTTTTGGGTTCCATCTATGTCTGTATTACCAAAGAATCCATGACCAGAAAATACTCCAGACCTAACTAACATTGCATTTAATCCCTCACAACCGTCTGTAGAATGTGGATGAACCTCTGATAATGAAGGAACAAATTCATGAGTAGGTACATCTTTTCCTCTCGGGTGTTTTGTCATCATATAGATTATTCTCTTATATGATACTTTACAACCATCCGCCACATTTGCAATAGCTCGGTGTGTATTAACGTAAGAGCCGTATAATGTATAACACTCTTCTGCCAATTGTCCTACAGGTAATGGTTTTATACACTCTCCCCCTAGACTTTGACTATTATTATTTTTCTTCTTTGCCATAGTTTTTAAATATCTGTGAAATTATATGGATTAGTTAATATACCTTTATTCATTAACAGCTGCTTTCTTGCATTAATATCCTCTACAAGTTTCATAGCATAATCAGCCCCGTCCGGAACCACCTGATATAATCGTCGTTTAGTCTCATCGTAGAAAACATCATATATATCATCTTCATCAAGACTTCCAAGGCCCTTAAAACGACGATAGTGTTTATTTGGATCCATACCAACTCTAAAAGGTGTCCCCGGAATTACTGGATCAGACGGATAATAAAATACTCCATTCTGTTCAAATATCGGAGACTCTATGACATAAAGTAATCCAAAATCTATAATAAATCGTGCAAACTTTAAGAAAGCATAACACAATCCATTTCGTATAGCATATCCCAGTTATGTTTAGAATTAGTCGTCTACTCTAATCCTGAGATTTCTCTCCTCATACTCTCATATGAGCTCAGACTATATTTTCACCTTCATCATTACATGGTCAGGTGTTGTATCTTTCGAACAGTCATTAATAGACTTACTGTCCTACTCTCTTTCGAGATAGTCGTTGAAGTTTATAAAATCTTACTCTTACAAACTGCGGATTGTCCCTATCATAAAGATTTTTACTAAAGATTTAGTACTTTATGCCTAACAGGAGTTCCCCGCTTTTAATACAATTATACGGTATATATTTCTATATACTAGGACTATTTTTAGTTAATCCTCATCTGCATCTGTTGCTATCACAATTTTAGAAAATCTAGTATACCTCTGAATAAGTTCGTAAGCTTCTTCTGGGGTTTTTGCATCTTTTGTTACATTATTTACATCAATCCCTAGACCGATTAATTTAAAGATTGTGAAAAGCTCTTTATTATCCATTGCTTGATCTGCGGAAGAGTCTTTTACATTTTTAACCTTACCGCGAAGAGGCATTACTGCATTATACCTAGTGTCTTTTCTACCTTTCTTTAGTGAACCTGCAGCAGAAAGTCCTTCACACAAAAACAGACTACAATTCCATCTATCAGGAGCTGTCGCATCGGCAAAACCATTAGCAATTTCACCCTTCAGCTTATATACTCCTCTACCACCAGCATCATCAATAATCTTCTGAGCCTTATCAATCGCACTCAGGGACTTCATAGATTCAGCCAAGTAATTAAGTTTATCTAAGTGAGCTGACCAGTAATCTTCATTCTTCTTAAATATCTTCTGAAAATCCTTAAGAACCTCACTGAAATCACCCTTCTTAACTTTTGTAATCTGCTTTAAGTTCTCCTTGGTCTGCGAATTAAATTGACACTCATTAGCTAGAACAATACAGACAAACTTCAGGCCATTTAGTAGATAATCATGCTTGACTTTGAAATAATCCTTGAATGCATCCTTGAATAGATTCTTTACTAGGCTCATATGGCATCCATCATTACAAGTCAATCCATTTACACTACCGGCTGAAACTACATTACCAAGTCCAGGGTCAGCTTCAAACGTAATATAAATACCTACCTGCTTGTTATAACTTGTATCCCTCGGCACTATAGTCTCCGTAATTTCAAACTTATACGGACTAAAACTACTTCTGATATTCTCTCCATTCACTATAACATTAACACGCTTCTTATAAAACTTTTCCTGAATTAATAAAAAGTATTGTAAGTTACTGAGAGGAATTTCTACATTAACGTTATCAAAAATTGTAGGATCCGGCTTGAATAATACTATAGTACTCTGACCCTCCGGGAGAGATATATAACCAGGGACATCTTTGAAAATCTCCTTCTCTAAGTCCCCAAGTCTACCAGCTCCTTCATATACCTTTAATCCTTCTTCCATGACTAAGATATAATAGAGATCCTTCCTGACTCTAGGCCCACTTTTTTCCCAAGCCTCATTTACCGCCGGAATTGATCTATTATAGTTATTCTCCGTAATCTTGGATAGAATAATATAGGAGCTCGACGTAAAATTAACAGCACTAGATCCAATACCATTCATTCCTACTCTGGCTATTGTATCAGTTCCATCAAATTTACTACCACTATGAAATTCTGTAATACTAAGTTCTGCGGCGGTAATATTTGGCTTGTCTATACTCATACTAATCGGCAAACCTCTTCCATTATCCGCAACAAAACAATACCCATTAAAGTTATTACTAATTAAGATCGTATCACCATAACCACTAGAAATCTCATCACAACTATTGTCTATGATCTCTCTGATAGTTATATTCGCATTCTCCGTAGATCCAAGGTACATTCCAGTTCTTCGTCTACATGCATCCCTTGGTGATAAAAATCTGATCTCTTCTTCGTTAATCTTTTCACTCATAGTTTTTTATTTTTTTTTTATTTATTATCATTCTCTATTATAAGGAAAATAACCTGGTCTATCATTCCTTTCTTTTAATTAATCTAAATCCTTCTTCGCGTTTCCCATTAACTGTAAAAACGCATCTCTTTAATTCGAAATATTCTTCTAGATCTGTAGCTTTAGGTATTCTTGTTGATCCTAGGTCTGAATATATCTTCTTTAATTTTTCTTTTATTTCTTTTCTCATATATAATTGATCCTCTTCAAAGTTCTTTAATATGGCTTCACTTAATGCAGTTGAACTAAAACCAGAATCTCTTTGTCCATTCAACTCTTTCTCTAAGTTCCCTTTTCTATATTTTAAATTTCTACATCTATCTACACCTAACACCGTATAGATTGATTTATAGATTAATGGAATTTGGTCTAAGATTACACTAAGTTCCTCTTTTTCTAAGACAGTTTCACAAAGTAGTTTCATTTTATCTGGAAATTGAGATAGGTTATTAAAGGCTGTCAAAAACTTTACCACTTCATCATCTCTATCTACCAGGCTTAAACTCTTTAAAGTATTAAAAACAGAAAATCGATCTTTATAATCTACCTGTTGTATATCAAAGGCTCTCTGCTCCGATACTAAGACGAGTTTATTTAATATAGGTACAAGATTTTTTCCTGTATGCTGATTGACTGCAACATAATGACTTTTATAATTAAACGTCTGAGCTAATTTTAAATATTCACCAGCTAACGTACCTTTACTAGTATCTGGACTAGACTCGTATGAAATAAGTAAATCATTTGTTTTCTTTAACTTCTCATTAATAAAAGCATTAAACTCATCTCTACTTTTTACAACCTTTGAGGTCTTATAATAAAACTCAGCTCTATTTTTCCAAGGATTACTATCATTTCTCTGTCTTCCTAGAATTTGAGGTAGGTCTAAGGATATGTCTACGCTCAAAGTTTCTATGTTAGCATCACTCAATACTATAGTTCTAGCATTAGTTGAATAAAAATCAGCTCCCAAGTAGACGGTTCTTGTACAAAAAGTAAACATCTTATGAGACTCTCCCTTTAATGGAATCTTGCCTATCTTCCAACCTTTTCCAAGTCTTCTCTTTAATTTTAAAACATTATCTGGAGTTCGGGCTACTAAGATATTACACTGCTCAGGCTTTAATCCACACTTATTGATTATTCCAAGTATATTAGATACTGAATTAACATAAAATACGGCTTCTCTTGATTCTATTGTTTGTATATCACCATTCTCATCTCTATAATTAACACTTTCAAATTCTCCAGAAAGATATTTACTAATAATTTCATAAGCCGGTTCATTTACACTTCTGCAGGTTTTTATTATTAAATCTGGTTTAAGTACTCTAAGTGGATCTTGAGTTTTCCAATCTAATTCTATATATGGCAAATCTTTAAATTCATCTAACTGTTCAAGATACTCATCAATCATTGGAGTAGCTGAAACAAAACTAACTTTATTGAGATTTTGAAGTTGAGAAATAAACTCTAACTCAGTTCCAGATTTAAACCTAGAATCTGTAAAAATGCTCTGAAACTCATCTACTACTATTCTAAAACTACCTAATAAACTACCTAAAGTCTCTTTAACTAACCTGAAGGAATCATACGTTACAAGAATTTTTATAGGCTTTTTCTCACAATAACATTGATCAACATAAGACTTTATTTTATTCTTAAGCTCTTCAATAATCTTTCTTCTTACTTCTTCTGGTGTAATGTCTACTAATCTGGTTGAAACTTTAGTAGAACCTTTAGTAACCTTTTCCAAATCTTTATCTACTGCTTCATCCTGATCTAGTTCATTTTTTACATAAAGTATTTCTCCAGGATGTTGGTTTTCTTTATTCTCTAATAGTAATTTTCTTGGAGAACAAAGGATAATGTCTTCAGAGTTAGTTATACAATATTCAGTAAAACCACAACCAGGTATCTTTTTATCAATGATACATGGATAATCAGGAATAGTAAAACCATTCCATTCACTTAAAAATCTGATTCCTTTTGGAACTTCAATCGTTTCTTTCTTCATTTTCTTGGATTTTTTAATTGAGTAGGGAGGCGAAGCTTCCCTTAGTTATATTTATCATTTTCTATCACTTTTAAGAATAATAGCCTGAATTATCAGAGAAATTGGAAAAATTATTACAACCTGAGCTCAATATCAATATATGTTATGAAAAATTCCACACCTTTATTTACTCTAACTAACTCTCTCTACTCTCCTCCATTCATCCAACCCTATTCTCCTTCTCTCCTTTCAGTCGATCAGTGAATAGGGTTGCACGATGCGCCTCAACCGGCGAAGCCTAAATTGAAGTAATATTATTCTCTCTTTAATTGACTTAACTATAATTAAATTAAATGAGGCTTTTTTGTTTAATCTCTTTAGAAAAATAAAAGAAACATTAAGGAGAGATAATAAACACCCTCCGGGGGTTTGTTCAAGTTCTCACTATCGAAGCGACCTGGAGACGGGAGCGAAGATGGGAGGACGCTACGCCTCCCTACTCGAAATTTTTCTCCAACATCGAACAAGAAAAAAAAGCTTTCGGACGAATCCTACTTGCTTTTTCTCTCACCACTCTATTTCAATTTCACCTTTCGATTCTTTATCTGCTAACCAAAGTCTCAGACTTCTTTCAACTTGATCTCGAGGCATTATCTTTCTTCTTTCATCCTCTGTTATCAGTTCGTCTAGAATATTTTTAATCCTAGATATAAATCCTCCGACTTCAGAATAAGAGATGATAGGTGATAGAATAAAGATATACATGTTACCTTTTACTTTCAACTCTATTTCTTTGTCTTCTGCAATTTGTTTTTGGAGAAATACAGAAATCTCTTCTGATGACATATTATCTCCCGTAAATTGAAATTTTGCTTTAACGGCATTAGTATCAGTACTTGATACTTTAAATAAGTTTAATTTCATGTTTTTTTTATTTGTGTTTTTTACTCATGTATAAGGCTTTTAGAGGTGGAGAAAAAAATAAAGGCTTTCAGATAGCCAATGTGGGATCCTACTCACCTTTTATTTTAGTTTTCTTCTCTTCTTTTTTCTTCCTCTCTTACTAGAGAATAGAAATTTTTCTCATCCTCATCAGAAGAGAATTCGATTTCTATTGAGTGCCATTCATAAACAAACTCAATAGTTACTTTGATAATATTCTCTTCTTTGAAGGGTACTGCGAATTCCCATATCTCAGGGTCATCGCTCTCCCAAGCACTGGTGTAACCAATTTTCTTAAAAGTGTTCCTACACCATTCAAAGATATCTACTTTATCCATAACTTTATACGATTAACCTATACATCGCGAGGTTTTTTAGTTAATGATTATTTTTTTTTTATTCTTTTCTCATATATAAGGTTTTCAGATTGGTTAGAGGAGGTGAAAAAAAAATAAATAAAACTGAGACTCTTCATGCGGAGGTTAAATGCTCGTCAGCTGCTTAACCCCTTACTACTATTTAAGATTCTTTATAAATAGAATCCGCAGCATACTTCGAGTCCCAGTATTTTCTTTCTCATATTTCTCATATATAAGATTTTCAGCCGTTTTGAAAAGAAAAAATAAAGCCTAACCCTCTTCTGAGCTAGACTTCACTTTCTCTTACCTTTCTGGCTGCTTTTTACCCAATAATAAATAGATTATCAAAGCAAAAATTCCAAAGAAAGCCCCACAAAATATAGCAAGACCAACGCTTCTATTCTTGTTATTTGCAACTATTCCACAGCAAATTGCGAAGAACATCATAAATAATAATAGTACCATATTTTTCAGTTTTTAAATAAATAATCCTGCGTTATAATTCATCTTGTCGTATTTTTTCTATTTTATTCTTAGAAATGCTGTCCTCGTATGTTATAAAGATTCTTTTGATTGAATCTATAGATACACTTATAAAGCCTCCTTCGATGAAGAAAACACTATAGTAATTGCACTTTCCGTCTTTTACAAATTTTAATTTTTCATAGTCAGAATATGGATATTCTTCAAACTCAGATGTTGAAATCAGTGGAACTCCATACTTTTGTGTAAACCGATAAACTATGTCATTATAATCAGATTCAAGTTTGGCCCAGGACATATCATAACTGCCTGGTAGAACTATACGGCAAAAACTTAGAATGTTATAATCTTCCCTTAAAACAAAATCACAACCTAGATATCCCTGAAAAGTACCAGACATGTAAATAAAGTTTTTTTTCTAAGTTATTTTTATTTATTTTACATCCTTTTGTTTGTAAATGAGTAGCCATTTCTAACATACTGCAATCCATGGATTTACCCATAAATTTCAATCTCTGAGTTGAAGTTGCCTGTTGTGCAAATGAACTAATAAATGTGATGAAAACTGTTAACAATAAAATTAATCTTTTCTTCATAGTTTTTATATTTAGTTTATTAATTATTATTTTCTTTTGTGATATACCTTTTTACCATTCTTACTATAATGATAAACTCCACCTCTTGGGCCTACTCTATTCAATCCAAGAAAACCAAAGATAATAATACAAATAAGAATTAATACTTCCATATTTTTTTTCAGTTTTTTAATTTAAAGTTTGATTCAAAATTGTCTAAGTATTTCTCCACTTCATACTACTTTTATACCTGAAATTGCTTTAAAGATATAAGGTAGAACTAATATTATTAAAGTTATAATTTCCATTTTATTTATTTATTTCTTCAATGTATCCTGCAGTAAGTATTCCCGATGGTAATGCTATAATTGCTATTCCAACCAGAGAAGATATCATACTTATTACTCTTCCTAAATTTGATATTGGATATACATCTCCATACCCAACTGTAGTTAAAGTACAAGTAGCCCAGTAAATAGCATCTAAGAAATTTTCAAAGAATACTTCGCCTGATTTTGTTACTGGTTCTTCTATATTAAACATCACGAGTGCTGTAATATAGATATAAAATAGGGCGAATCCAATTACTGTCAGTAATAATTGTTTCTTTTTTCTAAATACTTTTATTATTATTTTAACAGGTTTATAATATTCAAGAAACTTTATAATTCTTAACAATCTCAATAATTTCCAAATTCTAAATATTTTAAGATTATTATTGAAATAATTTATTACTGGTAATATAGCCATTAAATCTACTATAGACCCTATCGTAAATGGATATTTGATTGGATTTTTAGAAATTATCCACTTAAGAGTGTAATCTATGATAAATACTATACTTACTAATATTTCTGTTATAGTAAATATAATATAATTATCTCTGAACATTAATGGAAAAAGACTAATTATTGTTGACCATAATAATATTCTATTGTAAATATTATTATTTATTAAACGCCGAATATTATTAAAATAGTAGTATTTTTCTTTATTCCAATTCATTTTCTTTTTATATAAGTTTTATTTCCATTTTTATTAATATAATAACGTCCTCCGCGAGGACCTACATAGATATTGTATTTGTATGACTCATTACTTTTATAAGCCTTATTTCTATTTACTTGTTTCTTTTCAACGTGACCTTCTTTTTTATCCTTTATAGATTTATCTTCTATAGAGCCTTTCTTGATGATCTGACCTGTGATTACACCAGCCTCTGTGTTAGCTACAACTATATAGACGTAATCCTTAACCAAGTTAGCAACGTTAACTACATTAGACTCATAAGAAGCAACCAAAGAACCATCTGCAGAGTAAACAGCTACGCTATTAACACCTTCGTTAGCTACAGTGATAACATCAGCTGCAGGGTTAGGATAGATAGAGATCTCACCCTTAGCAACAATAGTATCATTCATGCTGTTTTGAGAAAATAACGTACATGAATAACCGATAACTAATAGTAAAATTAAAAGTTTCTTCATAGTTTTTATTGTTTATTTTTATAATTCACCTACTAATCTCATAAATAAGCCAGAAAATTAGGAATAAAACCAGAATTGATAATGAATTAAATAACACCATACTTCTTTTTTTTTATTTCTAACCAAACTTTTCCATTGCTTCTTCCCAAGTATAAAAGCCTTCTTCATTTTCCGGCTTCCACCATACATCTCCGAACTTAATTCCGCCTTCAAATGGCCAATCGGAAACAAGTCTAACGCTCGCGGAATGATTAATTTTCAAAAATGTTATATTAAGCCCATCAAATACGTATGCATGTTTACCTGACTCCTCAAAATCAGAGCACCAACAAAAACTTCGATCTATCGGATCTTCTTCATCTTGATTGAGACGAACATCGTAGAAATGTAATTTATTTCCAGATTCTTCATTCAAAAAAAATTCTACACTTACTATCACTATCAAGTTTCGAAAATTCTCGTCTTATGCTAATAAATTCTTCTCGTGTTGGGAGCCTAAGATATGGAGACACACGATACTCATATCTTTCTTCAAGTACATAATCCTCATTGAAGTCCTCGATATCTTCCCATTCTGAACATTCTGCTGTCCTTCGTTGTATTGTTCTGCCTTTCTTGCAGGCATCTTCATATAGTTTAATAGCTTCTTTAATTGTATGTTTCATAATAACCTAATATTGTACACATATAAGGAGGGGAGAAGGTTGTAAAAGAAGAAAAAAAAAGAGAGGGACATAAAAATCCTTCTCTTCCTTTTTATTAGTCTTTATTATTCTTGTTCTTGTAGTAGTCATAAGCTTTCTTAGCACCAACTGTAGCAGCGGCGGGAGCTAGAGTAATACCTGCAATAGCTGCTCTACCCTTTGCATTTTTCTTAAAGCTAGCTAGATCATGACCTTCTCCCCAAGCATTCTTAATCTTCTTTCCAAGGTTTTCAGCAGTATCAAGGATCGCTTCTTTACCACGTTTAACTTTATTCTTAGCAATTTCACCCTTAGACTCTTCAACACCAAGCAATTTACCAAGTTTACTATTACGAGTGTTAGATACTAGATTTCTAACAGAAGAGCTAGTTTTATCTAATACACCACGACCTTCATATTTACTTAGACCATACATACCTGCTCCAGTTGCTGAAGTTAAACCAAGAGCTGCGATACCTAGTTTCTGATTTTCAGTTAGTTCATCATTTTTTTTTGCGAACTCTCTCTGAGCAGCCTGGTATCCCTCACAGAATGCTCTTTCTTCTATAGCTGAAATCAGGTCTTCTGTTTCACTATAGTTACTAAATACTTTTCTTGTTACTCTCATTTTATTTTATTTTGTTTTTTATTAGTTTATTCTCTTTCAATTTTAAGGGCAGAGAAGTAAAACAAATTAATAAAGTGGGCAAAAAAGAAAGTAACTAATCTCTCTTAGACTAGCTACTTTACTTCTATTAATCATTTTTCTTATTCTTCTGATACAAATAATAACCTCCAGTACCTAAAGCCGCAGTTCCAGTTCCAATACCTATATACTTACCGATATTGCTTTTCTGTCGTTGTGTCTGAGCTTGAGGGTTATTACTTACTGTACTGCCACTTCCTATAGTCTCTTTAACCGGCATATCAGTATTAGTTACGAATTTTGGTTGTGGCTGTGTAGGTGGTTCGTATACATTATTCTTTTTCTGCTGCTTTTCTAATATTTTAGTTCTTTCTGGCCTTGTCTCTTCTGTTCTCTTCTTTGCTAATACTCTTTGTTCTCTCTGTTGCTCTAATGCTTCTTTCTTTTGTTGTTCTAGTGCTGCTGCTATCTCTTTCTGTTGTTCTAATTGTTTTAATGCTTCCTCTCTCTGTTGATTATATGCAGCATCAGTCAACTCATCCTTAGCTATTTTGAATTTACCAGTCTTTCTATCTACTGAAACAAATGCATTATCTCTTAGCCCTTTTACTTTTCCACTATTAAAAACTCGAAGGTCATTTAGGTTATAGCTATAGTTGCCCCCGAAAGCAGTATCCTTACCAGCTTTACGATTTGCCTCATTTAACTTATCGAATAAAGCCCTGTTAGTTGAAACTCTATTACCCTCAGCGTAAACATTATTATACTGATCACTAACTCGACGCAATTCCCGCTTTCTAACATCAGCCTCGTAAGTAGCTTTATCAAAATTTCTATTCTTTAGGAAAGCTTCACTCTCTTTTTCTCCTGCCTCCTGTAGTGCTTTAGAATTGTATTTTCTATTTAGTTCTCTGGCAAAATCATTTCTAGATTGTTTATTCATTATCGGATTAATAATACGATCTGCTTCCTTTGATGTAATTTTTCCAGCCTTAAAATCTGCCTCCGCCTGATGAAGTATTCTTTCCTGATTTCTATCAAAGTCTTCTAATTCCTTAGTAAGCTTCTTTCCAAGATTTTTATCCTTATTTCTAAGAATAAAATCAAAATCATTAAAGTTTTCTGGATTATTCTTTAACCTCTCTGCTTTTCTTGCTACACTAGCTGCTTCATATTCAGCCGAATACTTAGCACTACGTCTTGCCTCTGCTCTAAGATTAAGTAACCTGGCAGCCTCTTTATTTCTAGCTTCTCTAACCATTTTCTCAGCACCTTCACCATAAAGAGTTCTTATCTGAGCATAGTTAAAGAATAATTTTTGTCTTAGAATTCTCATTTTATTTATAGTTTTTAATTAGTTTTCTCTCAAATTTAAGGTACGAAAAAAAAAACGGTTGTAAGGATGGTGGTGAAAAAGAAAGAGACTCAGTTAACCCAAGCCTCTAGTATAGTTCAATTATTTTTTATTCGTTTTATATCTTTTTTATTCTTAGCCATTTCTCCTTCCAGCCTTATATTATCTTTTTTAATTTTTTCAATCATTTTTATATTCATCTTCAGCTTTTTCTTAGTCTGGGATATATTTTCAGACAATTCAGCGATCCTTTCTTTTTCTCTTTGTGTAAGCATAGGCAGTAAGTTTTAATGTTTTACATATATAAGGGAGAGGAGAAAAAAAAAAGAAAGGGAAAGATAGTTTTTAATATTCTATCGATCCCTTAAATTCTTTTATCTTACCTTACCAACAGCCACTCCATACTTTTCAATTAGTTTAAGAAGTGCTTGGTCTTGGGTTGATACGATTCCATTCTTTGCATTTTCTCTTACTTTACTTACATTTATTTGTCCTGGTAAGTAAGTTTTTGCAAAGTTCTTTCTAATAATAAGCATATTTTACTACATACATTACATTAGTCCGTCAGAATCCACTGCTGCCGTTTCTGTAGTGTTGAATTCCTCCGGATCTAGTACTCTCACTCCATTGTCGTTTACTCCATTTCCGGTAACCTTTACTCCTTTGCTTTTCAAGAGTTTACAGATGATACAAGCGGCGTTACTACCGTCACAATTTTCGTAATTTTCAGTATACTGCTCACAGAAATCAGGACAGAATGAATCCGTAAAATCCTTCAACTTTAACATTGTTGGATTCTTTTGTGTTAGAATTTTGATCACAGACTCTCCTTCATCTGCGAATGCATCATCAACACTACCTGGTTCTGGATAATAATTGTTCTTATCATCATCCGCTAACTGTCCACACCATTCGCACAGTGTAGAATTTTTGTCTGCTGTGTTTCTTGGATCTGGAAGTAAGTGGCATATCTTAAATAGTGGACATACCTGCCTACAATCATAAATGCCATCTTTGTAACCTGCGGGAATTAGAGTAAAACTTCTTTCTTTCCCTGTCGCATCGTCTTTTACTACTACGACTTTCTTCTTTAGCATTAAATCACTCGCCATAATATTATATATATAAATTATTTGGTTTCTTTACTATATATAAGAAAATTAAGGGAATGAAAAATACTACTAATTTTTAATCTTCTTTTCCTTTATTATTCAGTGCATTATAACCAAGATAAGTAAGACCAGAGATACCAGCAGTTGCACCACCTAAGACACCAGCTTTACCCCATCCACTTAATCCATCATACCAACCCTTTTCTTCTTGAGTTGGAGTAGTAGGAGTTTGAGTATTAGTATTAGTAGGGGTTTGAGGTTGTTGCTGAGTTTGTTGTGTATTAGTAGGGGTTTGAGGTTGTTGCTGAGTTTGTTGTGTATTAGTAGGAGGAGTATTAGTCTGCTGAGTCTGAGTTTGAGGTTGTTGCTGAGTTTGTTGTGTATTAGTAGGAGGAGTATTAGTCTGCTGAGTCTGAGTTTGAGGCTGTTGTTGTGTTTTTGCTGCCTCTTGTTGTGCTTTAGCCGCTTCCTGTTCTGCCTGAAGTTGTTTTCCTACCTTTTCTTGAGCAGCTCTTCTTTCATCCCAAGGTTTTTGTGCTTTCGCTGCCTCCTGTTGAGCTTTCGCCGCTTTAGCTGCTGCCTCTTCTTCTGCCTGAAGTTGTCTACCTACTTCTTCTTGAGCAGCTCTTCTCTTTGCTGTTACATTAACGTCTTTAATTCCAGTACCAAGATCTTTATTACTATTACGTAGATTTTCGACTTCCTTAAGCTTATTCTCTAGTTGTTTATCTAAGGCAGGCTGTTCGTTTGTTAGTTTCTTGATTGTTTTTTCATTATTGTTATAGGCATTTACGTTAGCTATATCTCCTGAAGTTTCTGCCTTTGGTTTTAGGGTTGCTCGATTTGACTGTGCTACTTCTAGTCCTCTACTATTAGCACTTACAGCATCTCTCGCTACTCTAGCCTCTCTTTCTGCTGCAGCTATACTATTTCTGTTTCTAGCTATCTTAAACGAGTCCATCCAACCTTTTCCTGACGTACGTTGATTTCTGACACTTTGTATAAATCTTGCTCCGCTCGTAAAAGGGTTAACTGCATATTCTCGTTGTTCTTCTAGTTCTTGGTAATTGTTATATGCAGCGAATCTTTTTATTTTATACACTCCAGATCCGCAATATTTAATAGGAGAGTGTTGTCTGGTTAGTTTCATAAGTTGTATTTAAATTTAGTAGTTTCTTTTTATTATCCAATTCTTTTCTCTGTTCAGCTAGGTTTTGTTTTTCTTCTATTAATTTTTGTTGTTGAAGTTTTAATTGATTTTCTTTATTAGCTGTTTGAAGACCTGGATTATTATTAGGCATAGGATTAGTAGGTTTCTGAGAGGTCATTGGCATTGGTTTTATTGTATTTCCCACTGACTTTACTACCTCTATTGTTTCTGGTTTTCCTATGGTTGATATAAACATTTTTTGTCTCGGAATTCTCATACTAGTTTATTCTATTAGTCAATTATAAGGTATGGTGTTTATTTTTTTTTTAGAAAGGCTGAAACTCTTATATATGTAAATTCTATTAACTCATAGATTATATTTTAAGATTGTTAGACAATAGCTGAGGAGGATAAATTCTTTGGCTATTGTTTTTTTTTATTTTTACAGATTCTCACGCTTACAAACCTTATTATTGAAAGTTTAACTAAAAAAACATTAAAGGTATGGATATTAATGTAGATCTATTTAGAAGATTAGCTCCAAAGAAAAAGTTAGAGATTATAGATAAACTTAAGCCTTCGGAGTTATTAAAGGTTTCTCCAGCGACGTTTGAAAGGATAATTAAAGAGGCTGGATGTGGTGCTTGGTCGGAGAAAAGATCTAAGAATAAGAGGTTGATGATTAGAAGTAGCTTGCAGGAAGGTAATAACTGGAACTCAACTATTGAAGGAATTGCAATTTACAAAGGAACATTATGGTTGACAGTGTACCTTCAATATGATAATACAGATACTTTTGATGAAACTACTTTTACATCATTTTTTAAAAGTGGATCAACTAGAGTAGAGATTAATAGAACTGATAGGTATGGTAATCCAAGAACCTATTATGCTACTTATAGTGAAGATGATAAAAGTGAAGTTATTAGAAGCATCCTCAAAGAATATATCTACACAAAATATAAAGATAAACTAGAGGAAACTAAGTAAAATAATAAACCAGTCTAAGTTAATTATAGGCTGGTATTTTTTTTTTGCAGGAGGAGGATGAGATAAAAAAAAGAAGCAGGAACTTAATCCTACTCCCTTTTATTATTTTTTAACCTATCTTTTTGAATGTGACTGTGTACTTGCTTGTGTCTTTAATAATACAAGTACCCTTCTCTTGAATAAATCTATCAATCGGATTTGTTACCCACTTCGAAACTAGATCCTCATACTTAGTATCACATTCCACCTGAAGACTACGACAATTCATAATCTTCTCGTAAATCTTTCTCATACTATATGCACTACCAGAGAATTGAATAGTATTATCATCTATTGCCTTCATATCCATAGCTCTCTCATAGGAATCGCCACATAGAAGGTCAAACAATAATCTAATCTTCGGACCAAAAGATGCACAATAATCTGTATAATTCGTATCGTAAAATCTTCTAATCTCAAATATCTTCTCTACTGGTACATAATTAGTATTCGAATCCGCTTTTGTTCACATAGGTTCACTACGCCTATGCCGAATCTTATTTCAGCTATTAGTCTCCCAATAGGCCAGACTATATCTTCACTATAATAATATAATATAATATAATATAATATACTATAGTGTCTACCGTTTCGAGTATCAATCGTTTATACTCTACTCCCTTTCGGGATAGTCGTTGAATAAATTGCAAGAATTAAAGTAGTCAACTTTATTTCTATTATTTACAGGATTTTCTTTAATAAAATCATCTACTTTAGTAGACTCTATTCTTAACTCTTTTACACCATTATTTACTAATGTCTTTTTAGGAGCAGAATATTTTCCTCTCTTTTTTCTAGCAGGTTCTATTCTTCCTATAAATTTATAATCTTTATATTGATTAGACCCTATCAGTGATTTATCAACTAAAATAGATTTCTGTCCATTATTAATCCAAATTTTACCAAGATTAGGAGAAATTAAATTTCCTTTATTAAATCCCATTTCTCTATATTTTTCGTATTCATTAGGGTCTATCATTTTAGATACTACCCCATTATTAACCCAGATAGTTCCTTTTAGGAAATTATGTTTACATGACCCTAAATTAAAACCGTTATCTAAAAATCTAGGAATATCTTCTTGATAAATGTAAATATCATATTTACCATCATTTACACAGATAGACCCTTCTTTCCATCCTGGTTTTCCATCAATAGAAACATTATATCCGAAAAGTACTGAATCATATTCTTTAATCAATTCAGTTTCTCTTAGAAGTATTCTGTCGTAATTACTTGGAGTATCTTCATCCTCTATAAAGATGGAAAAATTATCTATATTAATATTCATGTTATGATACATTCCCCTACATTTAAATTCATTATTGCTTCTAAACAATATTACGTGCCCGTGAAATCCATCATAAAGTCGTCCAGGCAATCCATATTTAGCAGTCCCTATGTAATTTTTATTAGTAGATTTATCATGTATCCTATATAACACTGATTTATAATTTAATAATGGTTCTGGTAAATTTTCAATACCGTTAATTAAGTCTTTAAATTTAAATTCTCTCATTTTTTTTTATTTATTTTTATCTTTATTGCAATTTACTGCTGATTGACTCTATCTAAAGGATTTTTACTATTGTGACTAAATCAATAGTACCTTTAGCTTAACAAGTTGTTCCAGCAATTAAGTAGATTTAAAGTGCACCATTTCTAGTTAATGCACTACAATAATTGGTTTAAGAGCTCTACTAGGGTTCCACTGTTGAGCAGAAACTCTAATATTATTCATAAAACCACTTGCCATTCAGTTTATCCAATATTTTCATACTGGCCCGGACTATATCATCTTCCATTTATTTAATCTGGAAGGACTGCACTTCGAAAGATGGAATTTCACCACCAATCTACTCCTTCTCAGGATAGTCTCTACACCTTCTTATTTCTAAGCTTGGCACGGGATTAGCATAGATTATACACCCTTAGCTTTCCCCGTTAGCACTATTTCCATAGCACACCCTAGTTTTTCCAGGTTCACAGTCTTCTCATATAATATTACTACTATACGGCACAATTTTGTTTATGCTTGAAGTTCCTCCTTGTCATTAATGTTAACTTTAAGTTCATTTTCCTTAAAGATCAGACTATATCATTATCTATTAATATATAGATAGATCGCACTTCGAAGAGAAGAATTTCACATCTCTTCTACTCCTTTTCAGGATAGTCGTTACACTTTCTTACTTATCCAGTAAGCTTAGCACGGGATTGGCATCTCAGCTTTCCCCGTTAGCACTATTTCCATAGCACACCCTTCTAGGTTCACGATCTTTTCGCTTATAAGTTACCCTATAAGGCCACAAATTATTTATGGGTAGATTCACTCCAAGTCTTTGAATTCTGGCTTCTTGATTCTTTTTCTCTCTTTGATTTGTTGCAGCTTGATAATACTTCCACTCTTGAACTTGTAACTTATCACCTAACATAGTATTAATATATCCGTCGTGTGTTAGTGGATATTGCTGTTGAGAAGCCACATATTCACGAAGCTTAGGGAAACTCTTATAAAGTCCCTGAATAATATCCTCAGCCTCTTCTTCAGTTGCATTAAGACGTTCCGCTAGTGATTTTTTTCCAAGTCCATAAAGCCAATTTTTTTTTCAAGGAGTATCGCTACTTCTCCCCGGTTCTCAGGTTTTATCCATGAACTCCTATGAGTTTGCCTCACAGATTAGACTATATCTTCATCTTTATTTCTAAAGAGCTTACCGTTTCCACTATGCGAATTTTATAGTGTACTCCCTTTCGGGATAGTCGTTGAGGTTCAATCTGAAGATTGATTAGTCAGACCAATCTTTTTTATTTCATCTATAAGAGTTTGAGAGTCTGTAATTACATCATACGGATACTCAAATTCTTTTCCGAGATTAGAGTAGTATAAAACTTTAATACCATGTTCAGTACAAAGGTCTAACTTATTCTTATCTCTTAGTTTTACTTCTTTTAAATTATCCTCTCCTCCAAAGAACACAACACTTTTAAAATGTTGAATTCCTTGACATTCAATAATAATATTATAGTCTGGTAAGTAAAAATCTACAAATTGTTTAGAATTATACACCAGCCAATCCCATGATTTTTGTTCTTCAGCCTTTATTGAGTTTTCATTTAAAATATTTCTTACGTAATCCTCTAAATGGGAACTTTTCACACATTGCGGGCATCTACAGCCTTGTAAATGGCTCTGAGCTTCCTGGAAAAACTCCCCATGTTCCGGACAGATTATACAAACTTCATCATGAAGATTATTAAATTTAACATTATCATAATTATATCTAAAATTATGAATTTTATTTCCTCTTTCTTTGAAAGTTTCAATAGGCATTCTAAATCTTTTTGATAAATTAATTAATTTACAATTAGGACACCCTCTTCCAATTAGATGTTTAGAAGGACTTTGTTGAAATTCAGTTCCGCATTTATTGCATATTATTGTAACTTTTTCACTAGATCCTTTATAATCTACTTTTGAATAGGAGAAATTATTTCCATGTATTTTGGAAGCCTTTAATAGAAAATCATCCAGGGAAGTTCTAATTGCCTTCATCTTCTCCTTTCCGCAAATTGGGCAACCACATCCCCTTAAATGACTTCCAGCTTGCTGATAAAATTCATAATTGTGATTATTACATATAATAGGGATTTTATTTTTTGAACTAATACTATTATCTACTTTAGAATAATCATATTTATCTCCATGAATTTTTCTTGCCCTTTCAATAAATTTTTCTATAGTTAATTTTTCACTCATTGTACATTGTAATTAAATTTTATTTTAGATTAAACCTGCTGATTAACTCTATTCACTAGATTTTTACTATAAGCGACTAAATCTTATAGTACTAGTGACCTACGTAAATGTTAATTTACTTCGAGTTTTTCCAGCATTTAGTAAGTAATAATTAAGTATCGCTACTTAACAGCGCACATTTTATTATACGCCAAGGAAAATTGTTTTGAAGCGTTTACGCCACATCTTTTGCTGCTTTTTATCTAATTCATCCCAATGATCGCCTAAGTAAAGCTTCGCACTGTATATATAACATTTGTGTTCAAGGAGTATCGTTACTTCTCCCCGGTTCTCAGGTTTTATCCATGAACTCCTGTAAGTTTTTTTACCCTACAGATCAGACTATATCTTCATCTCATTTTTACATGAGAGCTTACCGTTTCCACTATACGAATTTTATAGTGTACTCCCTTTCGGGATAGTCGTTGAGGTTCAATCTATAGAGATCAAACCTGCTGATTGACCCTATTAAAGAGATTTTTACTGAGTATTCCTCTAGTACTCTTTACCTACGTAAATTGTAAATAATTTACTTCAGGTGTTTCCAGCATTTAGTAAGTTAGTTTTTCTTAGAATCACTTCTAAGCGACACTAATATTTAATGTCAGTTCCATTATTAAATTTTTCAATCAAATCTGGGTCTAAACTAGCAAACCCCGCGCTCTTTACTTCTGCACTACTACATTTATGTTCAGGAAAGTTCACTACGCTCTCCCCGTTCTCTTATGAACTGCTATGAGTTCCTTCCCCATAGATCAGACTATATCTTCATCTCTGTTACCAGAGAGCTTACCGTTTCGAGTATCAATCGTTTATACTCTACTCCCTTTCGGGATAGTCGTTGAGGTTCTGATTATAGATTAGTTAGTCAGACCAGTTTTAAATCAAAACCTGCTGATTGACCCTATGATAGAGATTTTTACTGAGGGTGACTAATTCCTCTAGTACTCTACCCTTAACAGGTGTTTCCAGCATTTAGTAAGTTAGTTTTTCTTAGAATCACTTCTAAGCGACACTAAAATTTAATGTCGAAATAGGTCATCACATAATCACAACCACCATAGATTATATTACCATTTTCATCCCAGCTTGGTGGAGTAACAATACAATCTTTTAGGTCTGCATGCGAAATAATTGTCAATTTTGTTAATCTTTAAGTTCATTTTCCTTAAAGTTCAGACTATATCATCACCCTTTTTATATTGGGTGAGCTGCACTTCGGGATAAGGAATTTCACCTTAAACCTACTCTCTTTCGAGATAGTCGTTACACCTTCTTATTTCTAAGCTTGGCACGGTATTGGGAATCTCACCTTTCACCGTTAGCTCTATTTACATTTACATAGAACACCCTAGATTTCTAGGTTCACAGCTTTCTGCACTTATAAGTTTCCCTATAAGGCCACAAATTATTTATGGAATCCTGAGCTCCATCTTTTAGAACTCTTTGTATTTACTTCATAATGTACAAAACACTTTTCTACAGCCCCTTGTTCTCCTGGATCTGCTTCTCTTAGTGGAATATGGTCTTCACCTTCGATCACCCACTTATTATTAGCCTTGAACATTCCGTCGATATAAGTAGAGAGGACTTTAGCATATTTTTTATAGAGAAGATAATTAATAACCAGCTTTCTCATAAATTTAAAATCCTCTTGTAGGTCAGACTCATCGAACGGTTTGCCATAATCTAGGTATTCTCCATTAACATAACCAAAGAATTGAGCTTGAGCGATAAATCCATTAAAGTTAGACCAGATTTCTTTAACTTGATCTGCATCTTGAGGAACCACAGTCACTTTTTTAGTACCATCTGCTTTAGTTTTAGTAGAGGTTGAAGTTTTAATAGTTCCTAGGTATTCTCTTGATAGGTTATAAACTTTTTCTGGATAGTCTCCCAAGTCCTTTCCTTCAGAGTTATAATAGTTTTCTGTAGAAGTTAGGAAATGTTCGAATGCTTTTTCTATACTATCTATTCCTAGGTTTTGATAGAATTTCTCTGCATCTTTGAGTTGTTGAGTAGAGTCTAGGATAGCAGCAAGGAAAGCAGTTTGATATTTATACAGTTCGGCGAATTCATGGCATATCAGATCATTTTCCTCTGGGCTAGTACACATAAATAGGTTCTTACTAATATATTCAGAGTATTCACTTAGAGTTAGCCAAGATCCGAATGCATAGATTTTATCAGGAATGTTATTAATATCTTTAAGTTGGTTACTAGATATTTTCTTTAGTTCTTTATAAGCTTTTTCATAGTACATATATTTTTCTAGTTCTATTAGCTTATTATCCACCTTAATAGAATCTAGTCCAATAAGTGTTTTAATTTTTTCAGCTATAATTCCTAAGATTTTCTTTTTCTTAACAATTCCATCATCTATCTTAGTTTTCATTTTAACTTCGGTCATAGAACTTCTTACAATATCCATGAAGTCCCCAGCAAAAGTGTCACCATAGCTCATTCTAAGACTACCTTCATTTACTCCCGTATCATAAGCATCCATTGTGTCTATGTTAGAAGATAGGATATACTTAGTTATCTCTAGTGGATCAGCATTAAAGAACTTACCGTCACGAATTAATTTTTGAGCAACCGGATGGAATTTCTTTATATTAGCCATTTTACTAGAGTGTGTATTCATTTTAATCTTACATCTAGCGGTAGCACAATAAGTTATTCCCCAAGCCATCATTTTCAGGGATTCGTTATGATATTGAAGTCTAAAGTTTTCATCAATATACAAACCGCTCGAGTGAAGAAGAGAGCCTAGTCTGGAATTATCAAGGAAAGTTTCAAATGCATCAGTACTATATTCATTTTTCTTAGATTCATATAGCATTAGTGTATAGAAAGCATCCAAGTTACAGTAATAGCCTAAGATATCACTAGGAATACACATAAACGGATTTCCCCAATATTCTAGGATAAGACTTTCGAATTCTTTCACGTAGTTAGGATATCTTGTACTTAGTTCTGTCCACTCCGGCGTATTCTTGAAATTGCTCTGATCTACCTTAAGAATTTTTTGTCTATCTTTCTTGGTAGTTCCGGTAGTAGTAAATAGCATCTCATCAATCAAGTCAGAGATTCTATCAAATTCAGTATCCCATGCATTGACTCCTAATATATTTTGAGCTGTCCATTTGAGGGAATATTTCTTCAAGTGATTTCCATCCAAGACATTAATAGTAGAAGCGTCACAGAGATTATAAAGAGTTACACCAAGCATTCTATGACTAACTTGGAACTCGTACTGCATATTATAGACCCATATCTTTCTTTGTCTTTTCTCCAAGAATTCACCAAGTCTCTTCAGTAGTTCTAGGTATTCTCCGGGGGTATTATTATGTCTACAATCTGTAAAGCTAATAAATCCACCAAACTGAGAATTACATAAAGATGCTCCAGATATTTCAAACCATTTATCCAAGGGCATACCAGAAGCTTCATAGTCAAATCCAAAGTTAGTATCTTCAGGGAGGCTATCCATATAATTTATCATGTTAATAGACTCCTGAACGTTATGAAGTATTTTGTGTTTAAAGTTGAAATTAACCTGTTGTGTAAATTCTGGAGATAAGAAGTAGTTTATATCCTCTTCTTTCGGTTTATCATCTCCAATACATTTCACAAAAGCGCCACCCTCTATGGATAGTCTTTTTAATTTACAACAGTCTGAGAAGTTTTCATTACGTATACCAAAATGAAAATACTGTCTCAAACATGAAAAAGCACCAGGGTCAGCTAACAATACACCATCCCCAGGCCCTAATGTTTTTACTAATTTAATTTCTTCGTCAGTGAGTACGGGTATTTCTGATTTTCTACTTGATGTTCTAGCGATTAATATACTTTCACTAGTAGAAATACCATCAATGAAAAAATAGTTGTTATTGAAACTACCGTTTTCATCTGAACTTAGAATAATTAATCTTTTGTTCATAATTTAAATGGTTTTTATAATATTAATATACACCTATAAGGAACCTCCTGCTCTTGAATCTACTTTACAAAAAAAAAAAGAAAGAGAAGGACTTTTTTACATCCCTCTCTATAATTAATTTTACAAGTAGTCGTTTGAGAATCTAGTTAGGTCTTCACTCATAGGAATAGAATCTGGTTCAAAGTCCTCATCTATCACCCATTCTTTGGCGATAATATAAGTTCTTTTATCATCCCCTAGTACTTTTAATACGGGCATAACTGGAGATACGTCTAAGATATGTCCATGTTCAGTGAATTCGAGTAGATCCTTATCATACCACTTAAAATTAATTCTCATGCCAACTTTAAGACTATCCATATTGTATTTTAAGTTTATGGTTGGTTTAGTTATTACTTTCTTTTTCTTCAGGTTTGTCATCAGTTCTTAAGTCGATTAGTTTAAATTTTCCAAGTCCGTCCTCAAAATCATATTCACTGCTCTTAGAATCAATCAACAAGTTCCAAGTATCTTCATCATTAACTAGTCTCAAGCTATAAGTAGTACCTGCCTTATGATGAATATTAGCTTTGTGAATTCTAATCCAGAGTATATTACCATCATTTAACTCAACTGCCATACCAAAGTTACAGCAATATTTTAGAGTCTTATCTTGTTCCTTAGATTCCTGTAATGCCTTAATAGATTCTATACTAATTGTTGGTCTAGTTTCCATCAGGTTTTTTACTCTACTTAGGAACAATTCTCTCTCAGTCATTTCGCAGTGTAGAGAGTATGGAATAAATCTAATCATGTTTCTTGTTTCCTCAGGGTTACCAAAACTAAAACCTTCAGGAATAATATCAATAACTTTAGTTTCCTCACTACCTTCCAATCTATAGTAGCATTTGTAAGTCATAGTTAGTGGATTAAAGTTACAGATATCTTCAATAATAGCGGCTTTATTAGTTACATTCCAGTTATTATTATCGTCTTTTGTAAAGTTTAAACACATAACTGGCTGACCTATATATTCAAGTATAACAGATCCAGGTAATACCCATTTGTAGCTAGAATGATTAAAGCCGTAGCGATCAATTAAAATTTGTTCTCTTGTTTTTGCCATTGTTTTAAATATTTATATCATTTTCTACGAAGTCTGTCTTAAATTCTCCTGATTCAGTAAAGTATTTCATGTTACTAAGCCAGTCTTTATAATTCATTACCCTAGTTCTAACATAAGCTTTTCCTTTACTTTTCCTATAATTGCTTAACTTCAATACCCCTTTTGTATCTTTTATTAGCTTAACGTTAGTAAAAGAACTTGCCATTACACTAAGCATTTTGTAGTAGGGGTCTTCATTATCAACAGTTTCAGGAGCTCTATTAACAATACCTTTTATAATAACATCCTCTAGAGCTTGTTGTTTTATCGGTATGATTATAGGTCTACCATACTCATCAGTTATACACATAGAAATTTTGGCCTCCTTAATGGGATCAACGCCGTAGTTATCTCTATATTGTTTTATTTTCTCTAGAGCATCTTTATTATCTTCTGCCCAGTCGTTAATATTAATCTTAGTTCCGAAAAATATACGAGAAGGGTAGTCAAAGTCATCATCCGGTTTTTGAAAATTTTGGATCTCAAGTACTAGGTTTGGTGTTTTTCCTAGTTTGTTCCAGAATGTTTTGAGTAATTCTTCAAAAGTTTCTGTATCTACTATGTTCCATTTATAAATCATTTAAAATTAATTATTATTTAGTTTGCTTTTCTAATCATGGCCTGTATAGTATATGGGAAAACTAATACAGACTATTCTACACTTATAAGAATATTCTTCCTCTAGATCGGCAAATTTATAACATTTCCCTCATATATAGAGAATTAAATAATATTAACTATGAAAAATGAATTTATTATAGACACTCTGAATAGTATAGAGGGTTATAAAACTAGATTAAAAGAGATTCACTGGTCTTCTCCTAATATGTGTATTCATGAATTATCTGATGAATTTTCTACAATACTAGGGACTTATGAAGATCAGATTGCGGAGCTAGCTATTTCTTTATGGGGTGAGATTATGCCTGGAGAGTTAGAGCCTATTTCATCAGGGGACATGGATTTTCTTAACTTACTACAGACAATCTTAGGAAAAGCAATAGAAGTGAAGAGAAATTGTGAATCAGGGTTAATGTGGACTGGTATAGAAAGCGTTACTGATTCATTTATAGCAGATGTTCAGACCTATATTTTCAAAGTAAGAATGGAATATAAGTCTTTGAAGGATTAAAAAAAGTAGAGAAGGATTTTTATGTCCCTCTCTTTCTTTTTTCTCTCTTAAATTACTCCCTCTGTTATGAGTTTTGTAAATTGCTCCAAGTTTATAAGACAACCACAAGCCCCTGGATGTCCTCCACCATTTTCATAGCTCTTAGATACATATTCACCACAATTAAACTCTGGCAATCGATCTGGCTCTTTGTACATTCCTAAGCTAAAGGTTGTTGCTGTTTTTCTCTGAACTACAACATAAATATCATAGTCAGGAATTACACTCTCAAACATACTAGAACCAAATTGTGGACTTAACAGAGCGATTCCATTATACCTACCTGCTACTGTAACTGGAAATCCGTAAGTTTTAACCCAAGTTCTCCAAGTAGCTCTATTATATTCTAGGATGCTTTTGCCTGTATTAATTAAGTATCCTATTATTTTTTGATTAGATATTAAGTCGTTCAAGTTATTATAGAGTTTATTAAATTTCAACTCAAACTTAGTCTTAATAGCATACTCGATAGGTAGGGTCTCTTCTTCCCAAGGAAACTTACTTTTATTCCATACATCATAAGCTCCAATATACTGAATGATCTTAGGACAAACAGTACCTGGATAAAAGAACTGCCAACATAACTCACAAGCAGCAGTACCATTAACTCTTATTCCTTGGGCTCCATCGTAACCGTGATTGATAGAATTATTTATAGCAGTACAGTGGTGATCTATCCAAACTAATTTTCCTGAGTCCGCTAGTTCTTTCATTACTTCAGGTGGGAAAGAGATATCAACCATTACTACCTTATCGAAACTTTGTAATAGGTAATTAGTCTCTGGTATATTATCTCCGTAATTCCAACCTAAGAACTGTGGCTCAAGTCCTTCAACTTCTGTAAAATATTTTCTTGCTATACTACCTGAAAATAATCCATCGAAATCTACCCTATGATAAATGATTAGTATGTTCATAGTCCTGTTGCATTAAATTCTAGTCCAGTAATAGATCTTACAATATTCTGAAGTTGGTGTACACTCTTGAAATTACCAGACCCACAGATAGAGTAGCTGTTATCTTTAATTTCTACTTTCCAGATTCCATTACTTACAGACACAATCGTCAAAGTATAGAATACATCAGACTTTGTAGGAGAAAATAGCTGAACAATCTTATCAACGACAGGCAATTCAGTTACAGAAGTTTTTATCTCTCTATCTGAAAAACCTAGAGCTACAAATATTCTGTTATCGAAGAAGATTAGTGGCTCAAGTTCACTATAAGCTCTCTCACTAGTTTCGTCTCCTAGTAAAGTTTTTAGAGTTACAGTGCTTTCCTTGATTTCCACAACCTTCATTCTTTTCAGATCTTTCGGAGAATTTACTATATCTCCAATCATCAATTCACTTTTATCCATATTGTATTAATTTATTCATTCGTTTATAAGAGAAAGAGTTGATGTAATCCTTCTTTAGTACATTTTATCTTGTAACTGAACTGCATCAACATAATCAATTCCACATTTTTCAGCAGAGAGTCTATCAATATTACTCTGTCCTGCAAAACCTGAATTAACTCCGATATACACAGCCTCACTCTTACATATTGGAAACTCTGGATTACTAAGGATGAAGTTAATGTGATCTGCTTTTGTAACTCCATCACTCATTACTATAGCTTGACATGCCAGATGAGAAAAGCCTAGGAATGAACTAAGAGCCATACAGAAGTAACTAAAAGTAGAATTCCACAAGCCTCTATCTCCTCCATAATTTTTACAAAGGATATAGATTTTCTCTGGGTTATAAGCTCCAATCTTAGTCCATAGTTGTAGTTTAGGTTTAAGATCATAAATACCTCGTGGAACTAATCCTAGACTTCCGTTACTGTGTATTGTTTCTGCCACTATATCCTGAAAGTCTGTAATAATAACCTTCTTAGTTCTATCAATCTCGACATCACTACTGTTATTGTTATTATTACTATTGTTCCAAGGCATAGTTGTTGTTCCAGTACTTCCCCACATAGGTCTACTTTGCTGTTGTGGTTGAGTCCATGCATTACTACCAGAAGAACTACTATTATTCCAACTATTATTTGCTGCAGCTCCCCAAGTTGGTGTTGAAGATTGTGTTATAAAAGGTGTAGTTACCATGCTTCTATTATTAAAATTGTTTATAATTCTTTTACTATCATCGTCTTCGGTTTCTTCATCCTCTTTTCCTTCGTCGATGTCACTTAAGCTATCTTCATCATCATCGTAATCGTCGTCATCATCATCACTGTCATACAATTCACTCGAGTAATCAGGCTTAAGTAAATCTGTTATCTCTTCTTTTTTCTCATGTTTATCCATAAAGTTAATTTTTTAATGAGTTTACCAATTATAAGGTACTAGTGGGATTTCAATTGAACCTGTTTTGCACCTCCACCTAATATTATACTTCTTATTCTCTTGAACTGCTAATCCACAACACTGAAATTTATTGATACAGGATAGAGCTAGCCTATAATCTATTAATTTATTAGATAGCTCTGTAAATCTCTCAATAACTTCCGGTCCTGTAGGGTTTTCTTCCCACTCATTTCTTTTTACAGCAGGAAGAATGTCTGGAGTAATTGTCTCAATGCAGAAAGATTGAACTGTTTCTTTTTTCTCTCTTTCCTTTCCCTTTTTCTTTTCAGGCTGTTTGGATACTTCACTTCTCTTCTCACAGATTCCATCCACTATACCCAAACTTTCTAAGAACTTCTCCTTTTCAGTTTTCTCATAATCTTTGCTTTCTAGGTATAGATATTTTTTCCATCTCAGGTCTCTCAATTCTCCTAAGATATTGCCAACTTCACCTAGAATATTAGTTGTATCGAATCTCTTCCTGCTGTATAATGGGAGTGATTTAAGACTTAGCATGTATTCACCCTCAGTCAACTCTTCCATCTCAATTCCTGTACATTTTAATTTATCATAGACACTAGGTGAAACTCTGACTGTTAGATAATCTTTCCAGTAATATCCGTCCTTAATTATACACAGATGTCTTTTTCGTACGGTTTCAAATTTACCTTCCGGAATATCTACTTTATTTTTAGGGATTTCTATTTCAGTAGGGATTAGATAGGCTATACTAATATTACTTCTAATCTTATTTCCTAGCTTTCCGAATCTCACTAATTTTACCCAATCACTTTCTTTCAGTTTATTAGATCGGTGTGAAACAATAGTGATATTTCTTACTTCATCTATGTTATAATCACTTCCAAGATTAATAAATACATCATCCTCACTTTCCAGCAGAATATTAATTACATCTAAGACATCATACTTTCCACTTTTAAATGCTAATGATTTGTCCTGATAGCTTGCAATGTCTGGTTTTAGTGCCTTGGCATTTAAGTTAGAAATCCTTTTGTTGTAGAATTGTTTATTAAGATCCTCATTACGTAGACATCTTACCAAAACTTCCATTACCTGAATTAACTCATACATTTTCTGCCATTCTTTAACTCCTGACACATCTAGTTTGATTAGGTTGATTATTGAAGAAATGACTCTCCTTTCATATTCACTCTTCTCACTAATTTTCAAACATATCTCATCACCCTCCTCTAGCGAATATATTTCATCAACACTGTTCAGTTCTCTTTTTATAACCTCACTATCATTTTTATAAAAACTTACAATCTTGGTAGGAGATAATCCAAAGATATAAAATTTATCACTGTTTACAATTGTATCGACCTCATAAATACTTATCTCCCTGATTCTTAACTTAGAGTATTCAATATCTATTAACATTTGTAAATTAATTTAGTTTAGTTATTAACAATTATAAGGAAAAAAGGCTTTATAAATACACTTGAAATCTTATAAGTGTACAAATGTAAATTAACTACTATGGATAATTGTAAAAGAGATCTAGTTCTTTGTGGAGATATTCATGGAGACTTAAGAAAACTGGTATGGACTGCAATCAGTAAGTATAAGATGGAGAATACTGACATCTTAGTTTTAGGTGACTTTGGTGTTGGGTTTGATAAGAAGATATTTGCTGATTATGAAAACGTTGGTCCAAAATTAGAGGCTGCTAACATTACTATCTATACTATTCGAGGAAATCATGATGACCCGGGATGGTTTGATGGTACACATGATTTTGATAGGATTAAGTTTTTAAAAGATTATGAAATTATTAACCTAGGAGATAATCTTGATATTCTTCCTATAGGTGGTGCTAATTCTATAGATATTACGTATAGGTTGGAAGAAAATAAAAAACTGGAGAAAAAGAAAAAGAAGTGTTGGTGGGAAGGAGAGGATATTGAAAGACGTGACATAAAAGATATTCCTAAACGGGTGGATCTTATTGTAAGTCATGAATGTCCTTTATTATTTGAACCTATCCCCACTAGAATAAGTGACTGTCCTTTATGGCAATATGATAAGATACTAAGTTCAAGAGAGTACCTAAAAGATATTGCTCTGAATGTAAATACTAATTATTGGTTCTACGGTCACTATCATAAATCTATTTCAGGAGACTTTAGAGATATTAGGTGGAGATGTTTAGATATTATGGAGTTATATCTAGTTCCAGAAAAGAAGATTACAAACCCTCAGGGAAAACTTTTAGAAACGGAATAAATCCTTATATATGAGTTAATAGAAATATATAACGACGATTTTACAACAATAACTATATATATGTTGTACGTTGTTTGTGTTTCTCCCGGGGTACTATCCTCGGGTTTTTTATTTTTTTTTCTTTTAATACAGAGTCCGGTTGAAAAAAAAGAAAAGCTAACTAAGTTTCCCAACTCGATTAGCCTTTGAAAGCAGTATCCATCTACTGTGGCGAATTATATAGGTTCAATTACCTAACACGTCTTACCCAGCAGGACTTGCTTTCTGTCTTATTTGACATGCTTGTACGGAAAATCAGAAACCGTACAATATCCTCATATATAAGACTTTTAGGGGATAAGAAAAAAAAATAAAGCCCAGTTAATCCAGGCTTTTCTCGGTTATAAGATAAATCTCTGTATTGCGTCTACAATGATCCAACCGAAGATCCCTATTGCAGACAAGATTGTTATTATACAAATTATTGTAAATAAATCTTTCATACTTTTGTGTTTTTATTACATATATAAGGGTTTTAGAGGGGAAGAAAAAAAAATTCAGACTTATTGCTAAGTCCTCTAAAAATACTTCCAACAAACTTTAGTTACCAGTCGCATTTTTCTGTTTCGCTTCAGAAGTATTGCTACCTCCTGGCTCTTCAGGGTAGAAATAAGTAACCTATATCTACCTACATAAAAATGCATATTAGTTTGTTTTATTTTATTTTGTTATTGTGTCTCTAAAAATCACGTAATAGATTTTCACCTATTACTTTTAATAATTGTTATCGCTATAAGTGTCTCTCTTATAGACTTTCGAAGTTAAATATTATCTTCCAACTGAGACTTAGTCTTCTCGTTTCGGATAATATAGTTTGGTCTGTAAACCTCACCCCTTAACTTCAGCCCTCCTATACTTGAAAAATAATATTACAGTATTAATTTTCTTTCAAGGTTCACTATGTATACATAGTTACTGAGCCTTTTGCGTATGTCTCTATTGATCTAACTAAGTTTCTGATCTCAACATACAGGTCTAGGGATTCCATCATAGAATAACCTAGATTTTAATTTTGTTTTTTTTTGTTTAATTTGTAGAATAAGCCATCCAATATAAATATATAATAAAAAATTTAAGGACAGCTCATCCTAATATTTTGTCTCAAAAACCATTTAATTTATTAATTTTAATCTTCCGCTCTGAGCCTATACTTAATATACCTCACGGCAGAGACTAACAACAATCTCTTTAAATATTAAGCGTGTAGCATTTTATACTCGCTCAGACGAGTCTAGTCTTAGCACTACTAGTTTTCACTTACAAACTTCCTCTACACGACCTTTAGTATAGTCTGTAAGCTAGTATATAATTTAAATATACTTAACGCTAAGTGTATAATATAGTAACATATCATACATTATTTCTTTCTATATATAAGACTTTCAGGTACAATTGAAAGGGTGAAAAAAAAAGTTCCAGGGTTTCCCCTGGATACAATTTACACTAGTCTCTCTTCACGGCTGCCATTACAGCGAGGTTTGCAGTTAATGCTACCAATGCTGATGCTATGCCGAAATTTCCCGTCCAAAACTGGATAGGAGATGTGACCATCTCCCAAAAAGAGTGGTCCTGAAGAAATGTTACGCACTGCGCGATAAATAATATTGAACTTATCGCCATCATTACTAATATAAATACTATTGTTTTCATTTCCTTATACGATTAACCTATACATCGCGAGGTTTTTGTTTGTGTTTTATTTTTCTTTACATATATAAGGCTCCACGGTTAGTTTGGGACGGAAAAATAATAGACCCTAGAATTTCTCCTAAGATCTATTTATTATTGCTTAATTTTAAGGTTTCTTTAAGCATTCTTTTATTTTAACTATCGCAGCTTCTGCCTCTTCCTTGCTATTGAAGTAATTTCCATCTTTCCAGCGAGAGTCATCAACAGGGAGATTAAAATCCCTTGTACTATGAACCTCAAATTCTCCTCCCATGCATACTACAGTGTAATATACATCTTCTTTTAACTTTTTTCTTTCCATAAAGGTATATTTTTTTTGTTTATACTAAAATAGATAGATCCTAGAATTTCTCCTAAGATCTACCATTATTATTCTTTATTTTACAGGAATTTGAATTAGATTACTTCCTCCACCAGTATAAGTAGGAAGTTTTCCATCCCATTTCTCTATCCAATCTTCCTGAATAATCATAGTAGATAGTGAAGCTGCAATCGTTCTATTATAGTATGCCTCTGCGTCAGCCTTAATTTTCATAGCCTTTGCATTACCTTCGGCCTGAGCTATAGCTATCTTTGCATTCGCCTCCGCTTTCTTTACTTCATTTTCAGCTTTTAGACTCTCCTGTATTGACTTATTTTTAGAATCAATTGCTGCCTGAAGTGCTGATGGCGGTATAATCTGAGAAGTAAATTCATGAACTGTAAATCCTTCCTCCTCTAGACTTTTCTCTAACATTGCTCGAACTCCTGATTCAAACTCTGCTCGATTTGCCATTAATTGATCACTTGTATATTTATTTGCTGTCAATCTATAGGCATCAGAAATAACAGTCTTCATATACCCATTTTCAATTTCCCCTAGGTCTCTTCTATACTTGGAGAACACCTGAACAGCCATATCTTTTCTTAGTTGATATGCCAAGAGTGGATCCATAGTAAAGATAGCAGCGTCCTTGGTAGTTACTGTAAATGGTTCGTAATCTTTTCTTTGTACGAATGTAGGGTAAGTGAAGACGTCTGTAGTTAGTGGATTATAAAGAACATATCCACTACAATTCTCAGCAATCAACTCACCCTGATCACTTACACTGAACTTCTTGAACTTAATACCTACCTCAGAAGAATCAACTGAAGTACAGCAAGTGCAACCTCCTAGTAAACAAAATAGTGCCATTATTCCAATAATGACGTACTTCATTACTTTAAAATCAAACTTAGTCATTTTTATTGATTTTTAGTTAATTAATAAATTTTATTATCAATTATAAGAGTTCTCTGGGAAACAAAAAGAAAGCAGGAAATTAATCCCACTTTCTTAAAACTACAAGACTATTTCAATTATTCTCTTTAGCCTCTTCATCCTCGTTCTTGCTATCTCAGAGTGACAGCAGAGACAACCTTGTTCTTTATCCCTCTCCACCAGAAGGATTTCGTTTTTTATTTTCTCCTCGAGTTCCTTTTCATTTTTTGCCCCGAACTCCTTGAGCAAGCTTTTCATGTTTTCCATATTGTTTTGTGTTTTTTGTTCATATATAAGGGTTTTAGGGGAGAAGAAAAAAATAAAGCCTTAATTCTTTTTACAGAACAAGACTTTATTTGGTTTAAGTATTAGCTAAATTCAACTACAATCTTAGAATCAGCGTCAACGTCTAGCTTTACTTTAGTTTTATCACTGACACTTTCTTCTAGCATCTTCTTACAAATTTCCTTCTGAATGTAGTCGTTGATCAATCGTTTCAAAGATCTAGCGCCATACTTAGGATCTACTTTAGAAACAACTAGCTCTTTTACCTTTGAAGTAGCTTTGATATCAAGTTTTCTTTCTTTCTTAATCATATCATGCAACTTCTTTAGCTCAAGGTCGTAGATATTTCCTAGTTTATCCTTATCTAGACTATTGAATACGACAATCTTAGTTAGTCTGTTAAGGAACTCTGGACGAAATTCATTGTTAACCTCTTTCATCACGGTATTAACATCAAACTTCTTCTTTTCCTCACCTTCCAACTTTCCGAATCCAATACCACTACCTTTCAGTTCTAGAGCCTTAGTACCTACATTTCCAGTGAAGATAATGATACAGTTTCTACAGCTTACTTTTTCACCAGAGCTTAGAGTAATTTCACCTTCTTCCAGCATATTAAGCCAGATATTATATAGGTTACTGCTACTCTTTTCAATCTCATCAATTAGTAGAACTGTGTAAGGCTGTCTTTTAAGAATATACAACCTAGGCTCTGTACTATCAAAACCAACATAACCTGGAGCAGATCCTAAGAGTTTACTTTCACTCCAATCTTGCATATATTCACTGCAGGAAATAGTTACAAGATTTTTCTCACCACCAAAGAACTCCTCTGCAATTGTTTTAGCCATCAAGGTTTTTCCTACACCAGTACATCCAACAAACAAGAAGGATGCAATAGGTTTCTTTGGATCACGTAGTCCTAGTAGATTCTGTTGTAATGCGATACTCAACTCTTCTACTGCCTCTTCCTGACCTACAACTTTCTTTTCAATCTGAGCTTTCATTACTCTAACTTTGTCTAGGTCAGTACTCTTTATCTTATCAACAGGTACACCGGAAGTTTCAGAAATTACTTTAACCACATCATCAATAGTAACTGTAGTCCAAGAAAGTCTATCCTTCTCTAGTTTGGCTTTTTGCTTTTCTAGATCCAGCTTAAGTTCATCAATCTTATCTTTGAGTTCAGAAGCCTTGTCGAAATTATCAAAGTCGTTTAGGATAATATCATTCTTTGTTTTACTTAGACTAGCAATTTCATTTTCTAGTGTTTTAATCATAGAAGTGTCTGCCGGTCTAGAAATTTTAACCTCTGAACCTGCTTTATCCAAGATTCTAATAGCTTTAGCAGGGAAGAAGCCATCGTAAATATATCTATCTGCCAATTCTACACAAGCGATCAGGGCATCATCGGCGTACTTTACTTTGTGATATTTCTCGTAAACCTTTGAAACTCCCTTAACTATGCTTATTGTATCCTGAATTCCTGGTTCTCCGATAAAGATAGGTCCAAAACGTCTGACTAGAGCTTTATCTTTTTCAATAAATTTTCTATACTCGGCTGTTGTAGTAGACCCGATGCACTGAAATTCTCCTCTACTCAAGAAAGGTTTTAGAATGTTTGCCATATCACCATTACCCTCTTTTGCACCAGCTCCAGCACCCATCATATTGTGAATTTCATCAATATATACAATGACATTCTTAGCATTAATCACCTCTGTAATGATAGTCTGTAGTCTCTCTTCAAACTGGCCTCTATACATACAACCAGCCACTACAGCATTAACATCGAGATTGTAAATTACCTTATCTTGTAGAAATTCAGGTACTCTCTTATCTTTCTTTGCAATAAGTCCAGCCAAGAACTCTATTATAGCCGTCTTACCACAACCAGGATCACCCAAGAGTAGAGGATTATTACAAAGGCGACAACTAAGAACTCTAATAATCTCCATGACCTCATTATCTCTACCAATAACTGGATCATAGTTGCTATTAAGTGCTTTCTCATTCATATTAATAGCAAAGGTATCTAGAGTTGGAGTGTTAGTTTCTTTTTTCTTGAATCCTGAAACAGCTCCATCCATGCCAAACTTCTCAAACTCTTTCTTGGCACTCTTCTTAGCTTTTTCGTAGTCATCCTCTTTACTACTCTCAGCCACTCTCTTCTTTACCCAATCCTCTACATTCTTCTCTAGGTATCGTTTGAAGTCCTCCGCCATGTCATCATCTTCTTCACCGTTAGATTGTCTTTTCTTGAATTCAAATCTACTAAGAGAGGGAGACTTCTTGTAATACTGCTCAATGTCAATACCATACTTCTTTAGAACAGTCAATGAATCCTCGTAAGTTAACTTGAATTCTTTGATAGATACTTCCATGGTCAAGAATCCGATAATGATGTGTGAAGTATCTAGAGAAAACTCATCTGGATCATCTCCCTTCATCTGATAAGAAGCATTCAGTATATAGATACACTTCTTAATGAATCTATCTAGCTCATCTGTATACTCACACTTGTCCGGATCTCCCATGATTTCAACTTTAGCAGCCTCTTTGAAACAATCATTTAGCTCGTTACATAAGTTGTCGCGATCTGTAATTGAAAGATTATTAATTAACTCTAAGAATATTGGACAGTCTACATTTCTAGTAGAATCACTCAAACTATCTCTGTAAGTTCTGACAATACTTAGAATTAATGAACTAGCGGTGATCTGATTTAGCTGCTGTCCCGTTGATAGAATAGCTGCTCTGCTTATAATCTCGCTTAGCTCTCTACTAAATTTTACTCTTTTCATATTATTTATTTAAATTTATTTTCTGTTTCGTTTATAAGAGATTGAGGCTGTTTCTTAGTTAACTTTTTTGCTATCTCTTCTGTAAAAAACTTCTTCTGAAAATATCCCACCGGGTCAAAATATGCATAAATAACTCTAGGAACTATAATCAGAGGTATCCAGAGTGGTCCTAATATTCTAGAAGACAAAACATAACCATAAGACTTCCTTAACTTAATATTAGTAAACCAAGAGTCCGCAGATATAAAAATGTAGTCCCCTAGTGTAAAATCATCCATAAAACAACTGCGACAAATAGTAGAATAGAAATAAACCCCATTCACTTTCTTTAATGTACAGTATGAATTATAGTCAGTATAGATAAACTTAATAATGATTAGTGCAATAATGTTTTGAGGAAATTGCCATAACCATAATAATACTCTTTTCATCTCTAGTAACAGTAATTTTTTATTGTCTGTAATGTTCCTTTAAGAGTTGATAAAGTTTTCTGCGTATATGTAATTCTATCATAGGCATCAAAACCAAGAACCCAAAGGACTAAGTTAGCTATAAGTGCATAAAGTAGCCAAAGAATTACAAAAGGAAAAACTAACACATTTACTAATAATCGAATAATCAGTTTCATAATATTTTTCTTTTATTTTATGATTGAAAGAGCCCAAATTATAAAGTCTACCAGTATAAGAATAACTATGATAAAAGGCAATGCTAGAATGATTACCGGTATACTGATAATAAATTTAATATACTCCTTCATTTCTTTTTCTTATAAGTTTCTTGTTTAATTAGTGTTTCTTCATCCTCTACCGTTCCATCCTTGAAAGTATATATCCAGTCTCCTTGTTCCTTATCTAGCTCAACCCCTGTAACTTCTCCTAGTACATGATCTCCTTCACAGTCTGTTGAAAATTCATAGTAAGCTAAGATATCACCAACTTCCCACATTGGTTCTCTTCCTACATGATATACTTCTTCTGTGTAACTATGTAAAGGTTGATCTATGTCTTCCTCTTCTTCAACTTCCCACTCATCCTTGAAATTTTGGTATTGTCTTTTTAGTATAGAGAGTTCAAATTCCCTATACTTCAATACCTTCTTCGAAAACCAATCAGAACAATAAGCAGATTCAGTTAAGTATCCACCGTTTGCATAGATAAATTGTAAGAAGCCAAGGAAATCAAAGAAATATTTTTTAAGGACTGGATCAGAGTTGTTAATCCTAGTCTCTCTAAAAATTGTCCTTGTATCTAGAAATTGACCACATGCGAATTGTTTACCGGAATCATTTAATTGACTTACAGGGATAGAATATTCTGGGTCATCTACAGTAATACCAGAGATAGTTAAGATATTCCAGTACTTAGTTTTCTCTGGATACTTCTCTAGAAATTCAACTGTCTTATCCCAACATTCTGAGTAATTTATATATTCATTAGAGTTTGCAAAGTCTTCTAACTCCGTAATCTTATCATAAACTTCCTTTCTCTCAATTACGTAAGTTAGTCTAGAGTTAAGTTTTGTAAGAGATAGATGTTCCATTAACTTTATCAACTCTTTATCATCTTCACTGGCTTCTCCTCTATTAACTTTCGCATTCAAACCCACAAATCTATCTCCATTAAACTTCTCAATTAGCTTTAATACTTCATCCAGGTTTTTAACTCCGAAGGCTTTTATTAGTGCGTCAGTATTAAAATCTTCTCTGACATCCTTTATAAAACCGTAATCATTATAGACACCAAACAAAGGAAAGCATAATGGAGTAAGAGTTCCGGAAATTACTGAAGGACCTAAGTTTTCAGGCCTGTTACCAGAATAATAGCAAGGAATTAATACTATCTCATCTTCATGTTCAATCGGGAGACGAGAATAAAATCCATAATTATTAAAACATCCCATAACTTTATTGTTCTTCTTCTAGCCTTAAAGCTTCTGCCATTTCAGCTATTATACAAATTTCCCAATCAGTTAACATTTCTTTTAATTCCATTTAAGTTTATACTCTTTTAATAAGCTATATGAATTCCAAGCTTTTAAACGTATCAACCTAAGCATATGACTACTGTAAAAGAAATTAAAGTCCTCATATGCAATAAATCTTGTAGAATTATTTACATTTACAAATTTTTGTTGAGATGGATCTACAAATCTATCTAAAAGTTTAATAGCTAATTTAACTATGTATGCTTTTTGATCTGCAGCGTGTTTATCCAACCAATTTTTCAAAATAATCCTTTCTCTTTTCATTTGGAAAAATTTCTCTAAGGATATTGTTGTATGTTCCATCTTAATCCCACATTTCTTGTAGTTTGTAGCATCTTAGTAGGTTATAAAGATGCCAGGCTTTCTCACATCTTAATTCTGAAACATAATAAACATTACTTATATCGAATGAGTTAAAGTTAATAAACCTTTTTGCGTTCTTCGTATTGACATAGACGTTTTCTTCTGAGACATTTACTGTATACTCATATATTTCAAGCAACTTCAACGCCAACTTAGCAATTGCAGCTCGTCTATCAGAGTATTCATCAAGTGCATGGGTAAATTCTTTCTTAGTATACTTATCCAGCCAATCTTTCCATATAGCTTTTTCGAATTCTAGCATATAACCAAAATCCCACCATCTATAATTTGTAAAAGCTCTCTTAATAGCTGTAGTGTACCCCTGTTTGTCTCTTTTCTTAGTCATAATTTATTTTTCCAACTTTTTACAAATCTATATATCTCCTCTGCGCTGTAAAAGTTTCCAAAGTCCTCCCTCTCATCTTCCAATGTATAACAGCCAGAGTCATAGTCACTGAATATATAAATTTTATCTCCAGAACTATTTACGAAACACCAACCATTAACCTCATCATGATCGAAATACCATCCTAACTTTTCTAAGAATTCACTAAATTGCATAAAGGAATTATCTACTTGTATCTATTATAAAAATCCATTAAGCCAATTAAACTTAGAACCTATTTTCGTAACTTGGACATATAGTGTTTCAGTAGGTATATCGAACCAAGTCTTCATGACAGTATATATCTCGTCACTGCTATCAATTGATATTTTTCGTCCTTCAGTAAAAATCTCAGAGTTGTTCGTTTTGTATTCATGGTTAAGAATATCCAACGCATTGTCTCCTTTTTTGTATGTAACTATTTTTACTTTCATACTAGTCCTCCCAATTAACTTCGTGTTTAACGCCATTCTCATCTACGTATTCTACATTAACATCTTGTAGAGAGTAATAACCTAGATCATTCTCTTCACAAAGTTCAAGGTCATCCCAGGTTTGAGTATACTTCTTATATTTCTCAAAAACTTCTTTTGTCAAGGTAGAGGGAAGGTCATCACCCCAGTATGCATCTAGATCATCATAATCATCACCGCGACTTAGAATTATCATTGAAAGGATGTCTCGATCCTCTTCTGACATTAAATCATTTTTCAGAATAATCTCTAAGTGATCAAGGCAAAGACGACGAGAATAATAATTACTATACCTTCCTATGTCTATTTTTGAGAATTCATCTAGAACGTGAATGGATTTCTGAATTACTTCGTCAAATTCATCCTCATAAAATGTAGACTCCTTTTCTATAAATTCATCAGCATCACCAATCATATAACTGAGTGTTACTAGATAATGCGGAATAACTTTCTTTTCTTTTTCTACTACTTTATACATAATTAGTAAGTTAAAATAAGTCAGGAGTTTTATTTCCTGACCTATATATTTTTTTTAATGAATACTACTAGTGATTGTATAGAAGTACTCAGTCTCACTAGCTTTTTGAATTTCTGCTCTTCCAACCTGCTTTTGAAGTAACTCTTGATCCTCCTTCATAAGTTTGTATAGATGACTTAGCAGAGCAGAAGAAATTTTACAAGTAGCTATCTCAACTTTCACACGACTGATTGTTTCTCCTTTCTTCTCATCAAATACATCTTCCCCTGAGCATCGTGCAGTCTTTGTAATTGTAAACACTCCAGCTTTTGTTGCACCTCCTGATACTTTCTTTTTCAAAAACTTAATTAACCGAGAACCATACTGCTCTTTCAATCCAGGATAAGCTTTGTTAAACTTCACCTGATAAGTAGTTGAAAACTGTACAGAGTCGTTGCTTTTCATAATCACAAGCCTTGAACTCAATACTTTTAGATAAACTACGTCTTTCATATAATATTGCTTTAAATTAATAATAAATCATCTTCATATACTAATAAGGTTTCAATCGGATCGTAAATGCAGCAGTCTATTTCTACTTTATATATTGCTTTACTATCCTGACCTTGTAGTGGAATAATCTCAACTATACTACCAGTTTCTCCTTTATATCTTCCTGGCAAATTTATACAAACTCTTTTACCTAGACTGATCATCTTGAAAATTTTTCTTTGATTTATAAAAATAGAAATAACCTGCTCCGCCCGTCTCTTTAGGTCTACAGTCAACCCTAAGAACTAAGTCATCTTTACTACACCTCTGTTGAATTATATCCCCAACATTATACCCAGACCAAGCTCCAGTTCCAATTCCTATAACCTCTCCATTACAGTTATTAATCATCATTGGAGCATTACCGCCTTCTGCCATTATAGCTTCATCTAGGATATATAGGTCATTAGCAGTTAGATCACAATACTTAACTAGGCTGAGATGTCCTAAACCTATCCCCGGAAAACCCTTCAGTAGTTCCTTAAGGTGAAGTCTCATATAATTAACCTGACTTGGCCAATCGAGAATACCAAGACTTCTAGTTATCTTTATTAGAACATTATTATTTACCATCCCAATATTCTTCTAGTTTACTTTTTAAAAAATACCAATCATCATTTCTCTCAACCACCGGATTAAATAAGAGTACAGCGTTAATAGCATGCTCGGTTAGTTTATAAAATTCAGTATCCCCTTTTCTTACTTTATCGGCTACTCTTTTTACAAACTTTAAAGAGAAATCTGGAGTAAAATATTCATTGTTATGGTTTTCGTAGATTAGCTTTCCAGATTCCCATGACATTTTCTTAGATTCCAGGTCCTTTCTTCTATTCTCTATTTTTCTAAGCCTTCTTTTATTTTTATTCATTATTATAACTTTAGATAAACAGATAATGATAAAAGTGTAGCCCCATATAAACTAAGCCATGTTCCAGCTCTCTTAGGGGATTTACATACTAGTACTATAAATATTAAAGTAGCTGTAATACAAGTTCCGATTATTATCCAAATTTTATCCATAATATTTTGTTTTTTACCATAAATAAGGTTACTATAACTCCAGAGCAGTAAATTTGAAAAAAAAAGAAAAGGGAAATTAATCCCCCAATCTTTTTTAAACTACATTACATATCTGAATAATGTAACGCAACTGTTCTCTTCCACTGTTTAGAGAGATCCTCTTGATTAGCATCTCTAAACGTAACAGTAATTTTCCAGTCACTTTCCATATCAACTATAACACTTGTTCTAGTATCATAGTCGAAGAAACATGAGGAATACGCTGCATACCCGAGAATATAAGCATTTTCTTTATCCTCGATTGAATCATAATTGCTGTATGGACTCTTAAAGAACTCATGATTTAAGTTCGGTCTTCCATACTTTCCCATCAGTGCATGACGGACATGATTATAGTACTCCAGTATTCCCTTCCATGTCTGTTTATTTTCTGGGACACTAATAGTAATTTGTATCCCTAACGCTGGAAGAGAGTTCCATTCAACTAACCCAATTATATCTTCATATGCAATGGGTTTAATTGTTGCTGGGAGATTAGAATAGGTAATGCTTAACTCTGCACTCTCTCCTACTCCCTTTTTTCCATACCAATTAGCCTTCTCTACCAATTCTTTGTAGATCTGGCCACAATTCTTCTTAGACAAGCTTATTCCTTTATAACTTATCTCCTCTGCTCCTGCCAATAGACTAGCTACTGAAAGGATTAATAATAAAATTACTTTTTTCATATTTTCTAATTTTAAATTAATATTCATATATAAGGCTTCTTAGTGAGTCTGAGCGGGAAGAAAAAAAAAATAAACTGACTTAATTATCCTAAATCAGTTGTTATATACTTTGAAGATTTCTTTTTGAACCTTCACCAAGTCAATCCTGCCTTTTTATCTATATATTGAGTGTGCGATAAAACTCAACTTGCTAGAGACTCTTACTCCTAATATGATCCACAACAAGGACATTCATAGTAAGATGCGAAGACCTTTACTACTACCTTTTCATCTTTTCCCTTGTCATGAAAAACATATTTCTCTACTGCCTGTGTTCTAACATTGCAGTATGGACAGTCAGGGCCGTAAGTTTTTTCCTCACTTACTAGCTCCAAGTTTTTGTCCTTGAAGAAATCCCTAGCATAGTAATCATTAGATGTACAATATCTAACTTTTCTATACTTATTATCTTTCATACATATATAAGGCTCTCGGGTCAGTTGTAGAAGGTTTTTTATTTGAATACAGAGTCCAGTTGAAAAAAAAAAGAAGCTTTCGGATATCAATTCCTACTCACTTCTCTCTTTCTTAAAGAGTTATTAGATCTGTAACGCTTTTACTTACGTTAATTATACTCTCTCTTAATAAAGATCTTGACTTTAACTCTAGATTATGTAGATCTATTCCTGAAAGCTTAATACTTCCAGAAATCCTACAGTTTTCAATAAGCCCTGACAATATGACAGAGCCGCCCTTTATATTCGAACCCCTCACGGATGTATCACTAATAATTACATTTCCGCTTATTATGGAGTTCTCCACATAAGATCCACGTACCTCCGCGTTATGTGAAATACATGAATGTCCAGTAACCTTAGACCCTTGATAGACCCAGCAATTACCGTAATGGGAGAGGTTAGCCTCCCCACTTATCAATCCACCCTTTTCACCTTTTACAACATCGTTAAAAGACTTAAGGGCATAAATTCTGTAAGCCTGAGACTCTTGTTCCCAAACCATTTTAAACTTTTCCATAGTTAATATTTTAATTAATATTCATATATAAGGTCACTAGTCACTATTGAAGCGGAGAAAAAAAGAACTAACTTATCTCAAGCTAGTCCTTTCGTTTTTTAATCATTAACTAAAACTAAAATTATTTCATTAAAACATCTTCTATATATAAGGGATTAAGAGGAAATAAAAAAAAAAGAACCAACTCACTATAAGCCAGTTCCTTTACTTCTCTTACTTATAAACTACTTTAGCAATTGATATAAAGTTATTAATCTTAGTTCGGTTATATGATAAGACAATCTCAGTTAACCAAAAGCAGATTGGAAGAATACCTATTACCAAGTTAGTAGGTTCCCATAGACTAATTGAAACAATCCACCAGAACGCCAGGCAGGATATGAAGTCTCCCAACATAATACTACCCATCAAAGGAAAAAGTATATTGAGGATTACTATTTTCTTTGGGTCTTTAAGGTTATTCAATGCTTTAATTAGAGGTTCTGCAGTAGAGTTATCAGCATCAGAAGCATATCTTAGGAGTAATTTTAAGTCTCTCCTAAATAACTTACTTTCATTCCAATATAAAACTCTTTGAACCTCTGAGTAATTTATTTTATCCATTGTAGTACAGATCCATATTTAAGTCTTCTCTTCATACATTCTTCCGGGTCTTCTCCATTAGATTTTATTATAGAGATAGGGCAGTAATCTATAGTTTGTTTTAATCTTTCAGCTATTCTAATACTAATTTCTGTTTTATCCATGTATATTATTATCTTAGTAGGAACATATTCTCTCAGAAACTGTATTTGATAATCACTTATAGAGGAACCTAAGACTGCCATTGGTGTATAATCTGGGGCCATAATAAGGTTAGCAATAGCATCAAATACACCCTCACATATTATAAACTGTTTGTTCTCACCATGTTCAATTATGTAAGGTGGTTTATTACTGATTGGAGGAAAGAAATATCTAATACGGGAATCTCCACTAAATCTGATCTGATAATAGAAAATCTCATCATGATATTTAAAAGGCATTACTACATTACCATCTATGAATTTAAAGTCTAGTATTTTATAGAGTTCTTTCATAAATGGATGTCTTCCTATCAGGTAATTTATTCCGGTTTCATCTTCATCATCGAATTCATAGTTATATTTATCTAGAGTCCAGGTAGGGTCATTCAGTTTAATTAAGTTTAGAGGTTGATTATTCATTAGACCGAAACCTGAAAAACTAGGTAACAAAAATGATATATCAACTTTATCTGTAGTATGAATAAAATCTCTACAACAAACGAAACAATGACCTACAGTAAGATCCGATTTTATATAGAGTTTGTGTTTAGTATGTCCCTCAGCTTTACAAAATGGACAGTGACAGATATATTCTCCAGAGTTGTTAGCTAGTGGTTCTACTTCTTTCATCGTAGGTAGACCGTAAGCTTCAGTTAATAGATCTTCGAAATTACAGAAAATCAGTCTTTGTCCTTTTTTGGTTTTTATTTCTTTGTAATCCATGTGAGATAAAAATAAAGTAAGTCCTAGGAATTTGGTTATATTTCTTAGGACTTAAAATAGAACAGAAATTTCCTTTATTACTCAGCTTTCTTAGATTTCTTTTTCTTTGTAGTAGCTGGTTCTGGCTCTGCTGTCTCTTCAACAACCTTCTCTTCTACCTCCTGCTCAGTTGATGAACAGTTGCATTGATTACATTCACCGTTGCAAGTTTCCTCTTCCTTCTTTTCCTCCTCAATAATCTCATCAAGTTTTGAAGGCTCTGATTTAACCTGGAAACGCTCAATTGCCTCATCTAGTGAAGTAGTAGTGAAGTTACAAGCCAAAGGAATATTAGCACAAACATTATACTCAAACGTACCAGCTACAATAAGTGCAATCTCTTCTGGTGTAAAAGTCTGAGTAAGTAGTTCCAAGAATTCTTTTGTAGGAACAATGTTTGGTGATACTGACTTAGGTCCTAGTTCTAGCATACGTGAAGTACCCAACATAGGAACACAAATTTGACAATTTTTTCCGTTATAAACTCTCATTTTAGTTTTTATTTATTTTGTTATAGTAATTTACATTTATAAGAAGTCTATGTTTTTTCAACTCCCTTTTTCTAAAATTTCAACAAACCCAAAAATTCCCTCTGCATAATATAAGAGATACTCATTACTTTTTTCCTTTATCTTCGTGCTCTTTCCGAACCAATTAAACCGGAGAGTCTCTTTAGTATACTTGAGATAGATTATTTTATCAGTGATTTTTATAATTTCCTTTTTCCAATCTTTATGAGATATTTTTAGGAAATCTTCTATTTTAAATCTAAGAGATACAAAATAATCATCATCACTTAGTTCTGGAGTTTTATAGACTAGTGGGATAAGCTTTTCAACACCTATCTCAGTCTCAGTTTTATCTCTCTCCAATTTAATCTCTGGAAATATATCAGTTTGACCGAGAATTAATTGATCAGGCTGAAATACGTAGTTAGGAGTATTATATGGAATTATCTTATCTCCTTCTAGTTTTAAAGCTGTGAATATAACTGGAGTTGGTTTTTGTATCGGAGTAATAGGACAAGGAATATCTAATGGTTCAAAGTATATATTCTCACTCTTCATAAGTTGTTCTAAAAAAGAGATATTATACTTTACATTACACATATCTCTACTACTAAGAATAATAACATCAGAATAAAGAGATGAAAATTCTAAGAGATAAGGTGTAGTATAGGTTGAGATAACAGCATTAGAATTAACCCAACCACCAAAAGTATTAGTTGAAAATATAGTAATTCCAGACTCCTTACAATAATCAATAATATCCTTCTGAAAATTAATTGGAGAAATATCGAGGAGAACACTTTCCACCTTATGACCTATTGCTTCTAGGTACTCTATATTTTTCTTTAGTGTATCAATATCTTTAGGTCTAGATAATCCAAGGTGTTCTATTTCATTTCTACTATAGATATCTTTAATTGATGTATCGAAGTACTTATAATCTAGGTTAGCATTTAAGAATAGGAGATCATACTTTGTCCTTCCTAGGTGTTTTAGATAAGAGACTAGAATATCATCAGCACCATCTACATAATTTATTTCAGTCAGTAAAAAAGCCTCTGATAAATATTCCAGGTAAGGCTTAATTAGAAAGTCATTATTAGAAGCTGGATTAGTTAGTACATATCCTATAGAAGCTTTATCATAGTAATATTCTACTGGAGCATAATCTAGGGTAGTTGTATCTAATCCTATGCCTTTAAGTTTGAAATTAGTCATATTATATTATAGAAATGTTAATTGTATCGTCTTCAACCAATTCCTCATAAGATTTAATAGTCCATAGTAGATTGAAACTTTTATCTTTCTTTGGATCTATGTGAATTGAGTTACGGAGGAAAACAGTATCTTTAAATTCCTTACAAGCTTTAAGAATTTCTAGGATCACTTCGAATATTAATCTAAGACAAACTTTATTTCTCATTATAGCTAGTTTGATTATAGCGAAGTCCTGTTTTCTCAAGCTTCCTATATTAATCTCTTCACCATTTTTAAGTAGTCTGAATATAGATTTTATGTTATTCTTTTCAGTGTTATAGAATTTAATACATTTTTCTCCAATCTTTAGTCTCTTAGTTTTTATTGCCCTAGCTTTATTAAAAAGGCTATATCTTGAATGGTGTTTAGAATCATAGCTTACAAGTTCGGGGAATATAATCTCATACTCTCCAACTTTTATTCTATCAGATTTATTTTCTATTGTGTATAGTTCTGACAGGTTGATTAACTGTAAGCCATCAAGATTTTCAAGACTTATAATTTTAGGAAAGCCAGGAATCCAATCTAAGAACCAAATATCATTACGACTAGGAGGATTTAAGTGATTAATAACTTTCTTAAACATTGAATACTCGTGAGGTAATGTATTCTTAAAGTAGATTGGATCAATAATAAATAGTTGAAGGTATCTATCTCCTAATATTCTTGAGTAGTAGAATTCTTTTATATTTCTCAAGATTCCGTCTACTATACTTTGTCTTTCGCTTTTTCTCTTACTATCAACGCAATTCCAACAAGGCTGATAATAAAAGTTTGGTTCAAGATAAGTAAGAGGTTTTAATGATTCCCCACATCTATAACAGTAACTTTCTTCGCTCCCTGATTCTAAGAGTTTAATTTCTGCATAGTCTTGATAACTTAGAAAACCAGGCTTTAAAACATTTTCATATAATATTCCTGGGTCACTCAATATTTTCATAATTGCCTAAATAAAATTTTGTAATAAATTGTTTACGTAATTTTTTTGCTAGAACTGAAAAATCTGGATGAGCATCTGGAGCACACCTTAGATAGAAAAATCCCGCTTTTTCTGTTGTATCTTCTGGCTTGTATGTAAAATCTTCAACAAAACCGGTAGTACAGATTTCAGTCATAACGTCATTACATAAAACTCCTCTTGCATCTTCTGGCTTTAAGTAATTTCTCTCTTCCAGGTATTCTTTTTCACAATCTTCCCAGAACTTATTTCTCTTCTCAGCTACAGGATTAACTTTTACCAATTCATTCCATAGCTCTTCACCTTCTAAGTTCTCTCCGATTTGTTCCCCGAGTTTATAAGCCCATTGAGGAATAATAAAAGAGATTCCAGCCCCATTTTTCTCAAGATCATAGGCTATATATCTTTGACTAGCCTGAAGTATTGAATTTAATCTATGTCTAACTAATTCATGAGATACAGCTCTACTACAAATCCACCTAACTGTAACTCTTGGCTTGAAATTAATATTATCAGGCTCACTCCAATATTTATCTAGTAATTCTTTAGGATCCTTTTGATTTTTATTGCAAAAGTGAAGAATCTCTCTATAGTTCGTAGTAAAATAATAGTAATCCAAGTCTTCTGTAAACTTAGTATATGGATTATTCTTAAAGTAAATAGTCTCTACGAAAGATGGAAATTTAGGAATCTTTAAGTAAACTGTTCCCTGTTCAAAACAAGCCCAGTGTCCTCTTTTCATTAACATATCACAGAATCTAATATAAGAATCTTCAGATATAGAACTTTCCGTGTGATATGCAATTCTAGCAACTCTCTCAATGTGTTTGAACATACCTACTATACCTTGTGGCTGTTCTAGGATTTCTACACTACTATCTATTACTTTCATATAAAATTTAATTTATCATTTACATTTATAAGAGAGTAAAGCCAGTGTAAGAGCAAATTTAAAAAAAAATAAAGGAAGATACTTTTAAAATATCTCCCTATTGATTTATTAATACTTAATTGAGCCTCCGATTGTATTTCCTTCTATCGCTGGGAAGTATATCAGACTACAAGCCTCTGTACCACACTCAATCTTTTGTACCTTCATGTACTTACCTCCTTCGAATATTTCAAGGATCACATAGTCATATCCGTAAATTGAGATGAGGTCTGCTGGTTTAGCTTTCTTTGGTAATATGAAATTCTTTGCATACCTGCTATTAACGGATCCACTCTGTACTTCCCAAGAATAAACCTTCTCTAAGATCAACTCTTCCTTCGTCTTTTTTCTCTTCTCCTTATCCTTAGGCTTTCCATCTCTTTCATCCCAAGGGTCACGTTCATAAGAAAGTCTTCTACGCCCTCCAGTACCGTATTTCGAGATAATGCCCTTAGTTTCATCATTAACTACACTCTTAAACTCTTCCATACTTACTGTATGATCCTGACAATCAACGATGAAGTAAGGCACTATAATTCCAGTCTTCTCAATATTAAGATACTCTAGTGCTTTAGAAGGAGATACACCCATAATATTAACCTCATCTACAATAGCTTTAACTATATCTATTGTAATGACCTTCAGTTGTGATACTTCCTTCAATAGCTCAGCCTCATATTCTGGATGTTTTAGGTTATCCTTAATAAATGACTTAACTATAGATGGATCTAGGTTCTTGTAAGTTCTTGAATACAGAATACGTCCAGGTCTTGAAATCAAGTTTGGATTAATCGACAGTGCGTTAGTTGTAAACAAGAATACATGAGGAATATCTGTAGAAAAAACTCCATCCAAGATAGGCAATAAACTCTCTCCAGCTGTTGAGACTCTACGTTTATTTCTTTCATAATCCTCATCATCATCGTCATCACGTACACTAATAGGTAAACCATTACTGAACGTCTTCTCAAATTCATCAAAGAAGAAGCAGATTGGTTGATTCCAACGACTGATGAAATCTTCTCCTAAGTTTGGAAAGTTAGTTCCTACGATAATAACAGGTAGATTTAGTTCGTTTGCAATAGTCTTAGATATCACAGACTTACCAGCTCCTTTACTACCATTAAGAAGGATACCAAAGTTCTTTTTCATACTTGGATATCTCTTAAGAACGTAGGAAATAAATTCGTCGTCTATTGGATATTTCTTAAAAGGAAATTCAAAACGATCTCCCTTTCTCTCCATGAAGAACTCTCCAGTCTGGGATTGCTTTAGAATGTATACTCCAAGAGGCAATTTACTCAAAGAAGAGTCTGTAAACTTAGGGTCAATAGTATAAATATCATTTCCCCTCTGGTTAATTACATAATCAATCTTTTTCATTATTGTTAATCTTGTTTAATTATTAATAATCACATATAAGATATTAAGAGGGAAGAAAAAGAGAACAGGCTGAATAAAGACTCAGACCTGTAATTCTTAGACACAAATAACATATCGAACTCAACGAAAATCCATCTATGACCTTTAGTTAGAAGTTTTCCTAGCTATATGTCGCTCTAGAAAATCTTTTATAACTAGATCGCATAATTATTATAACACTGATAATAATTTGGATTTCCTAATCTAGCATCTACAAGAACTGGATTTACTCTATACCAAACTTGTCCATTTCCCATATTTACTCCTTGTTGGTATTGATTAGAGTAACATCCATAATTATTCATAGGATTTCCATAACCATAACCATAACCATAACTTGGCTGAGGCTGTTGTCCTTTGAATAGTGCTGAAACTCTGGATATACTATCAGCAATTTCAGAAACACATTGAGCAGCAGCTGTAACCATTCCACAAGCTCTTACTGCTGACTTCAATCCTTTATTTACAATTTCTCCTTTGCTCTCTGGCTTAGGTTCCTCTGTAACAGTAGAAGGTAGTTGACTTTGATTATTATTTTCTGCTTCTTGTTGTTTCTGACCCTCAAAATTTGGAATAATTATTAGAGGATTATCACTTAGATTTCTTCTATAACCATTATTCCCAGGCTTAGGTTCAGGCTTTTTCTTAATCTCATCAAACTCACTAAAACCTACCTTAACTGTTTTAAATACTGCCATGCCCGTTGCCGCACCAGCTAACAAGCATATACCAAATTTCAATGCTTTATTAAAGTTCATATTCAATTTTAATTTAATCGCTTTCTTTCTTCTTTCTCATGTTAGTAATAATTTTAAATTTTAACATTTTAAATTTGAATAATTGTTTGGAAGATATATACTTCTCCCGAATATAAGAAAATGAGGGGTAGAAAAAAGAATAGTTAGAAAATCTCTTCCCTAACTACCCTCTTTTATTTTTACTTGCCTATATTTTGTAACTCTTCCTCAATACATTTTTCATAGTAATCATAAGAGTTATATTCCAAGGCTTCCTCTAATCTACTTTCACTTAGACTCTCCCCATGCTCTTTAACTAATTCTAAGAAGCGAGACTGAGACATTTCACCTTTCTGACCAAGTTCTTTTCCAACCACTAAGAGCAATTTTTTATTTTCCTCTAAGATTTGTTTAGTTCTATCTAGGCAGCGTTTGAAAAATCCTCTTACTTCAATCATAGCTTCATCATCATTCATACCAAGTGGAATACCGTTATTTAATGATTCTCCATCCTTAGTATAAGACATAAAGTTTTTCAGACCACATCTATAAACAGCATTAGTTAATTTATCCCAAGCATCACAGATATCACTACTACTGCCTAATAATCTCTTGTCATCATCCTGGAACGTAATTTTCTCAGCATACCAACCTCCAGCACTAATACAAACATCATTCTTTATATCCATGATGCTATCAATCTCATTAATTCTATCTTTATCATGAGTTACACAGAAGCCTCCATGATTAGTAGAAACTGCAACAATACTAAGAGGAAGTTTACCAGTCAGATAGGACATTACAATAGCGTGTCCTGCCTCATGAATTCCACAGATAAATCTAGTCTTTCGGTTTACTGGATCTCTATCTCCTCCTAAGTTTAATTTAATAGTCTTAGTATCTGTATGTCCATTAGAATACTTTAGATAAACCTGAACCTCTGGAACCTTAAAATCTGATTCGTCAACATCAATTTCTACACTAATATCTTTCTGATCTCCCACATATAATAAGATGTCAGATAAGAATGGTGTAAATAGTGAGTTGATTGTTGATAGAATAGGTCTTACTCCTTGGGTTGGGAATACACTCTCCGAATAAAGTAACTGTAAGAATGAAAGTGTAGTTTTAATCTCTACTCCAAACAATTTCTCAGTTTCATTACAGATTCTATCAACCTCTTTCTTGATAATATCCTTAAAGTGTTGTTTCCCTAGAGTTGGATATTTAATCAGGTTATTTCCGAATCTGGCTATCTGTTCTGGTCTAAATCTACGACGAAGTGCATCTTTAATATCTCCAATAGTTACTTTAGATGTCTCTTCATGAAATATATCAGCATCAAGGTCAGAACTCATATCACCTGAAACTTGATATGCCTCATCTAAGTTACCAATACAAAAAACCAAGCCCTTAGATACGTCAATGGTCACTGGAGTTACTAAGCAGCTTCTCACTTGGTTAATATAGTTGTAAAATTCTCCTAGTGTTTTAATGCTATTAACTTTATCAAATACAGTTCTCATTGTAGCACTGCCGTTAAGTTTTTTCTCTAAAGTTAATAAGCTCTTTAGAAGTTTAGAGGATACTGTATCTGTACAATCTTCAACTAGTAGAGAAAGACTTCTGTAATTATCCTGAATCTCTTCCTCATTTTTCTTTGTTCTTTTATAATTCTCAAATCGTCGAGGCTCCCATAAAAATCTATCCTTGTAATAAATAAATCCTAGGGAGTCTAGTATTTTCTTAACTTCATCTCTATTAACAACTTTTCCATCTACTAGCTTTATATTCGCATTACTAGGAGACTCTTGTAAAAATTCTTCAAGAGAGGTTAGAAAATTGAAGATCTCATAGGTTTGATAGTCATTATTTTCATTAAACTCTACAAGACCTGAGTCAATAATAGTAAAGATAGATTGTAAGGATTGATTTCTAACTTCACATCCATTCTCATCTATAAATCTTGCATGTTGAAACTCATCAAAGATAAATACAGTTTTCTCACAGAGTTGGTTTATAGATCGAGGGTCTTCTATTTCTCCTACCATAAAATAATCATACAACTTCCTAGAAATAGACTTATAACTATCTTCACCAGCTTCAGATCCACAGTCTACAGCTATTGTACTTTTCTGAAGATCTAGTAATTCCAGAAGTCTTCTTACTACACTAGTTTTTCCTACTCCACTCATACCCCAGAGAGAAATAACAACAGGTCTTTTTAAAACTTCTGGAGTAATATACCAAGGGGTGATGCTTTTTCCAATCTCATCTATAATAGAGTCTAACCCTATAAATTCAGTCTTTAATTGGGATAGTACTTCATCTAGCTTTTTGATCTTTTCAAGTCTTTCACTCATATTATTTAAGTTTTAATTAATTACAGTTATAAGATATTTAGCGTATAGAAAAAAGAAACCCACAGTAAATTATAAAACTGTGAGTCTCCCCTACTTACTTTAATAAATAATACTTAATCAACTAGGTTCTTGCGTTTAAAAGACTTCCACTCTAGTGTTTTCAGCATTCTATTAATTTCTGAAATCTTACCAGGCTTTCTTTCAAAATGATCTCTAGGATATTCAAGCTTTTGTAGGTCTACTTTCAATGGATTCTTCTGCTCCACATCATCAAGTTTATAAACACCTACAGGCTCAAACCAAAAATTCTCATCACCATCATCACCCCAGATATCAAAAACTACATATTCCGTCGGTGTGTAGAGAAGATCTAGCTGTCTACCACTTTGAAATCTATAAAGTCTCCAACGCAACGCATCTCGAAGACCAATAATAAGAGCTTTTTGTAGATCAGATCCTTCAGTCATTTCAAACCAAGGAAACTCTCTACCTTTTTCGACTACAGTAGTATCTCTATTACTAAGAATATCCTCCACTAGTGATGTTCCTGCTGTAATAATGTCTTTCTTAGTTCCTAGACACATCGCAAGTATATCACTACCATGTCCATGAGGTTCGCTAACAATTCTCTCATTCGTTTTAATAAGACTGAGATAAGGAGTTAGTTCACTAGTTAGACCTGGAGAATAAATCTCATAGTAGTAATAGGATGACTTTAGATTACTATTGTTTAGGAAAAATGGATAACCTGTTCCTAACATACAATCTACTCCTGCATTTAATTTGTTCATTTGTTAATTAATTTATTGGTTAATACTATTGTTAACTTTTAATCTAGTTACGATACGACCTCTTGTTAAATCGTATGGGCTGACTTCGATTTTCACTCTATCTCCTACAATAATTCTGATAAAGTTTTTTCTAATCTTGCCACTTATTGTACATATTATTTCTTGATTTGCCACATCCGCTAGTACTCTAAACATTGCATTTCCTAGTTCTGCAACAACTTCACCTTCTAGTTCTATATTATCTTGCTTTGCCATTTAATAAATTATATCATCTATATTTTTAACTAATAGGGATCTAAATCTAATGCCTACTATCTCTTGTTTAAGGCTTGTAGTCAATAATTTCTCCCTTTTTGCAAAATTTAACAAGTCAAGTAGAGTAATGTAGATAAATTTCTTTACTGACCTTGAAACTGTTGCTGTTCCAAACTTACTAACACTATCTCCGTCGGTCTTTAATGCATGTTCACATAGACTTTTCAATACACTAGTGATTGACGATACATCAGTAACTTTAATACGTTCATCCCCTAAGTTAGAAATCTTCTCTTTATAAAGATAATCTACCGAATATGAACCTCTATTAAAGGATGAAGGAGATATTAGCTTAGTAGTTAAGGATTCTGGATTGAATACTGGTGTTGAGAAATAATTAAAATCAAACTTGGTTCCTCCTATTTCATGATGTCGATCGTAGGTATACTGTCTATTCGGAATTATCTTAGTGTATTGTTCAAAATTATCATCTTCACCTACATTCTCAGAAGCTAGTACAGTATCATTAAGCTCTTTCCATCTTGCATTATTGTCAATGAAAACTTTACTAACATCTATTCCCACTTCTAATAGAATCTTGGTGAAACATTCTTCTTTATAAATTTTATCATATACTATTATTCCTAGAGCATAGTACATTGCATTCCCAACGAATCTTGAATAATCCACTTTATCAGCAGTGACACATGGAGTACAAACACTATCACAAAATCCATTCCATACCAAGGTGTTTATAGAATCCTCCAATAACTTTTTTACTGCTGGAGAAATAGTCTTGCTGTAATCTTTTCCTCCAATAGACTGAGTAGAAATAACATCAAGAACATTAATGTAATCCTCATAGTATGGTCTTTGGAAAACTGACATCCTTAAGCATTCTTTCAGTGTTTTTTCAAGAATTGGCTCATAGAAATCACCAAAATCTATTCCTTTGCCTGTATAATCGTCAACTAAAACCTCTCCACAATCTACAGCTGTTATAGTATTCTCTATGATCTTAATTCCATCTTTATCATTACTACGATTAAAACTTCTACTATTGAATACATCAGTAATAGTCTTCTCACCTTTAGTCTCATAAATCACTAGCCTAACTGGAGTCGACTTATGTATATCATCAGGATCACCACTATCTTTACCTTTCTTTCGTCTAATTCTATTTTCAAATTCCCCTAGATAAATATAGTTCTCTTTTTCAGTTGCGTAAGAATGTCCTGGGATCCACTTTTTTGTCTTTTTATAAGCCTTACAACAAGTTAATCTTCCTAGTTCATTGATTGCAGCTTTATAACCAGGCATACCTTCATGTACTAGTGTGATTTCTGGGTTGTAATTATTATAAGCTATCTCAAATTTCAATCTATCATCCTTCAGTGTAATAACTCCTTCATCACACATAGAATAAGTAAGAATATTTCCGATAGTTTTAACATCGAAGTTTCCAACCTTATAAAACTCCCCAGGCTTACTTAATTGATCAGATTTAATAGCTATCGCAGTACTACCGTCATCCCAACTATCAAACTTTACTTCTTTGATTTCTAGAGATGGTACAACTTTTTTATCATAAGCAGAATCAATATCTCTACTTACGTTAATTTTAGTAACCTTATCACTAACTCCACCATCCTCCGCCAGATAAATAACTCCAGGCATGCTGAATGGATAATATATGATTACTGAATTACAACTTAATCTCCAAGTTAATTTCATATTATTTATTTAAAGTTAATTTTAATTTTCTTTTTAACATTATTGAAGGAGAATTCAGTGCCTCCTAAACGTTCTGATAAATCTTCAAGTTCTGATTTAAGTTCGTCCGTTATATTTTCTACCATTGCTGAAGTTAGAATACGAATATGAGCCTTTTTAAACTTTCGCTTGTTTAGATCTGGCTCATCTAGTTTAGTACAGAAAAATAAGTGTCCTTCTGTTTCATCTAGGATTTTCTTCATACTCGGTAACTTAGAACATTCATAGTTAAGCTTACATTCAACAAACTGCTCAAAACTTCTACAAACTTCTCTATCAGTATTCGGAGTTCTCTGCTGACTGATATAATCCTTTTCATAGATGCTAAGTGTTGAGTTCACTTTCTGAATTGCTAGTTTAATGTCTTCCTCAATATTGTTCATAGTGAAAATTAATTTATAAAATTTTTATTTATCATCGCACGTATAAGGAAACTGGAGGAACGATTAGGTGAAAATAACATAAAATTCCTAATATATGTTAAACTTTAATTATGGAGGATTAGAGTATGGGAGCAATCAGCTATTTTAAATCTTTAGCTGTTCCGGGGAGTGGTAACAGCAGTAAAGCCTTTGCACTTCTTCTTTCGGCAATTGTTGGGGCTTTGATGGGTTTGTGTATTTGTTTTGTACTAATCTTTGATGTAGTAATAGATGGACAGGTAAACACAGACTTGAATGAATTAGGTTGGTTTCTTCTATGCACAGGAGCTTACAGTTTTGGTGCAGGAGCTGGAAAGATAATTACAGACTCTCTAGGCTCTAAAACAAAGACTGCTGTAGAGGATGAATTTGATAGGAGATTAAAGCAAGACAAAGAAAAGAAAGAAGAAGAGTAAAAAAAAAAGAATCAGGGAGTTAGTTTATTTTCTCTCTGATTCTCTCTTTCTTTTATAAACAGCTCTGAATAATTTGTCGAACTGCCATCTTTGCTATACACTCACTTCCAAACTCACTGTCAAAGTAAAATCTAGACTTAGTAGAGATAATTTCAACCTCAAGCTCATCTCCATCTTTATCTACTGACTTCACAATTACTTTCACTGATTGCTTTCCTGGATCAATCTTATACTTATCCCAGAATATCTTAGGAACTTGAATAGGAGTATCGATTTCAGTTAGCTCCAAGTCACTTAAAGGAATTCCTAGATCTTCAACATCAATACTATCAGCTGTTATTGTATTGTACTTTGCATCAAATTCTAGAATAAGCATCTCTTTAAATCTCTCAGCTCCTCCAAATCCAGTCTCAGAAGTTACAGGGATTATAGAATTTTCATCATTAATCTGAAAAAGCGTACTATCCCATTTAAAAGTATCTCCCGGTTTTAGTTCTGGTGGATTACCCAAGAACTCTCTATTTTGAATTAAGTTCTCAGGTTTCAATGCATCTTCACTCCCTGGATCTACACCATCTTTTAATTTGGCTGGAAAATCACTACTCTCCCAATCCACTATTCCATTCAGCTTTGTTAATAGGTTAGGGATTTCAATGAAGTAGTAACGATCCTTTAACTTTTCATCACTAGGATCAAGACCGTGTTTCATGCCTCTACCGAAAATAGATAAAATCATAAGTGTATATATTTTACATTATTCTTAAAAGACTTCCAATCAATACTAGAAGTCATAACAAATCCATAATTAAAACACTCATACATTCCCTTAAGCCAAGTTTCTAGATTAGAGTTTATAACTACATTCTCACATCTAGAGTCTACTGGCTTTTTCTTTTTTACAGTACTCTCCCACTTTTCTACACTAGAATAACCTGCTCTTTCTGCCTGAGTTTGATTTGTAGTGTTTCCTTTATAGATTCTAACTAATTCTAATCTCTTCAGTGAATCTACATCCATGTTAACCAGGTCTTCTTTATTCTGAGGTTCTAGGACTCTTTTCTTCTCGTTAGTATCATAGACCTCTTTATAAATATCACCATTAGCCTCTAGTAGTTTTGCAAATTCTCTACCAATCATCACGTAGTCTGCACCTAAAGCAATACATTTTAGGATATCTGACGGACTCTTAATACCACCATCAGCAATAATCTTAGTCTGCTTTAATCCAACTCCTGTAGTCTTCTTAGTTGTATTTATGTCTATCAGAAGCGAAGCCATAGGATAATAGAAACCGTACTTCTCATAATCCACTAGTGATCCAGAACTTAAACCAACTCTTACATAATCAAAATCAGCTCTACAATAGTCTAGGTAAGTAGAAGGGTTTCCAATATTACCACCCATTATTGATACTCTAGGACCATAAATTCTTCTCAAGTTCTTTCCAATTTCTAGAACCTCTGTATCATGACCATTTCCAGCATCAATACAAATTCTAATCAGTGGTGTTGGAGACTTATTGATGTTAACTATAAAATGCTGCTTAACTTCCTCCTTACTGAAAGCTACAAAGATATAACCACAAGCCTCTAATCTAAATTCAATAGACTCAGTTCTCGGGATTACTGGCTTTATTCCATTATTAGGCCATATTTTCCAGTTTGAAGATCCCACTACAGCTTCCATTGGACTCGTAAAGATAGGTAGAGACGGTTCAACATCATCTACTGCAAAATTAAAATTACCTTGTACAGAATTACCTGAATTAAGCTCTGTAGGTAATAATGCTATGCCATCAAGTTCTAACATATTTTATAATTTTATACTACTATCTATAAGAAATTTAGGGCTTACATACTTATACTATCCATGTACCCAGTTAAGAGCTTTACATAATCCGCATATTCCTGAGTTTCAAATATCCACTCTCCCCTCTGTCTAGTCTCTTCTCCCGGATAATGTATGTCAACCTCTTTAAATACTCTACACGGATTGGCTTGAAGAATGAATACCTTGTTAGAAATATAGGCAACTTCTTCAATACTATGACTTACATTGATAATAGTAGGGTCATCTAGTGAAGGGTCATAGAATATCTTCAACATAATATTCTGTACTTCCCTCTTCATCTTAATATCCAATGCACCTGTAGCTTCATCAAATAAAATAATCTTTGAATTACAAGCTAGACAACGGGCAATAGCTACTCTCTGTTGTTGACCCCCGGATAGTTTAGAAGGGTATTTATCTACGTGATCCTTTAAACCTACACAATCTAGAAGTTCGAGGGCTCTATTCTTAGCTTCCGCCTCACTAATTCCTCTACAAGTCATAGGTATCATCACATTCTCTAATACAGTATACCACTCAAAGTTACTGTAAGTCTGAAATACCATTGGAAAACTGTGATTACTACTTACAGGCTCTCCATAAACTTTTACAGTACCTTCATTAAATTTACTAAGTCCTGCAATAACCTTTAACATCTGAGACTTACCACAACCTGAAGCTCCCATGATAGAAACTAGTTGAGCTTGACCAGGAATATCAGGGATGGTTAAGTTAAAATTCTCAAATAACTTATACTCATTAGGCAAGCCAGGGTTAAAGATGTGTGTTATATTCTCTAACTGGATTACTGGAGTTAGGTTATTATTCTGCTGACTACTTGGTAAATCAGAAGCCATCAGATTATCTATGTTTATTTGTCTACTCATTTTCTTTTGAATTTAAAGATTACTGGTTCGAATAATTTAATAATCTGATCCTGCAATATTCCAATCAAGATTATAATCAACAAGAGGGCATAAACACTATCAATCTGACTTTGCTTCGTCATTGTGTTTATTAAAGCTCCTAAACCACCATCTTTGTTTATATTTTCTGCAATAGTTACGTAAGTATAGGATATTGCTACTAAACTTCGAATATCACTATAAACTCTTGACATAACAAAAGGGACATATATCTTCCAGAATGTATCCCACTTTCCTAATCCGATAGTTTTAGCTGTCTGAAGGTATACATTATCTTTCGGGTTATTAGGGTCTTGTAATTCAGTAACTCTTTGTGTAACTACCGGAAGAATATAGATCAAAATACCAAGAGCCAAGAAACTAGCCTTCATATCAAATCCAATTCCGAATATAGCTACCATAATTCCACTAACTGCAGGAAGAGGTAAAAATCTTATTGCTTCTAGTGGCTTTTGGAACATAGCTCTAGGAAGTGGATATATACCTATAATAAAACCTGCAGGGATAGCTATAATCAGTGCATATACGTAGCCAAGCAGATTAAGAGAGATAGTATACCAGATATTACTAAAGAGCCTAGACTCCGTAATTAATCTAGGAATACTTGTTAATACATCTATCGGGTTTGGTAAAATTTTATTAGATATCCAACCCATCTTTGTAACTAGAAACCAAAAAAGTAGGAGGAATATACCCCCTACTATACCAGTTATTATTGATTTCTTGGATTCTAGACTTCCTCCGAATTTCAATAACTCCTTCATACTTCTCAATCTGCTAGCAAGTTAAGGTCTGTTGTACGGTAGTTGATGTTGTCTCCTTGAACCCCATCTTTAATAGCATGCTTAGGTCCATTTCCAACAACTACGATACGATTCTTATTAACTCCATACTGCTGAACTAGGTAATCTGCTACACTCTGAGCTCTTTTCTTTGATAGCTCTATGTTTGAATTATAATTACCTGTAGCATCTGTATTACCCTCAATTCGAATTCTAGTATTTGCGTAAGCCTGAACAATATCTACAAACTCACGGTCAATAATAGATCTAGCATCATTATCCAAAGTATATCCGGCAGTCGGGAAATTAATAGTAACTTTCTTATTACTAAATGCCGGTTTTGTTTCATCTGCTGTAGTCGGAGTTGCAAAGTTCTTCTCTACAGTACCGAAAGCTTCCTGTTTATTAGGCAACTTATTATCACTGACTACATTCTCAACAATATCAGTGTAAGCTACTTTAGACCAAGGTAATACTGACTTACATAAACCTAGCTGACTATACTGATAACTCATCTTACTATAAATTCTCTCACCAGTCATTCCAGAATAATCAGTACTAATTCCAAGCCAATTCTTTTCATCCTCTAGAGTTGCATAGTTAATAGTCTTTGATGAAGCTAGTGCAAATTCAACATCAGTCTCAAAGGCCTGTGCAAAACTTGATGCTGCCTCTTTGAATGCCTCTTTATTATTAGATACCTCTGAATTAGCTGCCAGGATCGCTTCTACAATTTTCTTAGCTAGATCAGAATTAGCCTCCAACCACTCTTTCTTAGCTATCAATCCATCAGAAACTAGCATATTAGACTGAGCTGTAGAAGTAAGTACATGAGCTCCGGAAAATGCTGCTACACAATCTTGATCATCGGGTGCCCAAACTGCTGCACAATCCACATTCTTAGACTTAAATAACTGTGCTGCCTCAATACCAGAACCTACTTTAACTGGAATAATATCAGACATCGACATTCCAGAGGTCTCTAGTGCATTAATTAATAAAGTATGACTTGCTGTTCCCTCAGAATATGCTACACGCTTTCCACGAAGATCTGAAACTGTCTTTACTGAATTATTAGCTACCAATGCATCAGCTCCAGCACTAAAATTAAGCAACATAAAATACTTTACATCAGTCATTGTACCTGCTGAACCCATTTCTACAGGCAGAGCATCTAGTGTACAATACTCAATGTCGACATCACCATTCTTCAGGGCTGATCTAGCGGCATCAAAATCATCCATAATTACAATCTTCAACTTAAGACCGTAATTTTTAGCGAAGAAGCTTTCATCAGATCCCTCAAGACCGCCATTACCCCATACGATTGGAGAGAATCCACAGTAAGTATTCACCACTACTGTAGCATCTGACTCCTTAGACTTACTACCTTTAGTTCCTCCAAATGCATAAATAATTGCACCTAGGATTGCTACTAGAACTGTAATAACCACAATTCTACCTGCTGTTGTTAATCTACTAAACATGATTTTTTATTTTAAAGTTAATATTTCTATTTTTGTTTAACACCATTGATGACCACCTCCCCGTTTAGCTGGAGTATTAGGAACTTCAACATAATCAACATCCTGGATATCCTCTGTTGAAAATGAAGTAAACTTATCATACTTATCCAAGATAGCCTGAACTTTAACATCATTGACTTCTTGACCTAAGTTATAATCCTCCAAGATACCATTAGAGTCATTGATAAATCTCTCCATCTCAGCAATACTCATATTAACGGTATTAGTGATATGCTCAATAGCTAGTTCTTCCTCTAGAGACTTAGTATCACCGTTCATAATAGCTGATATAGACTTTAGAGCAGACTGTTGAGCTTTCGCCTGTTCATATGCATCTTTACTTCTAGAGAGTTCAAGTTCACTTCCCTTAATTCTCTCTCCGGCAATGATCTCTAGCTTTTCTATAACTTTCTGATACTTCTCTGAAACTTCTATACGCTTTTTCTGAGATGTAATCATTTTATCCAAGTTAGCTACATCCTGGTTTAAGTTATTTATTGAAAGCTGAACTCTTAACTTATCATTTGGCTGTAATTCCTCTTCGCTTAGTTTTCTTTTCTGTATTTTTAGCTTGGATAGATTCTCAGCCATGTCACTTTCGTATTCCTCAAGCTTATTCTTCATCTTTATCAGAATACTTCTAAGTGTAGTGTTATTCTCATGTACTCCGGAAAGTTTGATCTTCATATTCTCAATCGAACGTTCAAGAATACTGATAGGATCAATCTTAACAAAAGCTCCTACAATCTTTCTGTTTATTTGTAGCCAGAGTAGAGATACCCACTTTCTAATGTCGCTGCTAGTAAGTACAAACAAGATAGCAGCTATTCCCACAAGTTCTGCTATAAAAACTAGTAAATTCTCTGCAGCGGAAATCAAGAACGGAAGAGCCTTGAAAAATCCAAATCCAAGACCAAGAGCTGCACCTATAGCCGTAATCTTGGCAAACGTTCCGCCAGGTCTATTAAACATGTCAGAGATTGATAAGTTCTTTCCCTGATTACCTACTGTTGGAAAACCTTTATTATCCATCATCTTAGATATTTAAGTTATTTATAATTTTTACATCATTATCCAAGACATTCATAAAGAAGTCGAATGTTGCTCTGAATTTCTGCTCTTCTTTATTAATCTCCTCCGTGGAAACCTGAATCTCCTGTTTGATTGAGTTAATACTAGCTTTCATTTCCTCAATACTCTTCTTCAGCTCTTCAATTTGACCTTGTCTTTTCTCAATCTCAAGCTCAGTATTAGAAATGACGCTCTCTTTATTTCCAATCTTTTCTAATCTCTTTGCCTCGAACTGACTCTGACCATCCTGCTTCTCTTCACTGATAAAAGCTCTGTAAGTCTCAATGCTCTTCAAAAGTACATCCTTACTAAATTCTGGATGTTGAGCTTTGAGCATAAGAAAGGCAGACTGCATTCTCTTCTCAATTGGATCACCGGTTGCTCTTAGACTTTCTGAAAAATTGCGGATCTCTAAGTAATTAGGTCCTGGCAAATTACGGTCTGCAAGTACTTCCCAAAGATGTTTAAGTCCCGCTTCATCTACTTCATTAATGACTGTAGAATACTGTGTCGTCGATGGTATCACAGTTGTCGTTGTTTGAGTCGGCGTCACTTCAGTTTTCTTTTCAACTTTCTGTTCACCTTCATCCTTAATAAAAAAACTTTTAAAATCCATCTTATTTATTTTTATTAATCTACATTTATAAGATTTTAAGGGGACAAGAAAAATAGAGACACAAAGGCCTCTACTTATTATCTCCAAATTTTTATAATCCACTTGAGCCAACACACTACTAGTATCCATTTCCCTAAGTTACAGTAGATATAAGTAAATGTTGGAAATATATTACAGCTACCGGAATGCTCTAGTCTAAAGTTCATGGAGTTGATCAGTAATTTCTTTTAATACTTGCTCAATTTCCTCTACAGTACAGTCATCTCCCAAGTATCCATGTTCCATACAGATATCCAATACTCCAATCCAATCTACATACTCTCCGTTAATTAGTGGAATGCCAAGGGATCTATCATCTATAAACAAATCTGCATGAACCTTAGGACTCTTTGACCACTTTCGCTGCTCAGGATTCAGGTTTATACCCCACAGATTAATACCTTCCTTTACTAACCAATTTCCAGCATTAAGCGAATAAAACCCATCTCTTACTGTATTCAGGATAATCTTTATACCCTTAGATTGCATCAACTTTAGTACAGGAATAGCTCCAATAGGTTTACCGATGTTAGGAAACTCATCTGTTACACAAGTTCCATCAAAATCTACAGCAACAATTTTAACTTTACCATCTTTCATAATCTTTCTTCTATTTTAATTAATCACATATAAGATATCTAGAAGGCTAAGTCGGTGAAAATATCCGCCCTAAACCAACCCGAGAACCTTATATATGTAAAGAAAAATAACATGGAAAAAGAACAAGATAAGGTTCTAGAGGAGACTCTAAAGAACCTTAAATCTACTTCAGCAAAGACTTGGATTAAGACAGGATTAATAGTAGGAGCTATATTTGGAGCCTACATCATTCTTAACCAATACTTTGGAATCTGTATAGATTGTTAAGTAGAAAGTTGAGTTTTATCGCATACTCAATATATAGACAAAAAGCAAGATTGACTTAAGAAGGTTCAAAAAGAAATCTTCAAAGTTTTAACGCAACAAATATTACTATGTTGTGGCTATGGATAATATTATCATTCCTCGCAGGAGTGGTAACAACTCTAGGGGTGTTGTTATATATAACAACTAGACCCTAAACTTTATAACCCTGCGGGGTTATTTTTTTTTCATATCCACTAAATCTCTTATATATGTAAAATATTCTGTATATTTTTGTTAAATTTAGTAATAAAGTCAGTCTGAGATGGATTGGCTTTATATTTTTTTCACCTCCTCTAAATCTCTTATATATGTAAAATATTCTATACATTTTTATTTTGCTCATTAATAGTAAAGTCAGCTCGAGAGGGGTTGGCTTTATTTTTTACACCGGACTCTGTATTAATAAGAAAAAAATAGAGGATAGACCCAGGAATAATAACTGAGTCTATCTTTTTTTGTTCCCTCTAGAAAGCTGCATTAACTATCTTAGAAAATATCTTATCAACTTCAGCTCTCTGGAATAATAGTGAATAACCTGTATATTTCAATTTTTTATCTTCCCATTGAGCTACAGGATATCCATTTTCAGCACTATATATATCCAGTTGTTTATTAAAAGGACAGTAAACTATATTACCGAAGGGATACTTATTAGCTCCTGGGGTTAAGAGATTTATTTTATATACACGATCACCCTGACTAACATAAAGCTCTATACAATCGGAAGGCAAGTGAAATAATATCTTAGCTTGATCGAATATAGCTTTAACTTTTGTAATTTCAGGTAATCCAGCACGAAAGAAGTCATTAATATCCTCTACTATAGAAAATTGTAATCTATTGTAATATAAAGATAACATTATTTAAAATCTATTTCGGACATGCAGTTATGATTTAGTGATAGCTTACATGTCTTGTTATTAAATGTTGCTACAGATTCCATATGACTTGAGAGCATAATACAGCCAATATTCATATCTGAGATCATATCTATACAAATGTCATGGTTCTGAGGATCTAGGTGTTTCAAGAATTCATCCATTACTAATATTCCTAGTCTAGTCACTATATTTTGTAAGAAATGAACATCTAAGACTGTCTTTTGTCCAGAACTACATGCAGCATAATCAACCCAGTTACCATTATTATTAAATTGAGATTCTAGGTTTAAGTGATCTCCGAATTTTGTATATTTCTTCACAACATAGTTTACATTTGTATCAGAGAATTGAGCTGCTAGTGATGTTAATATTTCGTAATAAATTTCACCAGTCGGACCAGTCATATTAATGTATTTCTGTAATTCTGCCTGCTTTTCTTGAATATCAGCTATAGCCACTTTATATGAATCTAGTTCTTTCTGTCTAGTTGCAAGATCTTCAGAATAAGTTTCAAAAGAATTCCACGCTGATAGATTAGATTCAATAAGAGACATAGTACTCATAAAATTGTCTGGGAGATAAACTTCTTCAGGCTTTACTAGTTTCTTCAGGTTATCTTCTACAGTCGCCGCTTTATTTTTTGCATTCTCTAGATCTCTTTCTACCTGACTTATGTGATTAATTTCAGACATAAGGATAGAAACTTGTTTATTCAGATCAGTTATTCTTTGAGAAATTGTTTGATAAAGGTTTGTAGAATTTTCCCAAGTCACCCTAAGCTCTTCAAATTCAGAATCTAGAGTTACTTTCTTTATTTTAAGCTCTTCTATTTTCTGTTCTAGTGCTCTCTTATGTTCTAGTGCTGCCTCAGAAGTTTGAATAGGTTGATGACAAGTTGGACAAATAGATCCCTTCTCAATATTCTGTGCCTCTAACCAAGCTTTATTACCCTCTGCTCTTAGGTCTTCAATTTCTTTAGCCTTATAATCTAGTTTTACCTTTATAGAGCCTAAGTTGTTAATTTCAGCCTGACTATCACTTATTACACTCTGAAGATTACTGATTTCTGCCTCTATAATATCCTTAGGGCGAAGTTTAAGTTTCTCTGTCTCCAACTCTCTTATTCTCTCTACAGAAGCATTCCACGTAGCCTGGAGAGAAGCTGTAGTAGTTACAAAAGAGCTCCACTCACTACTCTTCCTTTGAATTTCCATACCTTCGAGCCTGCTTTTTTCAAGATCGGCCTTAGAGATGTTTGGTAGTTGAATCTCTGATAGCTTAGTGTTGATGAACCTGATAATTTCCTCAGTAGAGTTGATTCTCTCTTTCCAAGCTCCTCCTTCTTTATCGAGGAGTTTAAGCATTGCAACTGCTGTGTCATGTAACGTATCAATTTTATCTAGTTTAAAAAATTTGCTAACTAAGAGAGATTTCTTCTCAACACTCATACCTCCGATTAATTGATTATGATCTGCATCTAGGAAGAATACATCTATATATTGAATAAACGGAAATCTAGCTCTTGCATCAGCTTCAAAGGCTTTTTTATTAGAATATTTTTGAGGAACATCATTTATCCACAATCCATATTCCTTTGTACCTCTTCTAAGTCTATAATTATTACCCTGATATATAAATTCAACTTCGGTAACACAATCTTTAGCTCCGAATTGAATAAAAGGATTAAGAGACATTAAACCTGCTGTATCTTTAGTATCTGCGAAGGCATACTTAATAGCAGATGTTAGTGAAGATTTTCCAGAACCATTGTCTCCTACTATCAATACCTTATCTCCCTTTGAAAAATATAGAGTAACTTCTTCAATAGACCTCCAGTTTCTACAGTAAAATTTTGTTAAAGTAAAGTCGAAGTCTATACAACCAGCATCAATATCAGGAACTTCTTTCAATACTTTAAGGTGAACAGGCATTAAGTTATTTGCTGTTATGTATTGATTGAAAAGCTCTTCTACATTATTTGCCGGATTATCCACTTGTACCATTGAATCATCCTCACCTCGTATTGCTGCTCTTCTATACTCTAACCAGGTCATTGTATCTCCGTGCCATCCATGTTGACTAATATCAGAGGTCCAGTTAAATTTCATCAAGTTATTATCTGGATTTAAGTCTACCCATTTCCATTCTTTAGTAACACAATCCAAGACAACACCCGTAAACTCTTCTGTCTCTCCCATCTTACACTTTTGAGGAATTCCTATAGATACATATTTTCCTATAGTAGCCTTCTTATGTATATCTCCACAAATAGCAAGATCAAATTTACTTTCATCTAATTCCTGAGACTGTATAAAATCACTGACAGCATAACAAATAGTAGCATGAGTTATAAGTACATCTACCTTTGTCGGAATCCATGAAAGATCGAAGACATCCTGATAATTACTAAAACCTATTACAGTATTATCGACCTGCTGAATAGTTTGATGTGCATATACTAAGTTATCTGGCAATACAACCCCTAGTAAAGAATCTTCAAACTTAGAATCAGAGGACTTACAATCTAGACAATGATTACCGTAAATTAACCAGCCATATGAAAATTCACTCATTATTCTGTGTAGGAACCTCTTAACTTCAGCTAGTACATATGGTCTGAGGATAGCTTTTTCTATAACATCACCAGCAAAAGCAATATAATCACAACCCTCGCTTTTCGCTACTTTTATTATATTTTCAGCTACAGTTCTACTCCCTTGATATAATCTATAGTCTGGGGTAGGATTCTTTGACGCATAAGAACCAATGTGAACGTCTGATACTATAAAAATCTTACTCATATTTGTTAATTGTTATTTTATATTATTATTACTTAAGACTTCATTATTGCTGCATAATTATCTATTAACCAATTCAAAACAGCATAAGAGTGTTTACAAAGTAAGGTAGTATATTGTTTTCTAGGCGGTTCAGTTAAAGAAGGACCTAGCTTAGTTTTTACAATATTAGATAAGAATACTGAATCTCGTTTCCCTAGAGTATATGCAGTTCTATATTTAAAATCTTCACAGTCACAGTATATTTTTATTTTATTATTCAAGTAAGCATTCATATTAAAATCAGGACTGAGTCTAACATAAACCTTGTGCTCACTCCCCGTATCTGATGTAACCTTAAACTTTAGAATCAGGTAATACGTATTGATTGTGTTCCTTCCAAATAGACCTGCTTTGAATTTATTAAGCAAACTCTCATTCTGTAATTCATGAAAAACCTTAACTAGCTCAACTTTACATGCACCTGCTTTCTGTTGTCTAGTATTATCTATGTTCATTAACTCCCCTATTGTAAATTGACTCGGGGATGAACCTCCTGTAAAAAATCCCATAAAATAAACTAATCTACTAAGTTAATATCGGTGATTGCTTTATTCTCACTACCACCTAAGCTAATCACAGTACCCCTATCCTTTACGTAAATTCCACTAAAAACAGGTGCACCAAATGTTGAGGATGATGTAAAAACTGGCTCAACCTTAGAAGAACTTAATAAAACGCCATCCTTAAATACTCTCAATGTATCAGGGTCATATGAATATGTTTCACCCTTTAAAGTTGTTATATTTATCATTTCCTATATTTAATTTATTTATCACATATATAAGAAACCTTGATGTGCTTATAGGAAAATTTGTAGAAAAAAAAAATAAAGCTCAAGTATAGGTTAATATTTTCACCCATCTCTGTTTTTAAATAATAACCGAAGGTAACTTTCTTAATTAATAATCCAGTTTCTTTGTCAATTAACCTGTAATATAGATAATAAGATACTATAAAACTACTCTCCTTAAATTTATTCTGTGTTATTACTATATCTACAGTCTCTGGATCTAAGTTACTAATATTATCTGGTTTCTTTAATATTAAGTAAAGTACCTATAATACTTAGTCTTTGCTAACATAATTAATAAGTTTTCCTTTAGGGTTTATTAAAGTTAATGTTATTCGTCTCTCTCTTTTATCATCCCTAACAGATACAACAGTTACAATAACAAAGCCTCTTATCTTAGTCCTAGATTCAGTTATTGCCAATATAATGGGATTACACATTACCTCACAGCCTATATAAAAATCCCAACCACCATCACTAGTAGGACTGAACCTAAATCCCTTCTTAAACTGCTTTACAATGTTTCTGTGATATTTCTTGTATAACATTATCTACTTCTTTATTTAATTCTCCATTATATTTTATTATAGTAATCGTACGTTTCTTCCGAGAAAATACTAATCCTACTTTCTGTATTAAATATACTATAATGCAAGAATTATCTATAAAAACTCCTCTTCGAAAACATGTCCAATCACTACCCTGTAATTTAGAACTCAATTTTCTCTTAAATTTCCTAACGTGTCTTCTATGATACTTTTTGTATAACATTTGTTATGTGTTGTTCAAGTTTACCATCAGGAGATACTAGTCTGTGACGATTCATACTGCAATCTATACATACTACTTTATTATCAACAGTAAAAGGCTTTCTGATAATTGTTTCAACCACATCATATTGTAAGCTATTTTTATAAGTAATCCTAGCTCCAACTTTAAACTGCCTGATGTAGTCTCTATGATATTTCTTATACAGCATCTTCTATAAATTTCATACTATCCCCCTTTATACCTGATCCATACATTAAAGGCACCTGTACTGGAAGATCACTAATAGCAAGCTTAATTACTGAAATATCTATACTAAAACCAATAGGAAATAGTAAATTTATAAAAGGTTCACCAACGACCTCACAATCTATTTCTTTACCATACTTAGAAAACTTAAACTTAGTTCCTATCTTAAATCGTCTAATATAGTTTCTGTGATATTTTTTATATAACATCTCAAGTATAAGATTTCTCTGTTAATATATCTGTATAGGTTCCTTCCATCTTATTATGCCATTAGAATGTATTATGGCAAACGGAAACTATATATTACCTATGACATTTATACAAATCTCCTGATTACTATCAATGTAAGGTTTTTTTAAGACTTGTAGTTCATCTGTAACCTTCTCTACTGCAAAGGTATCTGGATCACGCTTATAATAACTGAGCTTAAACTTACCACCTACCTTAAACTGCTTAACATAGTCTTTATGATATTTTTTGTAAAGCATTATATTCACTTGCAATTTTTCCGTTAGCATTTACCAGTAACAATTCTAAGGTCTCTGGAAAAATACGTGAACGAGTTATTATTACTGAAATCTTAATCCACCATGTTCCATCTTCAATAAAAGGGTTACTATTTACTTGAAGATCACTCATCCACCAAATAAACTTATCTCCTTTCTTAAACTGCTTTACAAAATTTCTATGATATTTTTTATATAACATATAGATTCTTATTAATTTTACCTCCTGGTAACACTAATTTCCACCAAATATAACCAGAACCTCTTACCTCAATGTAATTAGTACGCTCAAAATAATAAGGTCCATCTTTTACTATCTCAGTTAAATTATTATTAGCTATAAACTTAAACCTAGTTCCTATCTTAAACTGGCTGACAAAGTTTCTGTGATATTTCTTATATAACATCATATTTTATTAATTTACCATTGGACTTTATTAATTTCCACCAAAGATAATGACCCGGGGATACCTCAATACAATTATTACCCTTAGAATAAAAAGGCTCTACTTCAACCATATATGGCCTATCACTACCACTCCACCTAAACTTAGCTCCTATCTTGAATTGTTTAACAAAGTTTCTGTGATATTTTTTGTATAACATTATCTAATTCAGATTTATTTAACTTTCCATTCCAATCTACTACAGTAACATTACATGTCCTCAAATAAAGTGGTAAAATTACGGCAGAAATATATGGTAGAATATCACGATTACAAATTACAAAGACAATGAAAGGTGATTTTAGGTTACATCCTGTAGAGTGTATACTAACTACAACATCTCTCTTAAATTTTCTAATAAAGTCTCTATGAATCTTTTTATATAGCATCAGTCTTCTAACCACTTTACTTTATCTTTTACCCTTGTAGTGCCTTTAAGTAAACCTGCCAAGCGAACTAATTCCCACATTCGATCAACTGGAAAAGTACTGCAAACAACTTCAATACTGATATTATATTTACTTATACGAGGTTTGCTAGTAACTTTAAACACTTCTCTAAAAAATCTAAACCTTCTTCCTATCCAATACTCTCTAATGTACTGTCTGTGAATTTTCTTATATAGCATTAATCTAACCAAGTTATTAGGTTATCATACGATCGACCACTATCTAAACTTAATATAACGCTATGTGACAATATTCCACCACGATCTATCATAATATAAATTCTATTCTTATCGTATTTATGTATAAATGGTTCTTTGGTAATTTTACATATTTTCTTAAAACCAGCAAACCTATACTTTCTTCCTACTCTAAATTGTCTAACGTATTGTCTATGAATCTTCTTATACAACATATATTACAATAACTTAACATTCTCAATAGTACCGTCACTAAATATTAAAGTAAACTTAGTATGGAACCCAAAACTGTAATCATCCCTTGAAACTGGAATCCGTATACAGTAAGCTCTATCCCATACAGTTTTATCAATTATAGGTTTTCCTGTACAATGAATAAGAGCTGTAACAGTAATATTTTCACCTTTACTATTATCATCAATGTACATATACTCAAATCTGGTTCCTTTCTTAAATTCCCTAATAAAGTTTCTATGATATTTTTTATATAGCATAATTTGAAGGCCATAATTTCTCAATTCTTCTGACAAGCTTACCAAGACGAGAGATGATAACTTTAGTTCCGCAATCAGTAGTTACAAGAACTCCATTACAGACTACTACTAAGTTTTGTGAAAGTAATCCATTGTTAAATTCATCAAGTCTCCTAATATAGTTTCTATGATATTTTTTATACAACATCTTCTTTTATTTTTATATCATGATTAATTTTACCTCCCGAGAATATTAACGTCCATTCATAAGTACATCTAATACAAATTTCGCCATAATCACTATCAATGAAGGGTTCTGATATAATCTTATCACCTCCACCTATATCAAACATTAATATAGCTCCTTTCTTAAATTGGCTAACGTAATTTCTGTGATATTTCTTATACAACATGTTCTCCTACTATTTTTATATCATAATTAATAAATCCTGACGGGTATATTAATGTCCAAACCGAAATAATACTATTACTTTGAAATTCAATGTGTTGATAATACGTAGAATAATAAGGTTCTTTAATAACTGTATACGTATAACATTTATAATTGTATTTAAATCTAGTCCCTTTCTTAAATTGTCTAATGTAATTTCTATGATATTTTTTATACAGCATTTAGTACATTTATTTTATAATTAATAGATCCACTTGAGAATATTAAGGGCCAAATACCAAAATAACTACTACTCTGAAATTCAATACGATGATTAACATTAGAATAATGAGGCTCTTTAACTACTTCATAGAGTGGGGAATCAAGGCGATAACATTTAACTCCTTTCTTAAACTTCCTTATAAAATTTCTATGATATTTCTTATACAGCATACTCTAGCCAAGTATTTTTATACTATTTCTACTAATAGATCCTCCCGGGAATACTAGTATCCAATTAGGGTCTCTACTATGATTACTCTCAAATCTTATACAATGATCGTTAGAATAATAAGGATCACGAACAACTGTATAAAATGAGAAATAAATATTATACTTAACCTTAGTTCCTTTCCTAAACTTCCTTACAAAGTTTCTATGATATTTCTTATATAACATGACACAATGGTCTGAGTTTTCCATTAGAATATACTAAATTCATACAGCAACACATGCACTTGTCACCAATAGGTAGCCTACAAAGCCCAACCATGATTACTGCTGTAGGTAAATTATAGTTATAGTAGCTGCAGTCTACAAAGGGGCTGGAATCTACTATAAATTCAGAACAATCAAGCACTATCTTAACACCTTCCTTGAATTGTCTAACAAAGTTTTTATGATATTTTTTATATAGCATAACTTACTTATTTTTTCAGTACTATCATCATTAACTATACTTATACCATCACTTAATTGACCTCCTGGATATACTAAAGTCCAACAGCCAGATTTATTACCAGATATGTAAATTCTTCCACTATTTTCACACCATGGTTCTACCTCAATAGCCTCTGGTCTAAAACCTCTATACCTAAACTTAACATCTTTCTTAAATTGGCTAACGTATTTTTTATGATATTTTTTATATAGCATAACTTACTTATTTTTTCAGTTTCAGGTACAGGTACATTATCATCATCGTTAACTATACTTATTTTATTGCTTAATTTACCATCAGGTTCTATTATGCATATATCAGCACCAACAGCAACATTTATAGAAACATTATATCCCCAGTATCTATGACCCACGTGACTTATACAAATACCTATGAAAGGATTGAATATAACTGAGAGAATAGGTTCATTTGCTCTAGATCCATTAAACCTAAACTTAACACCTCTCTTGAATTGTCTAACGTAGGATCTATGATATTTTTTGTATAGCATCTTTTAATTCTTTATAACGTGTACATATAAGATCTCGTAGATTTCCTAACATGATTCTTATAGTATTTTTTGTACAGTTTTTTATAAATATATTTCTGTTTACTACACCACTATGAAATATCAACGATTCCTTCATATTATCTATACCTATAAAACGATTATATATTACAATCGGTTCCTTAAGTACAACATACTCTACATTAGTATCAATAATTGTATTGCCGCTGATTTTAATTCTTATAATAAACTTAACACCTTTTCTAAATTTCCTAATGTAGTCTCTATGATACTTCTTATACAACATGGCGTGTAATTATTATCCTGGCAAATTTTCCGTTTATAGATATTAAGTATATTTCAGCATCACCTCCACCTATACAAACCAGCTTTCCAGATATAAAAGGTTTATTGGTAACTACATTAATCGTATGAAGGGATCTATGTATAAATTCAACTCCAACCTTAAATTGCCTTACAAAGTTTCTGTGATACTTCTTATATAACATTATCCTACTATTTCTATATCTTTCTTCATTATCAACTTACCATTTTGAGATATCAGGACCCGAGGTAGAAAAATATCCATAATACGTATCTGTGAAAATTCAATATAAGGACCTCTCTGTATAATAGTACAACTACCATCAAAGTGAACTTTAATTTTTGTTCCAACTTTAAACGGTCTAATGTAGTTTCTATGAAATTTCTTATATAACATACTACCTCCTTCTATTTATTATTTCTATATCTTTTCTTAACCTGCCCTTGCGAGTCATCAGAGTACGAATTCGTAAATTATCTATAATACGTATCTGTGAATATTCGATATAAGGGGCTCTCTGTATAGTAGTTGTACAATTGTTTTCAAGGTGTAATTTAATCTTTGTTCCAACCTTGAATTGCTTAACAAAGTCTCTGTGATATTTCTTATATAACATATACTATTCACCTATTATTTCTATATCCTCTCTTAACTTGCCATTCATACGTATCAGTTTCCGAATCATAAAATCATCTTCAATAAGTATCCATGAAGGATGATAAAGATCGACATGAGGATCTCTCAGTACAGTAGTTATATCACTATTATCAAGGTGTACTTTAATCTTTGTTCCATACCTAAACTGTCTAACAAAGTTTCTATGATATTTCTTGTATAACATCTTCTATTACCTTTATATAATCATTAATTTTACCATTATAGAATACTACTTCTACCCAAACTCTGTTGTATTTACCTAGTATCTTAATATCATTATCCTTGGAAATACGTGGTTCTATTTCTACTATATCTTTTTCACAGGGAGAATACTTATCCCTAAATTTAGTTCTCTTCTTAAACTGTCTAACAAAGTTCCTATGATATTTTTTATATAACATGTATATATTTAAATTCGTTACTTAATCTACCATCTTCAAATACTAGGATCAACCCCTTATAAACATACCAAGTCTATCAAAAAAAGGTTCTGTATTTATAAAAATATCTCGACACTCATCAATAGTAGGTCCAGATAATATTTCTACTTCAGCTTTATCCAATTCAAACTTAATCTTAACTCCTTTCTTAAATTGGCTAACAAGGTTCCTGTGATATTTTTTGTATAGCATCTTTATTTTCTCTTAATCTACCATCAGCATACACTATAGTCCATTGACTCCAATAATGAGATTTATCATCAGAAATAAATTCTATCGCTATAAGAATCTCCCGATACTCATCAATAAAAGGTTCCAATATTATTTCTCCTTCATGTTTATCAAATTCAAACTTAAACTTAGTTCCTATCTTAAACTGGCTAATATATTTCCTATGATATTTTTTATACAGCATCTTCTATAAAACTTCAATATCATCTGCCAATCTACCATCAGCATACATAAGACAAAGATCGTAATCATCAGACTCTCCCCAATATACGATAATAATATTTCCTTTACAAATAGGATTTCGTCTAATCTGGCGTTCACCACTAGCAAATTTAAATTCAAATCTAGTTCCTATCCTAAATTGCTTTACAAAATTTCTATGATATTTCTTGTATAACATTTATTTTTATCTTTTTATATAAGGATTATTCATCTTCTGATATACGAAAAAAAAAAAATAATTCCCCATAATCGAGGAACCTATACTACCCTACTATATCCAGTCCTATATTTAATCTTCCGTATTCATCTACTAGAACAAAAATACCAAGACAAAGATTAACAATAATTCTCCTTGGCGGATAGAATTCAATAATAGGGTTACTAATTAATGTAAATACAGAAAAATTATTAGTATTTCTATCCTTAATCTTCTTACTTATAACCTTAACATCTTTCTTGAATCGTCTAACGTAGGATCTATGATACTTTTTATATAACATGTAGATACCTATTAACTCTACCTCCCGAATGTACTAAAGTCCATATATATTCACCATCTTCTATATCAATTCTAGACGATGAAAAATTAGGTAGATAAGGTTCTTTAGTAACTTCAATAATAGTTTTGATACACATAACCTTAGCTCCTTTCTTAAATTGCTTTACAAAATTTCTATGATACTTTTTATATAACATGTAGGTACTTATTAATTTTACCACTAAAGTATACTAAAGTCCATGTACATGATTTACCATCTTTTATATAAATTCTAGATGGTGAAGGATCAGGTATATAAGGTTCTATTGTAACTCTATATCCATTACCATTTCCATATCTGCCTACGATGAACTTAACTTCTTTCTTAAATCGGCTAACAAAGTTCCTATGATATTTTTTATACAGCATTTCGCAATCTACCACTAATAAATACTACAAACATAAACACACCGGAATTATAATAGTTCATTGCCTTTATCAAAATTCCATCTTTATCAATAAAAGGTTCTCCAATAACTAAGTACTTACCTCCACTAAGATAAACTGTAACACCCTTCTTAAATTGCTTTACATAGGATCTATGATATTTTTTATACAACATCTTCTTCTATTTTGATACTATAATATTACGATTAATATTAATAGATCCTTCCGAATATATTATTACCCAGTGATCTTCTTTTTTAATAATATCTTCAAATATATAAATATATATATATATATATATATATATATATATATATGTGCTAAATGTATCTCTATTACTCACCACTAATCTAGTTACTGTAGCTTTGTAGGAAATAAAACAACCTAACCTAATAACTTTCTTTCCTTTCCTAAACTTTCTAATGTAGGATCTATGATATTTCTTGTATAACATTTTATTTATTTACTTTTACTAATTGTCCGTCACGATTAATTATAGTCGTCTGAACTGGAATATAAGTGTAAGCCCTAATTACCTTAGAGATTATATTAATATTAATAAAAAACTCATTTATAAAAGGTTCACCAACGACCTCACATATCTCTTTTTTATTATTAATATAATTACTCATAAACCTAAATCCCTTCTTGAATTGACTAACGTATGATCTATGATATTTCTTGTATAACATTGTATTTCATTAATTTGCCATCAAATTCTATTAAAATCCAATAATCATTATAACCAATGTAAACTCTTCTTCCATATTTCATTATAGAAGGTTCAACAAAAACTTGATCAATAATTTCAAAATCACCTTCAAGTTTAACACCTATCTTAAACTTTCTAACGTAGGATCTATGATATTTCTTGTATAGCATTTATATTATCAACTAATCGACCGGATGGCATTACTAGAGTCCAGGGACCGTATTTACTATCAATAATACGAATTGTTCCTCCAACATAATACGGCTCTATAGTAATTTTTCCTTTAACACCATTATTATACCTAACTTTAGCTCCTTTCTTGAATCGGCTAATAAAGTTCCTATGATATTTCTTGTATAACATCTTATTTCAACATTTCGAGAGCATTTCTTTTACTAATCTACCAAGACTATTAACTATTACTCTTATGTGATATCCACCAAAAATATTCACAACCACTGATTTATGTTTAATATAAGGATTTCCAGATGTCATATAAGATCCTGGGATAGAACATTTACTAAATCTATATCCACTCCTAAATTGCTTAACGTAGTTTCTATGATATTTTTTATACAACATCTTCTATAAATTTTACCTTCTTATATACAATAATACCCAATGAGCTTATTAAATTCCAATTCAACTGTCGTTTCGTACTACATATTATAGATGATACGAATATGCAACTTTTAAAAATGCAAGGATCTTTAAGAACTTCATAAGTATTATTATAACTTTCCAATTTAAATCTAACTCCAACCTTAAATTTCTTGACAAAGTCTTTATGATACTTCTTATACAGCATCTTCTATAAATTTTAATCTATCCTTGCCTAGTCTACCATCTGGAAAAACTATAGTCCAATGTTCTGGAAAATTATCAATATCACCATTCTGAATTACCATAGCATCTACATGTATAACATAACGGTAATTCATTATAAAAGGTTCAACTTCAACCTCCTTAAACCCATCAAAGCCCTCATGTCTAAACTTAACTCCCTTCTTAAATTTCTTGACAAAGTCTCTATGATATTTTTTGTATAGCATATTATTTTTACATCATATCACGATTAATAGATCCATTCGAGAATACTAGAAGTGCACGAATACCACTATCAGTCATCACACTAATATTACTTAGAGTATAGTTAGAATTAGGTTCTCCAATTGTGTACGATGACCTTCCACTACTCCACCAAAACTTAGTTCCTTTCTTAAACTGTCTAACGAATTTCCTATGATATTTCTTATATAGCATATTAATCATCTATATCCTCTCATTCAAGTTATCTACATCAAATAGTAACTTACCTTTATAATCTATTAAGTATATATTGGAATATCTATTAGTAATAAGCTCATGGCAGGAGGCAACTACGTATGATGTAAAATTAACTTCTGGCTCAGTAGAAATTCGACCCATGTATATACCTTTACCTTGACCAATTTGCTTCTTGATTACAGTTCCCTTCTTAAACTGCCTAATATATTCTCTATGATATTTCTTGTACAACATATAGATTCTTATTAATTTCACCTCTCGAATATACTAGATCCCAACAGCTATATTTACTATCTTTCATAAAAATAAATCCATTGCATATATAAGGCTCTTTCCTGACTGTTTCTACTGAACATCTATTCCACTTAAACTTAGCTCCTTTCTTGAATCGGCTAACGTAATTTCTGTGATATTTCTTATACAACATGGATATCACCAATTAATTGACCCTCCGATGATACTAGAGCCAAATTATGATGTTCACTATCAATCAAGCGGATATTTCTTCTCCAAAAAGCTTTATCATAATATGGTTCAACAACAACCTCAACAACCATTTCTTCATGATTGTAAAAACTAAACTTAAACTTAACTCCTTTCTTAAGTTGTTTAATGTAATTCCTATGATATTTTTTGTATAATATATAGGTACTTATTAATTTTACCGTTCGGATATAATAGATTCCAAATTCCTTCATTATTAGTCATTCGGATTACCGAGACAAAAGCATCATAATAAGGATCTCTTTCAACTGTATATCTTGATCTTGAATATCTAATACCATCTCCATAAGCAAACTTAACACCTTTCTTAAATTGCTTGATAAAATTCCTATGATATTTCTTGTACAGCATTTTATAATTTCTACTTCAACTAATTGACCGCTTGGAAATATTAGAAATAAGTCATTTTTACTACCAGTTATGCGAATATTTCTTCTCCAAGACCTTCCATCATAATACGGTTCTCTTTCAACTACATCTTTATAATCCTTATTATAAGTTTTATAGCTAAATTCAACACCTTTCTTAAATTGGCTAACAAAGTTTCTATGATATTTCTTGTACAACATGTAGATTCTCATTAATTTGACCTCCTTGATATACTAGGTTCCAATAGCCCTTACCACTAATCATGCGAATTGCCTTAAGAATTCCATCATAATATGGTTCTGTTTCAACTATATATCTGTATATTCCCGTCGTACCAAACACAGCTCTAAACTTAAATTGCTTGACAAAGTTTCTATGATATTTCTTGTATAACATATAGATTATTATTTAATTGACCATCTGGATATAATAGATTCCCTTATAAAGTTTTTAAGAATTTTACCTTCTGAATGCACTAAAAACCACACACCGCCTCCATTATCCTTTATATAAATAGAATTTCTACCTATTATTAGTTTTGCATTTGTAAATTCTCTAAAACGTGCAAATACCTTACTAACATTTCTAACAAAATTCCTATGATATTTCTTGTATAACATTTATAAGGTTTTTAAAAGTTGTACCATCAAAAAGCACTATTATCTGATCTACTACTTGACTTGGACGTTCCTGAGAGTAGACGAAGCAGTGTATATTTCCACATTCAATATGAGGTTCTTTATCAACTACACATTTATAAACTTTAGTTTCTGAACCTTTTATTATATACTCAACTATAACACCTTTCTTAAATCGCTTTACGTAATTCCTATGATATTTTTTGTATAACATGTAGGTACTTATTAATTTTACCTCCCGGAAATACTAAATCACATATACACCTTCTATTATCCTCTATGCAAATAAAACCTCCACTCGCTAAAAAACCTCTTACAACTTTTCTAAGACACACATCACCTATAGCCTTAAACTCAGTTCCTTTCCTAAACTGCCTAATGAAGCTCCTATGATATTTTTTATACAACATATATAGTCTTATTAATTTTACCTTCCGGATATACTAGGGTCCAACTATTGTACGTTGTTTTACTAGTTATATAAATACTTCTATCAATAGGAGAAATCACTATCTCATCTACAATACTCTCCGAATAATGATCCTCGTAACAAAGCTCTCCATTAACTTTCTCAACCACACCATCAGCTACCTTAATTAATGAATAAAGAGTGTATTTAAACTTAGCACCTTCTTTAAATTGGCTAACGAAGTTTCTGTGGTATTTTTTGTATAACATCTTCTACTAGTTCAATTCTATGATTAATTTTACCATCTGAAGATACTAGAGCCCACCTAATCCAACCACCAGGTTCATCAATAGTAGTATCAACAGTTATGTAAGATCTCCCAGTCACTAAATTCAACCTAGGAAAAGGTCTTGTAGTAACGGTTTGAATATCACTATCTTTTCTCAATTTAGCACCTTTCTTAAATTGACTAACGTAGTTCCTGTGATACTTCTTATACAGCATTTTCTTCTATTATTTTTATACTTCGTTCAATCCTACCTCCTGGAAATACTAGAGTCCAACCAAATTTTTTACCTGTCATGTTAATACCTCTATTATAAAAAGGTTCTTTCCTAACTATATCCTTATAAATTTCACCACTATAAGCTTTAAAACCATACCTAGTTCCCATTTTAAACTGCTTTACAAAATTTCTATGATATTTTTTATATAACATCTTTTTCTATTTTGATATTATAATTAATCTTACCATCTAAGAATATTAAGACCCAGCTACCAGACCTGCAAACCCCACTATAAACATAAGGCTCTATCACAACTTTCTCCCTATAATAAGCTTTAAACCAAAACTCAGTTCCTTTCCTAAACTGACTAATATAGTTCCTGTGATATTTCTTATATAACATGTATAGACTTCTTTCTAACTCTACCATCTGAGGATACTAGAATCCAACGACCAGTACGTTTACCAGCCACATAAATTCCTCCATAGTAAGGCCTTATTTCAACTTCATCAACATCAACTACATCTCTATCAAACATTTTATCTGGAGAAGTCGTCGGACAACCAAATTCAACACCTCTCTTAAACTGTCTAACGTAGGATCTATGATATTTTTTATATAACATATATAGACTTCTTTTTAATTATACCATTCGAAAATACTAGAATCCAACTGCCATGTCTACGTTTATCAACCACATAAATCCCGCGAGGCTCTATTTTAATTTTATCAACTACACCTCTTTCATATATTTTATCAGGTGAAAGAGAAGGACGATCAAATTCAACGCCTTTCTTAAATTGGCTGACGTAGGATCTGTGATATTTTTTATATAACATCTTTTTCTATTTTAATCTTACAATTAGTAGTTCCATTTGAAAATACTAGAATCAAATCATAATTAATTCCAGTTATGCGGATATTTCCATAACCTATATAAGTATAAGGCTCTTTATTGACTACATCCCTATGAGTTTCATAACTAAACTCAGTTCCTTTCTTAAACTGCCTAATATATTCTCTATGATATTTTTTATATAGCATTATATTACTTTTATATTTCGTTCAATCCTACCAATTGAATATACTAGAATCCATCTATATTTATCACCATTTACATGAATCTCATGAAAATCAACTTTAAAATAAGGCTCTACTTCAACTACCTCTGCTGAATACTCTTTATACCTAAACTTAACGCCTTTCTTAAACTGACTAACGTAGGATCTGTGATATTTTTTATATAACATCCTTTTTTATTTTAATCTTATAATCAATTCTACCTTCTGGGAATACTAAAGTCCATTTACTGAATTTACCAATCACTTGAATCTCAACTTCATAATGATTTGTAAAAACATCAATAATACTAGGCTCTATTACAACTATATCCCTACAAATTCCTTTATACTCAAACTTAATTCCGGATCTAAATTGCTTGACATAATTTCTATGATATTTCTTGTACAACATATTTTCTATAAACTTTCATCCATATATAAGTGATTATTGGGACTAAAAAAAGAAGAGAGAAGGCATTAACCAACTCTCTTTCTTGTTATCTCTCCTTAATCTTTATACATAGAAGAGTCTAGTCGTGAGATAAAATTATTATAATATTGTTCTGAAATTCCTGAGATATTATACTTCTTACAGAACTCCATAAACTCTGAACTTGTTCCTATATGACCTATTGTACCATACTTATTAACTACGATATCTCTAACTTCATTGAATCTAGGGAACTTACTAACATCGAACGTAGACATCTGAGTTTTATACATATCCAGATTTTCTACATCACTATAATCGCCACCTAAGATTCTAAGAATAGCTTGAGTTGAATCAGTACCAGTCTTCTTTGATACTCCTAACATGTTATGACCAAAACCAAGAGCATCAGTCATACAATGGTAATCATACAGACTAACTCCCTTAGCTTTAATCTCATCAGGTATAGTTAAGTACATCTGATCATAGGTTATTATCTCTGGATTACTACCTTTCTTTGGTAATGAGAAATAATCCATCTTTGGGCTTAGGTTATATTTCCAATCTGAATCTTTTGTAACTAGAATACTTGGTTTGTCTTCAGGGTTATAAAGAAATCCGGTAGAAGCCCAACTTAGATCATCAGCTTCCCAACCCTCAACTAAGATAGATGGAACTCCGAAATATCCTAAGTCATTAATAATAGCATACTTAGCTTTATACTTTACGCTATTCATGTAAGCTTCATCTTTTACTTTTTCTATTTCTTCTTCAGTGTGTGTTCCTTCAGCTATAAAATCCTCTACTTTCTTATCATCCCAGTAAACTCTATCACCTTTATATTCAGTGAAATCTTTAACCAAGTAAGTTCTATAATATCCACCAAAGTCTTTACTCCATTTATCTCCAATCAGAATAGTTTTATCAGCACATATTCCATAATCTTTTCCGAGTTTTGCTAAGGTTTGAATTACAGACTTTATCAGATCAGCTTCAGTATATTCTCCTCTCTTCTTACCAGCACTTACAGCAAATGTATTTCTAGAAAGGATATATGAGAAATCTATTAATGCGTACTTATATTTATTACAGATCATTATTTAAAACTAAAATAAAAGAGCTTGAAGAGTTTTTTATCCTCCCCAAGACTCTTGATTATTATAAACTTTACTAGAATGGAAGATTTCCGTTGTTTCCTCCAGCCGCTGTTGTAGTATTTCCAGCATTACCAAAATTTGCAAAACTTGGTGCACTGAAAGGCGCTGACTGCTGAACTCCAGGGTTATTATTATTTACTGGAGCACCTGTAATTGGAGACGCCTGAAATACTGGAGGAGTCTGGAAAGGTGCTGTATTATTATTCTGGACATTAACTACATTTGGCTGAGCTGCTGTCGGTGCATTATTCTGAAGCATTGGATCATTTGTTGTAACTGGCTCTGCTATAGTACTATTAACAGCATTATTTGTATCCTGAATAGCCTGTGCAATAGCTGCATTTACGTCCATTCCATTACTTGCTGCTTTTGCTGTACGAATCGCTGCTAGTCTATGAGACATAAACTCCATGACCTCCTTCATTAGTGGTGCATTAAACAGTCTTCTATACTCTGGACGCTCACCTTCTTCTTCACGTCTAGCCTGCCAACCTAGGAATGTAGCTAGAGGATCCTGCATCAACTCCATATCCTCTTCTGGAATAACAATATCCTTAACTCCAATATTAGATCCGATATAGTGACTAATCTTAACATCAAATCCAGCTCCTGAAGATGCCTTACCGATTGTCATCATAATACATCCACCACGATTTGTAAGATCTCTGTTATAGATATCCTTTAGCCACTGATCATCTCCACCTCTCTCAAAAATTTTATCCTTAATGTCTGCATCTACATTAGTAATAAAACCTTTTGCTGTAGAGATAAACAAACCAGCAAACTTCTCACGATCTGGATTTCGACCTGTATTTCCCTCACTCCATCTCTGTGCACAATAGCCGTTAAAGATAGTGTAGTTACGGCGGCGAATAAGATCTCTGCAAATGTCCTGGTTGTTCTTTGCATCTAGCTCTTTATACAACTCCTCAAATACCATTCTAGTCTGATGTAGGAGTTGCTCTTCCTCGTTCGTAAGTGAAGATACAATTCGTCCAGTCTGATCTCTCATAATGAAACCCTCCTTTGGAAGAATCTTCACCCAAGTTGCTCTCTCCTCCTCTGTACCATCTGCATTCTTGTACTTTCTAGGAATTGAGACCTCTAGAGTATTAAACAAAGTTACATAAGGATGATTGGTTACTACACTATCAACAGGCAAAATCTGATATCTACCAAAATTACCGTTAAAGTTTAGAGCAACCTTCTCCAACTTCTTCTCATTTGACTTCTGAGCACGTTTCATCAAAGGTAACTGCTGCTCCTTTAGTCTTGCCATGAATTCTTCTACTTTGTTCATAAAAATAATAATTTAAAAAATTAATTAATTAAATAGGTTTTATAAAAGTTTTTTATTTATTTATCATCAAGTATAAGAAACTTCCTGCTTCTCAACTTCCTTTTTTATTTTTTTTTTCAATTAATACAGAGTCCAGGTGTAAAAAAAAAATAAAGCCTAATCTACTATAGACTAAGCTTTAAATGATCTTACTATTTCTTTCTTCTCAATTCATCTTTAATCTGTGTAATAAGATCTGTGGCCTTTCTTAGATCATCTTTCCCTATCGACTCTCGCTTCATAGATTCAAGAGCTATAGATAAATAATTTACAGCTCTCATAGACGTATCTTTCAGCATGTCCATTCCGATAGAAGATCTCTGAAACTCCTTAACACTCCCCGGCAAAACATCATAATCTATACCAAGCTCCTTCTTATAGATTGAATTAACTACTGGAATAAAACTTGGAATAGAGACTAATGATACCAACCTCTTTGCTACTCTAGTTAGGTCTGTACTTGGATCAATACTAACACAACAGCCCTTCTTAGAATCATAACTAAAACTCCACTTAATATACACCAAGTGGTTTTGTAAGGTGTTCTGCCATCTTAGTAGTGTTTCAGTTCCTACATGCTTTAAGTTGAACCACTTCTTTAATTCACTGTAAGATATCTTTCCCTTGAAATCAGTCTTCTCAAGTTCCGATAAGATAACGACAGCTCTGTTTAAAGTTATATTACCACTTCTTGCCATAATTATAAGTTTTTTTTTCACTTATAAGAAATTCTGGCGTTCTAGGGAGTTACCATCTTCCTCGGTATGTCTTGAAAATAGTACCATCACCTTTTACAATATAGCATAAGAAGTGAGTTAGTAAAAGTACCCTGAGTATAAACATGTTTCTACCCGGCATAAATAATTCTAACTCTACTTTATATGCAGCTCTATCCACTATACTACCCTCTACTAAACCTGATAAAACTAGTCTAGCCGTCTTCTTACACAACATTACTCTGGTTTGTATAATATCTCAAATTGTCTAGGTCTAAGGGAAAATATCTTATCTCTATCATACTTACTTACATCCCCGAGACAAATCCAATCCGAGTCACTACTAACTTTAACTATAGGCAGAAGATCAGGGGTAATATATTCGTAAGACCCATCATCATACTTTCTCGTAGATAACACATAAACACCATCATCCTCTATTCTCTCTACCTTCGATTTATCTGATAACCATGTTGGAGGTGTAGTATTATCTATCTTTCTCCAACACTTAATTCTCTTTGGATATGCTGGATTCTCTCCTCTCTGAACAAATATTTTCATACAGCTCCTAAATTTAAAAACTCTATACTATCATTATGCACCTTCTCCTTAGTCTGGCGAAGAATAGATGCAAATAACTTATCAATCTCAGTACCATTAAAAGTATCTAAGTATCCTGGGTGTTGAGATAGAAACCTAATAAACATCTCTACACTATTCCTTCTAAAAAACTGTACCCTAGAGATTGTTTTCCATGATGTATACATATTCTTACAATCCTCGGCTAGCTCTTTATCCTTCCTCCAGAACATCAACTTCTCTAGGTAATAATTCTTCTTACTACTATTATCCTCCTCCTTGTAATATCCATAGATCTCTTCACTCTTCAATCTCTCTATCTTTAAAAACGGCCTAAGTACAGCAGATCTATTTAGTTTCATTGCATTCTCTCCCGCTAACTTAAATTCCTCCTCACTAAGACCTACTAAATCCGACAACCTGAATAATAAGAATGAATAGTGCTTCTCAAAAATCTCTAATGAATATTCAAAACTCTTTACAACCATCCTTAGTAAGTCATCATTAAACCTACACTTTATAAAACAATTTCCGTCGTATAATGATGTAAACTTACGAACATTTATACCAGAACTGGATGGAAATATAAAACACGTATCTGAAAACTCTCCAAGCCTGTCTAAGTATAAGTGAGCAGTAGTTGATAACGGATACTCTAAGTCCATTACAATAACCGAAATAATAGTCTTTTCCGGTTGTTTTAATACATAAATCTCATTACTCTCCATATAGTATAATTTTATTCTCTCTTAATGACTTCTTAACATCTATAACTCTCTGATTCTCACTACCTACCCATGGCTTACTAGGTGACTTGAGACTAGAGATAAACGGACCATCACAAAGAACATCTATAAACTTAAGACATTCCTCCCGATATCCCCCTGACTTCATAATATTCTCCCATGTGTATCCAGTATAAATCCAGATAGTCTTAGTTTCTCCAAATCTCTCCTTAAACCTCTTACATAAATCTAGAATTCCCTCTACGTTCGGCTCTGATAAACAATCTCCTCCAGTTAGTGTAATTCCAGAAATATACTCAGGCTCTGCTTCCTTAATTAATTCTTCAAAATCAGCCTCCGTCCATGGTCTAGAATTCTCAGGCTCTAATTCCCAAGTCTCCTTATTAAAACACTCTAGACAATGATGCGGACAATAACTGAAAAAATAAACATTTCTCAAACCAACTCCATTTAGTAAGTCAGCTTTGTAAATTTGAATTATTCTCATTTTATTATTATATATTTACTACTTCCACTGATATTGGCTTAACATAACACGTACTTCCATTCCACCTCAACCAATTCTCTCGTACTATCGATAAATTCTCTGCTATATATGACTCTAAGATCTTGGCTAACTTTATAGAAACTGATTTATCACCTCTATTAAAATTCACAGATACCGTCATTACTAGGTCCCTGTTATAGTATTTATCTGCACTGAAGCTTATATCCTCAATTAAAAAATAAACTCCTCCTAATATGCCTAACTGACTCTTTATGACCTTGAGAACTAATATCTTTACTATCGGATTTACTATAACTCTGTCAGGCGTAAACGAAGAAAATACATCACGCCATTCTCTGTTATAATTTTTCCAGTCTTCCCCTAGAGTCTCCTTATCTACTATAAAATGACAGTCAAGATTAGAAAAGAACTCAAAAAACATAATAGACCTATGACTCGGATTGAAGATAAAACCTGGCTTACCAATAATTAACCTAATCTCATCACTACTTAAATCATCATAGGGAATCTCAAAGTCTATCCTGCCATATTTTCCAGCATACCCGACAATACTACATCTACATAACTTTCGCTTATTACTCTCTATCCCAATTCCATTCCACTTCGAAATAATCAACTTGTCTCCTCGTCTTAGAAATGTAGGCTTAAATAACTCATTACATAACTCTAATTTCTCATCCAACTCTTTCTTCTCTAAGTATTGGTAAAAAATAATTGAAATAATAAAAGTACACAAAAAACTCAAAATAAACATCACTTCTCTCAATTATTCATTCACTTATAAGATAACTTAGTCAATGAATCAGAGTTTTTCACTTTAACAAAAAAAAATAATAGAGAAGGATATAATCTCCCTCTCCCCTAATTTTCATAATAGCTTTCTCCAGGCCTTTATGATACAATACTTTATAAATCTCTGTAGCGTAATCTGTTTTCCCCAACCACTACACTTAACTTCTCTATCTTTTCTAACTTCATGACACTTCGGATTAATACTCTCTCCATCTCCGGTTACAGGGTCCTCATTCTTCTTCACAAACTCTGGACACTTACATTTCCACTTATAACTCCAACCTAGATCTCCTCCATATTCATCCTTATTACACCACTTACAATTCTTACAATAATTTCTTTCCATATCTAATTAATTTTAAAAATACTAACTTCCAAAATCTCCCTAACGTAAGCTTCTTTCTATATAAAGGGCAAACTCGATAATCCTTACTGCTGTCCTCATATTTCTCAGTCAACTCGTCTACCCAATTTCCTCCCTTTATGTTATTCCTAACTCCACTCTTAAACTCTTTCCAAAACTCGGGCAATCTATTCGCATCTAACCCTCTGACGGCTCCGCAAGGGACATACTCTACTCTGCCATCTATGAAATTATGTAACGTTGCCTTAGGATTTGTACAATAATAACTCCAACCTGTAATTTCCTGCTTGTGATGACTACAGAACTTACAATCTTTACAAAAATTTACTCTCTTTCCCATTATAACTTCTTTATTAATTTTAAACCAGTGGCTCTAAAACCTGTTTCATCTGCTGGCTTTTTTGTTCTTACTACTTCAAAATAATTCTCTAGATCATTGGCTTTTGGAGATTTATTATAATTATGCTTACTATAAATCTCAGTCAATACTTCTTTAGCTTCCTTATTAGAGTATACTTCCCCTACAGAAAACCGCTGATAAATTTCTTCTTTCATTCCATCCTTATTCATTACAGTAGCTGAATATTCTCTATCAACATAAGTAACATTATAACCATTAGCTTTACATCTCTCCGGTCCAAGAACTAGGTAATAATTCTTATAGATTAGTGGAACTTGATCAAGGATAACACTAACCTCACTCTCACTAAAACCACTCTCACATAGGGTTTTCAGTTTATCATTGAATGAAGAAAGTGTATTAAAGTGTTCTATAAAATCTAAGATAGGCTTCTCTAATAACTTCTCATTCTCTTCCATAACTTGTCTAATACTCTCACCCATATCCTCTTCAAATTTATCTAAAAAATTATCCTCTGTAAAAATACTCTTCCCTATCTCTCCTACATAGTATTTAATATTCCTAGTAAGATCTGATTCAATATTGTTTGAGTTTTTTAAAGTTAAAGAGGATGTTATTTTCTTGTTATAGAATATATTTAGACAGTTTTTTATATAACTTCTCAACTCTATAAATTCTTCAGTAAGTTTACCGGTAGCATCTCTAACAAAATACTTCGGATCTCCAACTCCTAGTACATTATTTAAGTCATCTACAGTTTTATAAGTATTAAAGAAATTTACTATTGAACCGTCATCATCATCCTCAAACCATTCTCTTCTATATACTCTTAAATCTTTAAACCTATTATGTATTAAACTCTCATGTCTTTCTGTACCTCCTGGAATTGTATATAAAACTTTACAGAATGGATTATGTAAGTAGTAAGTATTAAACCTTCTCTCATCATTTCCTCCATCTCCTGTATAACCTATTTTATAATAAGTTTTAATATTTCCTTTACCTTCCTGAAGATCTTCACCTTTTGATATTATTAAGTAAATCATAGCTTCTCCAATATTTTTACACCTTCAACTCTTTTTCCTTCTACAGTCTTAGTCGCTCTCACAACCTTGAAATAATTCTCTATATCATTAGCTTTAGGAATTTTATTATATCCATAGCTATTGTATATTCCAGTCAACCACTCTTTTATCTCTTTATTAGAATAGATTTTTCCTAGTTCAAAGGTTTTATGAATTTCTTTTTTCATTTCTCCTTTATCCATTACCAAATCTTCATATTCTTTTCTGATATCTGTAACACTATAACCATTAGCCTTACATCTTTCAGGACCGAGGACTAGATAGTATTTCTTGTAAGTTAGTGGAATTTGATCAAGAATAGCTGACATCTCATACTCACTAAAACCACTCTCACACAAGGCCTTCATCTTATCATTAAAATTTGAAAGATTATTAAATTCTTCTATAAATCTACTAACTTCGCCACCTTTATTCATCAATCCCTTTTTCACCAAAGTATTAAAGACTGAAAATCGATCTTTATAGTCAATCTGCTGTATATCGAATGCTCTCTGCTCTGCAATTAAAACTAAGTTATTAAGAACTGGGAACATATCTTTACCAGAGTGCTCATTAATAGCTATATAATCGTACTTATAGTTAGACGCGTTAGTATCTCTTTTGTACTTTTCAGTTAGGGTATGTTTAAATTCTGTAGTGTCATAAGTAGAAAGTAACTCATTGGTTTTTTTCATTTTAAACTCTATAAACTTATTAAATTCTTCTTGAGTCTTTATATTTTTGCTAGTCTTATAATAAAACTCTGCCCTATTCTTCCAAGGATTACTATCGTTTCTCTGTCTCCCTAGGATCTGAGGTAAATCTAGAGAAATATCGACTGCTAGGGTCTCAACATTTGCGTCACTGATTATAACTGTTCTAGCATTTGTCGAATAAAAATCGGCTCCTAAGTAAACTGTTCTTGTACAAAAGGTAAACATTTTATGCGGCTGACCTAATAATGGTATATCTCCAATTTCCCACTTTGAACCTAATCTTCTCTTTAGTTTTTTCTTATTATCCGGTGTATCTGCTATCATAATATTACACTGATCAGGCTTTAATCCACACTTATTAATTATTCCGATAATATTTACAACTGAATTTACAAAGAAACAAACTTCTTTCGATTCTATTGTTTGTATATTTCCTTGTTCATCTTTGTAGCTCATCTTTTCAAAATTTCCCTCCAGGTACTCTTTGATAATTTTATAAGCAGGCTCATTCACACTCTTACATGTTCTCACTTTTAAATCTGGTTTAAGTATTCTACAAGGATCCTCAGTTTCCCAATCTAATTCATAATAAGGAAGATCTTTAAACTCATCTAGTCTTTCTAAGTATTCATCGATCATTGGAGTGGCTGAAAGATAACAAACCTTCTGCAATCCTTGAAGATGATGTACAAATTCTAACTCTGTATCACTCTTAAAACGACTATCTGTGAAAATACTCTGAAATTCATCAATAACTACTCTAAAATTTTTCATTCTATCCCCTAGAGTTTCCTTTACAATCCTGAAAGAATCGTAGGTAACTATAATCTTTACAGGAAAACCGGAAAGACTTCTATTAAGAGAATACGAATTTATTAGATTCTTTAAGGCTTCTATAATCTCTTGCTGTGTAGTCTCCGGAGTAATGTCTGTAAGCTTAGTCGGAACAATACCTGATGATCTATTAAACTTTTCAAGATCTTTATCAGTAGTCTCATCCTGATCTAGACTATTATTAACATAGAGTACTTCTCCAGGGTGTTGTTTCTCTTTATTCCTTAGTAGTAATTTTCTTGGAGAACAAAGAATAACATTTTCAGAGTTGGTTAGGCAGTACTCTGTAAAACCACAACCAGGTATCTTTTTATCTACAATACATGGCTCCTCCGGAATAACAAAATCCTTCCACTGTGACATAAACCTGATTCCCGCAGGAACCGTAATCTTAATCTTTTTCATTTTATTTATTTTTTTTTTGTTAAACATCTCGAATTGTGGAAAAATCAAGTCGCAGAAGGAGCCCATTTCCCTAAGAGGTATTCCTCTTTCATCCCTTCTAATTAATCAATTATAAGATAAATAGATTATTAAATCAGTAAATTTGTGGAAATATCAACTGAAATTTTACGAACATCTAATATAATATTTTCCCAAAAAAAAATTCCACACCTTTATTTAACTTACTCTAACTAACTCTCCCTCACTCCTCCATTCATCCACCCCTCTTCTCCTTCTCTCCTTTCAGTCGATCAGTAAAGAGGGTTGCACGATGCGCCTCAGCCGGCGAAGCCTGAATTGAAGTAATATTATTTCCTCTTTAATTGACTTAACTAATTTAAATAGACTAACTAAATGAGGCTTTTGTTTAATCTCTTTAAAGAAAATAAAAATAGATTAATTAGGGTTTATTAGATATCTCTTTAGGGATATCAACCAATTCATCACCCACCCCCTCTGGATAGCCGGCTGGCGTTTATCCAGGGGGATTAGGTGGGGAGGGATTGGGGAAACGCTCCCTACTCGACCTATTTTCACCACATCAAGCAGAAAAAAAAGAAGAGTCTACCTAACCCTTCTTTTTCTATTTATTCTTTATCTTTCTTTCTTTCTATTCTTATACATCATACCAGCCCCAATACCAGTTACTGCTAAAGCAGGTAGACCATATTTTAAAGCGCCGGACTTAATAATTTTTCCTCTATTAAAAGCTGCTTTCCCCTTTATTTTATTTACCTCCCGGTCTGTTACTTCTTTACCAAATTTTTCTTCAATACCTTTTACTTCCTTTTCTAAGTCTGAATCTATTCGTTTTAATGTATCATTATGACGGTTTTTTAACTTAATCTTTTCCATTCCTAAACTATCAATCTCCTTTAAATGTTTACCTCTATTACTAAGCTTCTCATCGAGCATCTTCATCTCACTCTCTATTTCTCCATCAATTTCCTTAAGAGATTTGTCATATCTGGATTTAGCAGAATTTCTCATCCACTCTGCCTCACCTTTTGCTTGATTAATACGTTTATCATAGACTTCTTTATTATCAGCTACTAGATCATTTATTTGTTTATTATAGAAAGTTTTATTATCATGAACGTCATATAGTGTTTTTCCAAGTCCAATTCCAGCTCCAACAGCTCCAATACCTGTAAGTCCTATTCCAATTTTTCTATTACGATCTCTAGATTCCTCTTCTGCAAATTCCTTTTGAGCAGCCTGGTATCCTTCACAGAATGCCTTTTCTTCTATAGCAGATATTAGATCTTCCTCACTATAGATACTAAATACTTTTCTTGTAATTCTCATTTTATTTATAGTTTTATTAGTTTATTCTCTTTCAAATTTAAGGTACGAAAAAAAAAACGGTTTAAGAATGGTGAAAAAAGAAAGCCCCACAACCAGGGCTTTTTCTTTATTTAAGGACTTCTTTCAGGTAATCTCTTATTCCATCTCCTGTTTCATCAAGTTCCCAGATATCAAGGTCATTTATTTTCTGGAACCACTCCAACAGATTTCCTACCTTAACCTCTACTATATCATCTTCATTTAGTATAATATAGTCTGATGGTTTTGAACAAGTATTCCTATATATTTCAGCATGACTACGTTCTTCACCTGAATATACAACTTTCCAACTTGATTTATCGACAACTAACCACATAATATTTAATTTATTTATTGTTTGTTATTCACTTATAAGACTTACAGACAGATTAAAGCGAAAAAGAAAAATAAAGCCAACCCCTCTCGAGCTGACTTTACTAATAATATGGAAAATAAACAACAAAGTATATTCACTTATAAGGGTTTGTTCGGATTTTAATTCTCCCCTTCCCTTTTTCTTCTTTCTAGTTCTTCTTTTGCTATTCTTTTTCTTTTAGCATGATGAATTCTAGAAAGAGCATCAACAGCACCAGCACCACCCAAGCCTACTGCAGCTCCGATTAACGCTCCTCTAGGTACAGAAGAATTAAGATGACTTGCACCTCCTATTGCTGCACCAGAGATAAGACTACCGCCGTAAAGTAGAGCTCTATTCTTTCTAAAGTTCTTTTCTTCTTCAGGTGTTCTTTCTCTACTAGTGTTTTCTAAGTACTTGGTTGGTTTATTTCTTAGTCTATCGTAATCCCATTCTTCTCTATAGCCTATATATTTTTCAGCAGGGATATCATCATTTGATTTAGAAAAACGTTTAATTCTCATTTTATCTATAGTTTTTATTAGTTTACTTTCTCTCTTTCAAATTTAAGGACAGGAAATAAAAAATAAAAAAAAAATAAAGCCAACTCTCTCGAACTGACTTTACCGTTGACATATTGCTTAAATAAACAAATTCTACTTGCATATATAAGATTTTTAGCCGAAGTAAGAAATAATAAAGGCTGGGAACTTTAATTATATATTCCCAACTCTTTGTTCAACTTTTTATATTATTTTCCGTTATTCTTCTTTTTCAATACACTTAAATTAGCTTTTATAGAAACTGCTCTTAAGTGGGTATGGTTATTGTGAAAGTTTATAAAATCATTAATAATATCTTGATTTGTAAATACAACCTTTGAGTTTTTATCTTCACTATCATTATTAAGTGAATTTATTAATAGTTCTTTATTTTGATTTACTAACCAACTTTTAAAAACTTCTTTAAATGTGAGATCATAATGATCTATATGAAAACTATTACTATCTAAAATTAAATCTCCTGTAATTGGACAATTGAATGGGAGTTTATTAATATATTTATTTCTTTCTTCGATTATTATTTGAGATATTGCATTTCTACAGGCACATTCTATCTTTTTGTCAATAGAAGTGCTGCTTATGCACTCATTAAATGAAATATCTGTATTAGTGTTATCTATTCTATAAATCCAAAAACACTTATTCTTCCAAGTTGGGTTAATCCTTACTTCAATGTGATCAATTCCGACTCCTTGTTTTTTAGTCCAATTTGGATGATTCTTAAAGATAGCTATTAAAAATTCATAATCACTCGGATCAGATACTAAACCATTATACTTGTATAATAGTTCTCTGCACTTTTCTGTTAATTGCTTTTTATTCATATAAAGATTAAATTTAAAGAAAAGTAACAGAGGGATTCTTACAGCCCTCCATTACTGATTTTTACATATTTTTTCTTATTTTAAATTCTTTCTCTTTACCATCATTGAATTTAGTTTTTCCTTGAGCAGTCTTACTAAAACCTAGGTATCCGTTCCGAAATTTCTTTAAGTTCTAATTTTCTTAAAGACTAGACTATATCATTACCTATATTTCAAGGTAGCTCGCACTTCGAAAATTGGAATTTCACCAATAATCTACTCCCTATCAGGATAGTCGTTGCACTTTCTCTGTTTCCAGAGCTTAGCACAGGATTAGCATCTCAGCCTTCCCTGTTAGCCTTAAAGAGAATCCTTTAAGACACCCTAGATTTCTAGGTTCACGAGCTTTTCACTTATAAATTTCTTTATAAGGGGACAAATTAGTTCATCCTTCTGATACCGATTGTGTTAGTAGAACCGCACTTAGGACAGGTATAATTCTCTTCGAAAGGTAATGAATCATCTCCTATCCAATGATTACCACATTCACGACATCTATTCTGAGCATGATTAATACTCTGATACATACCAAGGCTCATTGAATATCGAAGAAGACTTTTAATACCTTCATTCATTTCTGGAGCGATAGATGGAATTCTCACATGACAGATACAACCTCCAACTGATAATGGGAAAAATACAGATTCTTTCTTTATCTTCTCTATTTGTATAATGTCATCTTCTACATTCATATGGAAAGAGTTAGTAAAGAATCCATTATTAGTTACTCCTTTAACCTTGCCATATTCTTTGATAAATTGTTCACACGCCAATGGCAGCCAACTTTCCCCGGGGGTACCATAGAGGGCCCATAATAATCCATCTTCTTTTTTATAGCGTGCGATATTTTCATTAATATGCTTCAAGGTTTCTACTGCAAAACTACTATCTTCAGACAATTTTTTACCTAGATGTAGTTTAGTTAGTTCATGTAATCCACCGTAACCAAAGCTAATTGTTGATTTCTTAAGTACAGGTTCAATACAGTCATCCGGACCAAGTGTACCTCCGTCAAATCCACCTTCCATAAATACTAGTGGATCACACGAAGCCTTGAGTTTATAGAGATAATTAGCAGTTTTCTTACCAATATTTCTACCAATTGACATATAGTAATCAAGTACATCAAAGAATTGTTTATTTTCTGTTTTTGCCTTCATATAGATCATAGGCAAGTTAAGTGAAACAACGCCGAGATTACAACGATAGATCTCAAATTCGTCATTTTCATTTTGCGGTATATAAGTTCCTGATCCTTTAAATTCAGGACCAAGGAATGCTCTACACTTTAACCTTCTAGAGGTTAACGGACTATCTCTTCAGAGGTGATTAGTCTCTGCTTCGCGCTTCGAAATAAGGAGTTTCACCCTAAATCTACTCTACTTGGTTATTCATAATATCACTTATCTAATAGTGCAATATTATTATCCGTTCGATAGTCTCTACACTTTATTGAATTAGTTCTAACTTATAATTATTAGTTTTATAAATTTTATTTAGTTTTAGCTGTTCTGTTATTTTATTTTTATTTTTCAAATTTTCATCTCTTATTAATTTAGATATGGACTCATATATTTTTGAAAAACCAGTATTAAGATCCGTGTACATTACTTGAATTCCTCGCTTAGGAGATTTTTTGATATTTTTCATTTTCTCCCTAAACTCAGGATCTCTCCACATCTCTTTTCGTTTCTCAATAATATTATCCCTATACTCCTTACTTTTCCACGCAGCTTTAACACCTTTAGATACTTTATTTCTATATTTGTCTGATTTCCATAGATCCTTCATTTCTTTTGATCTCTTTTCCTTAAATTCCAAATTACTCCACTGTAATTTTGCAGCAGATGACATCTTTTCTAATGCATCACTATCGAACTCAGATTTATTAGATTTTCCACCAGGCTTAATATTATATCCATTACTAATTGAATTATACTTAGTTATATAATAAATTTCTAGTTCATCTAATTTTGTTTTTACTTCTGCTTTAGTTGGAAGATCTATCTCTTCTAATATACTAAACTCAAAAGCTTCGTATCCGTATTTTTTAACTGCTTTATCGAAGTAAAAGTTTCCTCTTGCTTTCCTATGTTCATGCTGCCGTCTAACTAAATGAATAGTTTGACCAACATAATATTTTATCTCCGTTTCACTCTTTCTATGAGTATATAAATAAATATATCCTTTCATATTAGTAATTTAACGAAAGAACTAATTCAATCTTAGCACGGTATTATCTATCTGAGAATTAGAGCTTTCTCAGCAGCCTTCACCGTTAGCACTAATAGGTTAATCAATCCTATCAGAACACCCTAGTTTTCTAGGTTCACGAAGTTTTACATGAGCTGTTTCTTAAATTCCCAGAATTCTCAGATTTCTTAGGGGTTTCTAAAGTTCTTAACTTAGATTCCTAGATTTCTTAGATTCTAGTGTTCTTAGATCCGACCCATGGGGCTCACGACTACTTTATATTTATGATATATCTCTCCGACATATCCAGCATCGAGTGATAAAAAGTCAGGATACATACAATTTTTTGCAGTTTCTACAGCTCGATCAAATAGGTCTTCCATTGGAGCTCCCTCGCCATGAAGTTCACTATCGTACAAAAATACAAGCTTAGGGAAAAGTACTGGCACTTTAGCATTCTCTTTACCCTGGCCACCTCTACGTACATCAAGGAATACTTCACTTAGCATCTTAGACCAACGATCAGTACCATGACCGAATGTAAACGTTATGACAACTTGTCTTTAATTTTCATTAAAGGTTAGACTATATCATCTTCCATTAATCTGGAAGGATTGCACTTCGGAATAAGGAATTTCACCTTAAACCTACTCCCTCTCGGGATAGTCGTTACACTTTCTTACTTATCTAGTAAGCTTAGCACGGTATTACCAGCTACCCATTTCTGGGCCTTAGGCTTTCTTAGAGAGTGTATTCTTTAACTCATTGATGGTTAAAATTATATAACTCTTACCGTTAGCATTATAATCAATACCTAATACTTTCGCAACTGTTGTTTTAATATATACATTGTTAAATTTATCTACTCTAGCAAAATGTTTTCCTTTGTAGGAGAGTCTATTGTTTTCCAAGTTAGTTACTTTACTTAACTGTTTCATTGCTAACCGGTCATTGTAGATCTTTTCTGCACAGTCTATCATACTTCCATATAGATCTAATGTATCTAAGTCTATAATCTTTATGGCTCTAAGGGCATCTTTACCCTTTCTACCATAAGACGGATTATTCTCTCCTCTCTGGGAAATTCTCATTTTTGCTTTTGTATATTCAGATTTCAGTCCATTATACCCTCCGTACTCCAGGTTATACCCTTTTCCGTGGTCTATAATAGTATCCAAAGTTGCGATATAATAGATCTCTCGTTCATTAAGCTCATCTAATGATGAACAATGTTCTATGATTTCTATTTCGAAATTAGTTATTCCATATTTCCTGATAGCTCGATATAGAGGGTAATTGTAACATTCAGCATTTTTATTAAACCCCGTTTCCTCGTGCAATCTGGTTCTGTTATTGAAATCAACGGTCTGTCCTATGTACAGTTTATTGTTGATAGTATTTGTTATTTTATAGATTACCCCGAAATATCCGACATAATCTTCTTCCGTAAACTTCTTATTAAATTTCTGTTTTTTCATAATTCATTAGAATTTATTTACGAAAGTATTATTTGATTATAATACACCCTAGATTTCTAGGTTCACAATCTTTTCATTAGCAAATTACTTTACTAAGGCGCCCATAATTTGACTTGACGCAAAATCTCCACGTGAGCTAGCAATCGAATTCATACTGTGTTCCATGTGTTGATATTGCTGCTCCGCCTCACGTCTAACTCGATTATATGCATATTTATCAGCCAAGGATTTATCTACATTACCTCCGGCCTCTTTAATTAGATCTTTATACTGTTCGATGTAGAATTTGTAAGATTTTTCAGCATACTTAGCAAACACCCGGTCGATTTCTGGGATAGTGAAGCCTCCATATTGTTGTCCCGCTGCAGCGGAGATTAGATCCGTAGTTACTGACATTGCTGCTGCTAGAGATTTAGGCTCAGTATAATCTAGGTTAGCCAAACTAAAACCACCTTCAAGCACTCGACCTAGATTAAAAAGGCAACAATTGAAAGTACTAAGTCTATCTTTCATATCATGTATGTAGATAAAACCTTTCTCAGCAGCCTCTAGTTCTTCAGGGTTTAGAAACAATCTTTTATATTTCTCTTTCTGCATCTCACCGAACAGGATACTTCTCTTTGTTGAAACTAGTAAAGAGTCAGCATTAGCATTACTTCTATCCTCTTTATAGGATAGTTCAAGAGTTTTAGCATCAACTGCCTCCATGATTTTCAATGCACTCTCTTTATAATTTCGATACTGCCTGTAGCTTTCGGCAACTCTATGAAAACCAGAATCATCAAGAGCTACTTCTACGATATTATGAAGTTTTCTTACACCAATTTCAGGTTCAGTAATAAGTTCTAGGACTCGATCAGATACTTTCTTACAATCCTCATCAGACATTACTTGGAGAATTCTTTCAGCGCTTTTTCGGATTGCTGTATGAATTTTCTCACGATCAAATGCCTCAGTAAATCCTTTCTGCTTTTTCTTTACTGTAATTTCACTGTCAATCATTTCTTTTTGTTTTTAAGTAAACTAATATCAGTCAAGTTCCATAGTATCCAGCCATATATACTAAGAACTATTTTCACAAGTTTTCTAAGATATAATTTATTCCTAGACCTAAGAGAAAAATAAAACTCATCATTGTGAAGTATAGGATCATTGTAGATATTCTTCCTGGCCTTTTCATAGTTTTTCTTTGAATTTATTTAGGAAGTCAGTTTTCTCTCTGGTATAGCAATTTCCAGTTTCAATAGACCTATATACAACACACGGAATCCATTTTCTAGTACTTGGGTCTTTAAGTTCTCCCTCCTCTAAAACCACATATTCGTTACCGGTTTTACTGAATATATAAACTTTACCTTTCATAATTTATAATATTTATTTATCACTTTCAAATATGAGGTTTTAGGTGGAAGTTATAGGAGAATCTTTAAAAAATGCCTAGTAAATTAGTAATCAGGTTATCGTTATCATTAGGTAGTCCTCCGAAATCGCTACAATTGACTTCAGTGATAGTAGTTTCCTCAATAACCTCACCTACTGTTTCGCTAGATAGGTCGTAATTAATTTTTTCTTTAGTTACAAATGATATTTCTTTTTTCTGTAAGCACCCTGTCTTAGAGTAGTTAGCATCTGCGTCTCTAAATTCTTTTGCCCAGTATCTTGCCCAATCAGATTCAAATACAGAGTTTATAGTATCATCATCGCCCCAATCTTTAGGAGAGGTACCAGCGGGGAAGAATTTGTCTAGTAGTCCGGGTTTTGGTTTAGGGCAATCTAGTCTAATATCAACCTCAGTATAATTTCCGTCGATTAGTAGTGAAGTATCGGAATCAGTCTGTTTGAATTCCCAATAAAAGTAGCCTGGTTTATTTCCTTGTTTCCATAGACCATTATTACTTAGTAGGTCATCCCAGATATCATCAATAAGAACTACGGTATTATCAGCAGTTCCGGTAGTAGTTATAAGTGTTTGGTCTTGAAGGACTTGAGAATTATCATAGATCCATGGTTGACCTTTAATAGTTACAGTGTTGCTCATGTTATATTTAAAAATTAAGGAAAAGAAAAAAGAAGTATAACAAACAACTTTACATTATTCATTATACTTTCTTTTATATTCTATAGTTTATTTTTCATCGATAGTTAGTTTCTCAGCCGCCATCAGATAAGAATAGACGTTAAAGAATTCGCTATCATAAGGTGGGAAGTGTATAAAGTCAGTTGAGAAGTGTCTATTAATCATGCCTATAACTTCTTTATCACCAGCTTCGATATATTTTTTGAAGAAGTAAGCTAGACCTCCCAAGATAAGAATACCTTCCACCACATCAATTTGATTAGAGTATTCGTTTTCAACTAATTCAAGAACTTCCTCTAAGTATTTTTTAGTAAATTCGTCTACCTGTTTAGAGATATCATATTTAACACCTCTTCTCACAAAAGTTCCATTATTATCTAGGATTTTCTGAGCTTCTTTAACGGAGATTTGATATTTATACTCTTTGAATAGGTAGTCTACAATTTTATAAGCTATTCGAATGACTCCAGTATTTTCTAGACCAACCGCAGTACCAGAGCTTGACTTAGAATTAACGATCTCACAGCAGTCAACGGTTAAGAATCCACCATCAATGATAATAAAGTTTTTCAATTTTGGTTCATTCTTAGGGTCTTTAATATCTAGTCCTCTTTCGTAGTATGCTAGTTTACAGCTTAATCCTTGAGGTAAGCACATAAAATAGTTGTCATCGCGAATCATAAGGACATCTCTCAGGTGGTCTAGGAGTTCATCTGCTTTATCTGAAAATGCCATACTAAGACCGATTACAACTTTATCGAATCTATCTGCACCTCCGTATTTCTTTAGAAGGTAAGAGATCCAGATTGGGTAGACAGCTTTAAGATCTTCAAAATTTTCAAGTTTCATAATATTAGATCTTGAAGTTTTAAGAGCTGACGGACCGATAATATAGTAATTAAGACCTAGCTGGAACATTACATCATCATCTGCTTCCATAGGTTGATCTACTTTAGCTACAGCCGAAATAAATTTATCAAACTGTAGAGCACCTGTTTCAGTATAATAAGCCACTTTTACATTTGAATAGCCTAAGTCAATTGCTAAGATTCTCATAATTTTTCTATAATATTTTTTAATGATTCTAAGACTTCTTTTTTCAATTTCTGTGATTTTAATTCTTCTATAAAAATGTTAAAATATTCTTTTGGCATATCGGGTAGTAATTCAGTGAAGCCGTTAGCAATAAGTCCAATACCGAATAAGTTATTTTCAAATCTTACTATAATGAGTTGTTGAATATCACCATCTCCCGAAGTATTTTTATAACCCAATAATAATTCACCTTTTAACAATGAAGAGTGAATACTACACCAGACTTCATTAGCAACTTCCTCTGAATTAGTCCAACCGAATAGTTCCATAATATTATTTTAAAATTTACCAGAATGACCAAAACCACCACCTCGATCGTTAGTAGTATCAATCTCAGAGACTTCAACGGAATTAACGTCATTTACAAGTTTACCTACTACGAATTGTGCTATACGTTCACCCGGTTCTACTGTATATGGGGTATTGCTTAGGTTTACTAGGATTACTTTAATTTCGTCTTTGTAACCTGAATCAATTGTCCCGGGTGTATTAAGAACTGTAACGCCATATTTTAGAGCCAATCCACTTCTCGGTCTCACTTGAATTTCGTAACCCTCTGGAATATTAGCACAAAGACCTGTCGGGAATAAGTATCTTTCGAGTGGTTGGAGTGTGATAGGTTGTTGAATAGTAGTCCTCACATCCATTCCTGCGTCCCCTGGTTTAGCATAACTTGGTAGGGTAGCTGTTTCATCAATCTTTTTAAATTCTAGTTTCATAAATTGTAGTTTACTTTTGTTCTCCATTTAAATAGCCAAGAATTACCTGAAATAAATCTAATCTTACCGCCCGCTAGGATATCAGGTCCTTTTTCCAGTTCCCTTGGGTTAGTCCAGAATACATTAAACCCCCAATTCTCTGGACTTAGGCAAACTCTTTCTTCAATCAATTTACCGGATCCAATCAATTTATTTAGGTTATACATTAGTTTTTCGTAATCCTCTGGAAGTAGATAAGTTGGTTCTACAAGTTCCTCTAAGTCTAAGCAGTAATAATTTAGGACATGCAATCGTAAAGAGGTTCCTGGGACTTCGAATGCTAATGACTTTGTATCAATATCGAACCATACTTTAATAGGCTTAGGATTCTCGCACACTATTACTTTATCATTGAAAACTGTCAGTGAGTTATGAATCTCTATTAAGTCTGATTGTAACTTTGTCATAATATTTATATCTCAATTAAGGAAATGAAAGGCTGCTACAGTTTTATATTAAGTAAACAGCCTCTTATATTTATTACTCTTCACTAGCTGCAACGAAAATATCAAGGCCACATTCACTAAGTAGATCATAAATTTTATTCACAAGATTATAGTTAATTTGACCAGATAGTGATTTAATAGAGTCTAGGTCATTTAGTAGTTTTGTGAAAGGATTCTTAAGACCACTAAACTTATCTGAATCAAACAAACCTGACTGATCTACAATCTGATGAAGAATCTTAGTAAGGTCATTTCTATCAGCCGGAATAATCTTTGTAGCCGTAGGATAGTCATTCTGAATAAAGTTTCTATCAATAATATTCCACTCAGTCTGCTCTCCATTCGTAATACCTACCGGATTCTCCTCATCATCAGCTACGTTAATAATCTGGAACATATAACCAGCCTCTACCAAGAAGTGATTAATACAAGATAGGTCACGTCTAGTCAATACTCTATTCGATGAACTAATAGCCTCTACTAGTGCATCATTTCCAATACCACCTTCGAATTTCTCTAGATTATTCTTTAGAAAACCTTTTACAAACTCTTCAGCAGTTACACCCATTGCATCACGATCAAAACGATTACGTGCAATACATCTACCAGCACGTGCAGAACTTTCACCTGCCGGAATTGAATACAAATTTACTTCAATCATTATTACTATTATTTATTAAATTTAAATCTATTGTTCCTGTAATCATAAGCATAATAGCCCATAATCTTTCTTCAATCTTTCCATCTGCAAATAACATCTTTTCAAAACTAGTAAACTCACCAGCTGTCATAAGAGCCTCTGCAATATCATGAAAATCTACTTCTTTACCATCCATCCACTTAATCTGTTCTTCAATAAGGTAGGATTGTAGTGGACCATTCATAATAACTCTAGGATCAAGAAGTTCAAATTCCTCTATTAGAAAAACATCCTTCAGTAATGTCCATATGTCTGAAATTCTAAGATTCATTTTCCAGTTATTACCTAGTATAGTACAAGCTGAAATTACTGTAGACGTATAATCTTTAGAATATTTTGTCTTTATCATAGTCTTTCTTTTAATACTATCCAAGAAGCTTTCCAGACTAGTTCAAGATTTCTTTTCTGTAAGTCTGTTTTCATAAATCCTAACAAGTAATCATGATATTCTTTCTCCTGTGAATTCTTAACATAGCCGAGGAGAGTAAGTTTATCAATCCCAGTAGTCTCCCATTTAAATCTATCTATGACTAAGAATTTATTAAGGTCAAGGTCTTCTGGTTTTGTGCAAGATCCCAGTACACCTCTCATTCTATCCAATCTCTCAGAACATAATGGATTTCCACACTTCAGATTAGAACTATAAACATCAACCTCAGACATCTTATAACCACAGCTACACGTCGGCCACATAAAATTTCCGTTACCTTGAGAAAATACATCGCCTACCATTGGAATTGTTGAGTTAGCTAGGATTATACTTACCTCAGCCCCTGGAGTAATATTATTCTTAACCATTTTACCAACCGAACCTGCACTAGGCTTTCTGATTGTAGTTCCTTTTATTACTACCGGATCAATCTCTACATTAGCTGACCAACTATCTTTTCCTTTAGGGTTTTGATTATTCCACTTTATTCCTCTTACTGTCGTTTTAATTACTGCATCCCCTACACCAGCCCCTGAATATTTAAGAGCTCCTTGACAAATACCGCAAGAATCATATAAAACCCAACCATCATTAAGGAAAGTACCAGTTGATGTTGAAGTTCTATCCAGTTCACAAAATCCAGGGAGTGCTTTTAATTCATCTACAGTCCATACATCAGCGGGAGCAAAAAGCACATGACCATCAATAACAGACTTAACGGTTGGAAATGATCTAAGAACTTCTCTATAATCTGAATTTCTAAGTTTTAGTCCAAGAACTGTTTCATCTGTATAATATCTGTAGGCTCTGATTGTAAGTAGATTATTAACCTCATCATCACAATACTTCGAGTTTATCAGGCCGTTAGCTTTCTGTCTTGCTCTTTCAGGATCTCCATCATTAAACCTATCAATATCCACTAGAGCCTCTGCCTGAATAGCTACAATGCCTTTAGGAAATCGAGAGGGAAGAAATTTAATAAGCTTCCAAGTCTGATCTACACCAAAATCATCCAAGTTCAAGTTTCCAACAGTTACTACACGTCTTGGAATTCCTGTAAGTGGGTCAAGGTAGATAGCCAAAGAAGATCCATCATATTTAAGGTCACAGTATAATTTTTTGCCTAAGTTTGATTCCGCTGTAGAAATAGCCTCAAGCATAGTTTTATCAGTCACCTTTTCTTTTTTAATTCTTTCTATGTATGAGTTTTTTGTCTTAGTACCCATCAAAAAAGTCCTAAATACATAATCCCTGACATAGAATTTATCTTCCAACGCCGCTCTTTTCTCAAGTTCATCATACTCTGAATCTAACATACCTGTAGGAATTGAATCTACATAATAATTTTTACAAGCTATAATAAGCCTATCCCATTTGTTTAAAATTTCCTCTGTCATATATGTTAATTTTCTGTTAGTATTTCATATATGAGAATAATAGACGATAATATATCCATTTTTGAAAAAAAAATAAGATGACTTCTTACTGTCATCCTATCACTGATTCTGAGTCGAAGATATAAATTGTCTCTACATCCCACGGGTTAAAGTCTAGGTAATCTTTTGGTGCGAAATGGTGAAACCTTATAACTCCTTTCTCAGTTAACCAGAATGCATCATATCCAAGCTCCCTTAGTTTATCCCAATCTACAACTTTCTTACCTAAGACTGAATTATATCTCATTGGAAGCTGAAATAAATCCTCCTCATTATTTAATATAAAAATCTTAGAACCTTTCTTTAATCTTAATTCCTGTACACTAGCCGGTTTATGTCCAATCTCTTCTTCTAAAAAATTTTTCCAACTTATTCTAGAGTTCTTGGGAGATGTCCAGAGTCCGTGTATAGGTTTATTCAAGAATTCATTAAGCTCACTATGTATTCCTGTCTGATGTTTTTCTTTCTTATAGCCATCCTCAGAGCAAAATACAGTAACTATTTCCCAATCACTCCTCGTAACTAGTTTCATATAAATTTTTTAATAATAGATTTAAGTCGTTTTGCTATATTCTTAGCATTAATAGAAAATTCAATATAAGTATTAGAGACTTTGAGATCTTCTTCAAAAACAGAAAAACTACTATACTTTAATGAAGTTAACTTCATTATTTTTCTACTATGTATAACGTAGACCTGGTAGTAATATCCTTTAAATCTACTCGGGTTAGTTTTAAGTATTTTTTCAATAGTAGGTAATGCATTATCTCCCCATATTAGTAGAAAATTATCTTCACCGCAGATTGCATATTCTATTCCGCTAAGTGGTAAAATTATATCTCCATTACCAAAAATTATCTTACCATTAATAAAACTTTTCTTTATTAACATAATTTATCATTCTCTTCATTCTTAAGACTTTTAGGGGAAGAGAAAAAAGAAGAGAGCCATATTTCAGGTTCTCCTCTCTTTTATTTATAGTAATGGTCCATTCGATAATAACTCATCATTACTAGCTTTCAGGTTCTCTAATCTAAAGTATCTATCTACGTTTTTAAATTGGGTTAGAAATTTTTGCTTCCAGACTTTATCACCATTATCTGAGGAGTAAATTAGGTCTTCAAAATCTACTCTACTGTCCTCTATAATATGATTCAGTTCAGGATTAGCTAAATATTTCTGAGCCTCTCCTTTTCGTAATTCAGCTAGTGTAATATGAGGTGTATATTCAGCAAAACTTGATTCAACTCTATATTTTGTTCTAAGTCCTTTATTAATTAGATTCAGAATGCCATAGATCTCATTATTCTTCTTAAGTTTTAGGATAACATAATCAGAGTCATTACTAAAGCTGGAAAGTTCGAATAGGTCTGAAACTTCTCTAAATCTTTCATTCTTACAATAACTAATAAACTCTTCGTATTTTTCATCCCCCAGAATTAACTTAATGTCTTCGAGGATTGTATTTTTAGGAAGAATTTTATTAGAACTATAGAGCACTGTAATATGAGAATCTAGTTCAAGTCCTGTGTCATATAGATCATCTTCATTGAAAACACTACCTAGATCTACTGGAGTATATAAACCAATACCCCAGAGAAGGCAGCTATTGATATTATTTACTTCCATTATTTCTTAGGTATTTTTAATCTAAATTTAGTTTTCATTCCTGCTAATTGAGATTTTAGATTAGAACCTCCTTGATTATAACCTTTATCATCCTTAACTGTTAATCCAAGTCCGAGAAGGTTATTTAGGAATTTCTGGTTATCTTCTTTAGCAGTTTCACCACGAGCAGATTGAATATAAGCTCTAGCATTTCTTGATAGTAAAGCCCATAACTCCATCTCTCCAATTTTCTGACCAGTTTCACGATAAAGTCCACGTCCTAGAATAGGTTGATCTTTTCTGAAATTAACACCACCGCGTCCAGGTCCATATAAGCTTGTAGTAACTTTATTAGAATAGCTAGGAATATGATATAGCTCCTCAAGAGTCATCCAACCGCACTGAAGAGGTTTATCAATTTTCTTAAACTTCCCTTTCATTCCATCTACTGCCTTCTTATAGTCTTCTGGATCTAGGTTTTCTTTCAATTCGTCCAAGTCAGTTATTTCAGTTTCAGGGATTAAGATATCAGACTTAGAATCTACACCAAGCTCTTCCATCATTTTCTCAATCTTCTCACCAGTATAGTCAGAGTAACATCCAACACAGAAATGATAAGTCTCTTCGATAGGTTGAGTTTCGTGTAGGTGAATAAATTCTTCTACACTTAAGTCTGTATAACGTCCTGGATAATACTTTTCTATCAACGGCATTATTTTCTTCTGACCGGTTTTTGTTTTCTTATATTCATCCACTAGTCCATAAATTCGATGAGCAATATTACCCAAGTCTTGTTCCCATAGTACACCTGCAATCTTACGGCTGATAGTAGAATAAGGGTTCATAATAGCTTCTACTCTATATTGCTTTCCTGAATTCTTGTCAACCATAATAGGCATAAGTTCATCTGGCTTTACGCAACTTACTACACCTTTACCTCCATATCTGTTAGTAATCTTAGAACCAACCATAGCAATAGTCTTCTTTATAATACGAACTCTAACTGTATAAACAATCTTGAATTCCTTAGGGTTCATATTTACTGGTCTAAGTCTATCAGCAGCTACGTATTCTGGAAATTGATCATATATAATTTTTCTTTTCTTATCAAAGTCACTCATATATTCATCAATGTCCTTCTTAGAGCTTAGGGCAAGTGTATAGTCAGGTTTCTTTTCTTTTGATGAGATTTGTGGGTCTGCGTTATATTGAATCATTACATCAGATACATAACCTTCATCAATATTATTACTAACCAATAGATCTTCAACGGTAAATGCTGTACTCATATCAGACTCTCCATAGACACCTCCCAGTTTATCAGCTAATGCTTTTATTGCACTATCCATTCTGATGGCTCTATATAATGAAACTATAGGGTCACCAGATTTTACTTTAGTTCCAATAGGTGCAATCCATTTTAAACATTTCTGATCGGTAATATTAATAGAGAAGTCAATGATACTGTAAGATGTTAGTCGATTAGCAAAAGACTCAGAAACAACCAAGGCATCCTCATTAACTAGTCCGAAATAAGCATGGAATAGAACGAGAGCATTAACACCAGATTTATAAGAGTCCATTGTATTACCGATTTCACCTGTTATAATGTCACCTTTCTTTACTTTCTGACCTACTTTTACTTTAGGCTCTGTAAATACGGCAACATCATTCTGAGACTTAATAGCTGCTTTTCTAAGTATCTCTGTTATTTTTCCAGATTTACCTTTAATTATAACTTTGTCTTCAGTAATTTCAGTAACAACGCCATCTTCATCCTCCTTATACTCCTCGTTCAGTGAGTTATTTCTTAATTCTTCACCACGTCCTGTATCTACCAGTGGTCTCTGTGCATTAACTAGTGGAATACTTTGTTTTAACATTGAAGTACCCATTGAAATACGAACAGAGTCTGTAGAATTAACGAAAGGAAGACGTCTAGTAACAGAAGATAATCGATAGTCTGGGTGAAGATCAATCAAGTCAACTTCTCCTACACTGACCATTTTTCTTTTCATTCTATACTTAACTTCTACCTCACCGTTTGGATCTGGTTTTAGAGTTTTATGTTCATAGTCTACATACTCACTAGAACAAACCTTTAAGTTAAGATAATCTAGGTATTTTATAGTTATCTTATTAAAGTTCTTATCAAATACGTCAAACAAAACACCTTCATCAGTAATATGAGTAGAGACGGTTAGTGAGTTTTGTTTATTTGTATTCTGATTAATTGGTGTATCAGCTAGGTCTATAATATCAGCAAACGTCGGATTATAAGCTACTGTATCCGGAATTGAAACTTTATCACTAAGAGATCCAAGATTTATAGCATTAATACCAGGAGGGACTTGTAGATTAGAATCATCTCCCTGACCTTGACCCTTCTTTTTACTATCCGCAGTACCTTTAAAGAATCTGATTGCTAAGTTTGTGATAACAGTAAGTGGATCAGGAAGCTTACCATACTTAATCATGTTACCTGAAATATTTCTCTTAGCTCTGATGAATTTAATAGGACCTCCAGCACCACCTCTAATCATATGCTTCATAAAACTAGTAGAAACAGTATCAATAGTTTTATCAATAATCAGGTCCTTCATACGGTCATCTCCAAAGGCTATACATTGATCTATAAGTTCCTTTGTAATATACTCAGGTCTATAATCTAGGTCTAGTTTAATCTGGAGTTTACGTATTTGATCTTCAGTTAGTCTTAGTAATTCCTTCTTATCACCAGTCACCGAGTCAATATTATCATACTTAATCTCAACTCTCTGTTCAACTAGTGATAGATCAGTTTCACCACGTCTTTCAATTCTTAATATTTTCTTTGCGATATTATACCTACGATTGTAATCAAATATAATTAGGTGATCACCAGTTCCTACAGTTCTAAAACGAATATCAAAGTCTGAGTTTAGTGTATTAGTTGGAATTCTATATTTTCCCTCAATTATAAATACATCATTAATTTCTCTAGGGACTTCGAATGCTGTAGTTAGCTCCTCACCATCATCATCTAGAATATACTTAATGTTTACTCTGAATGAAGCTGTTAACCCATTTTCAGTAAAGTAAGAAGCTGGATAGTCATCACTAGAGATATCGAATGTATAAGAAGTAATTTTTCTACTACTATACATGTCGACATTCTTTAGATATCTATCAACTAATGTTTTAGCACCCCTCGACTTGAAAAATTCATTAAAATCACTCATTTTATAATAATGCTTTAATATTTACTTGTTTATACTCACAATCTACTGAACTAAAGTATTCTTCTAATTCTGATTTTATATGATCCTTAATTTCCTTTACTTCCAGATAACTAGCCATTGGTAATCCGTCAGAACTTCTAATAAAAGCATCATAGGTAACTAAGTAATTGTAAGTATCTTTAAGTTGATGTAGAACTAATTTAACAGAAAACTTCTCATACTTCTCTGGAATTATATCTTTCAGGTTCTCGTATAATGTTTTCTTTGCTTGAATAGCCGCAGAATCTTCACTATCAAGTACGTTATAGGGCACTTCATAGGATACTGAAATTTTATAATAATACTCTTCCTTCATATTACACATTAATTAAAATTCTACGTTCATCATATTCCCACTCTTTCTTTTCTTCTGAGTTGTTGTAGTTGTAGTAGTACTCTCCCCTTGACTATTACCATTATTATCCGTACAACAAGTTACAGGTAATGGATTTATCTCTGGTTTAGTATTATATCTTACAATCTCAGGATCATAAGGAATGTCATTAGTAGGGGTAGAGGTATAATAGTTTCCCGTTACTCCTCTACCATCCTTAACTAATTCAATATTTATACCTAATGTATTCTTAAAATCAGGTATATCAAGCTCAATTTTAATAGTTCCTGCCATGTTTGTTAATTGTTTAGTTATTAAATTATTTATCATCAAGTTTATTATTCAAGAGCAATCCAAGAATAGTTTCAGCCATAACGTCACCAGTAAGTTCAATATTGCCTTTAATAGCTTTACCTACTACCTGACCACCATAACCGTAAGAAAGAACCGTGAAGAATGAATTTTTATTAGTAATACTCTTCTGTGATCCTCTATACTCAACTCCATCTATTTCTAGACTCTTTGGATCATAATCAATCATAGTAATACCTCTGAAAAGTAATTCTACAAGCTCCTCCTGTGTACCAGATAGTGAACTTATTCCTGTTTTAGCAAAATCTTTATCGGAAATTGTTAAGAACTGTTTTCGGAAGATTAGATAAATATCTGATAGGTTCTTCTCTCCTACTCCTGAAATCACGTGAGCCATATTGACCACTCCAGAACAGAATTTATCAAACTTCTTTACTTGTGCACCCTCTGGGAAGTAATACATACACTTAGGATTATACTGATATGTCTTTGATCCTATCTTTACTTCCACAATAGAGCCACCTTCTTCTACATAATTGATAACCCCATCTTCATATGCATAACAGTCTGAGATTATTACGGTATCTTTCTCATAATAACGTTTTCCTGCAGATCTTCTTGCTCCAATAAAGTCAATCAATGTATTTACCTGACTAATAGGGGATACGGTCTGATAAGCTACTCCGATACTTTCTCCCTTATCAAATTCAGTTTTACCTACATTGACAAAGTTAGTAGGTCTTGGATATTTAAATTCCTCTTTCTTAGTCTTAACATATATCCAAGCTCCCTCTTCTCTGATTGTACACTTATCTGGGGCTTTAAAATAGAAACTTTGATCTAGTACTCGTTCATGACCTCCGTGTTTCAATCCTAGAGCCGCCTGTGTAGAACCTTCCGTAAGAGATGTAGCAAATGAAAGTCCGATTGCTGTTCCATCTGTTAGATCTTTGAATTTATTTTTTCCAAGTAGGTCTGGAGTAACTGTACTAAGATCTCCGGCATTCTTAGAAACAATAGATTTAACTGGAACTAGGTCTCTTTCACTTTCAGGAGTTGCCTTTATCAATTTATCTGGATATACTTCACCATTAGGGGCTGTTCTTCCTCCTGCTTTATATCTAGGTATTAGGATCCCCGGATTCTTATCATCTACACCCTCATGATAGATAAAGTTATTCATGATAAAAGTGATCTGACGTGTTAACCATCCAGAAGTAGGAGTACCTGATTGCTTGATAGACTGCAAACTACGGTTCTCTACAGAATGGTAAATCATATCCTTCTCACTATAACCTTGAAGTAGTGATCCTCTTGTAATAACTGGAATCTCATCAACACCCGAAATAATCAACTGAGGCATATTAAGAGCTGAGATAGAAGACAACTTAATCTTTCCAGCACGATCTAGTTCATTTTTTAGATCAGCCGAGAATTTACCTTCAATCTCCTTCTCATAAGCTGCATATTTCTCTGTAAGGATTGCAATTTTCTGTTGATCTGTAAGCTCCTTTGAATCAGCTATCTTACAAATCTCCTTATAAAGATCAGTATTAGTATCAACAAACAAGGTCTTATAATCAAATGTTACTACACCTGCTATTGTTACTGCTCGGAGTGCAAATTTCTGAAGAGCCTGACGTTTCTCAACTCCCTTAGGATCTCCATTCATCCATTCACTAAGACGACCTGCCTCTTTAGCCTTTATTGAACTAGTTGGACTATCTACAATCTTAGTTTTATCCAAGTCTGTTTCAAGTATCTTACTAATTCTAAGTCTTCCGTAAGTTGTCTTCTTAGCTTTGTAATCAACTCCACCTAGCTTACCTGTGAAAACTATTGGAGTGCCTATTTTAATTTTCTTGTCAACCTCTACGTCTTTAAGAAGTTTTGTATAATCATCATAAAAGTATCTAGGCTCTTCAATATCTTTAGGATCCTCTGGCGTAACCTCTGTAGCTACATTAAGTCCATTCAATACCTCAAGATTAAAAGGATAGATTGCTTTATTATTCTTCTTATAGACATTAACGAAACGCGGACTCATCTTTTCGTAAGTATCCTGAGCTGCCTCCTCTGGAACTAACTGTAGAGCCGCTGTATCCAATTTTGTTATCTGTAAGGCTTTTTATCCCTACATTCTAATAATTCTTGTTCTTATTAGTTCAGCATATATTTTCATCCTACTACATTTTATAGGATGGTGGACACTCTTGGAGAGATTATTATATTCTTCACTCTCTATGCGTTACACTTCTAAGAGACCCCTTACATTCCCTTAGTTAGCTCGGTATTAGCATCACAGCTTTCACCGAATTTGCCCACTGATAATCTGAAACATTACTGCATCAGACGGCAATATTGTTTACCATCAAAATCCAATTTCTTCTATATAGGTCGTTACTCTATATACGTTCTCTTATGAACTGCTATTGCATTCCTGCAAAGTTGAGACTATATCTTCAAGAATTATATTCTTGCTTCACATTTCGAATCACTTGATTCTACTCTACTCGCTTCTTCAGAATTTCTTCCTATGCTTTCGATAGTCGTTGGGGTTATTAATTAAATCTGCTAGTCAGGTAATAATTACTAATAACCTGCTGATTGACTCTATCTTATGAATTTTTAGGGTAGGGTGACTAATTCCTACGTTAACCTCCTATCATAAGCTTAACGAGTGTTCCCAGCATTTAGTGAAGTTTTAAAACACCAATTTTTGTTTAGCGTTTAGTGGTTGACAAACCGCTATTGGAAATTGGATCGAATATTCGTCACACAATCTCATCTTCATAGCGAAAATACCATACTCATGTAGAGTTGGCTGACGATTTACTCTGTTTTTCTAGGTGTTTCCATCTAGCATAGACTATATCTTCTCTTTTCTCCTAGAGTTTCGTACATAGTCGTTGAACTAAGAATCTAGAGTGAATTTTCGACTTCTATTTTTAGGTTTGGATTTTCTTGTAACTTCTCTTGTAAGAAATTATATACTCTCCTCTTTTCACTTTTGTCTAAGAATTCAGTATATCTAGTTTTTGTAGGATCTAGTTGAGTATGTTTTTGAAACTTTATCATAGTATCAAATTCTAGATCTGCCAAATCTGTTGTTGGACCTGAGATAATCATAATAACTCTTCCTCCTAAATAAGTATGGAATAGTTCTCGATTAGTTCTTCTCTCCCAATCTTTAGAAAAACCTACTTTAATACTTCCAGGAAATTCTAGGAAATACATAAATCCTTGATCTCCTTGAAATTTATTATGTAGGAGGGTTTTGTTTGCAAGTCTCATATGGTACTCGCTTCCGTATCCGTGAGAAGATTTATCTAGAAGATTTCTTTCACGTATTTGTTTCATTCTATCTCTCTTTTCTTGAGACTGATTCCATATTCCAATCTTCGAAGTTCCAGCATAACGACCGGATGCATGAAGTTGTCTCATATGTTCAGCCCTATTGAAAGTAGAACCTGTACCACTAGAAACTTGACTATTGATGTATTGGTTACTTAATATCATGTTTTCTGTGGTTTAATTAATATATTCACCCTTTTTAGATTCTCAGCTGCTGATTAGGTGTATTAGACCCTTCCCAGCAATTCTCGAAATTCAATTAACCGGTCTCTTCTTTACCAGTTACCGTAGGATTTTCACCTAACGTACCATGAAGCTTAGGCTCGTCTTTATCTAAGCTCTAGCACGATTTGTTTTTCTGCGTACTCTTTAAATAATTTCTGTAGCTCTTCGTTTGAACTCTCTTTCTTTGTAGATTCTATTGCTTGTGCTGGAGTAAAGTTAAGTTCATCTACTAAGTACTTAATAAACCCTTCTCTACACATCTCATAAGCAATATGTCTAGGAACTCCAAGCTCATCTATCGGCAGTGTTGTAGATGGGACTATCGGACATCTAGCGGAATTCTTTGTACGAACAGCATAAATCTCTCGAGCGAAATTGTCTTTAGAAGAGTTCAATAAGTTCGTAGCTACCTTCTTTCCTGAATTAATAAAGGCTTTAAGAATTGCTACATACTTTGCTTTTCCCCCCGGAGTTTTTATATTCTCCATTACGCTCGTATAATTATTACTACCACTCTTACTCTCAACACAACAGAATCTAATAATCATACTGTATAGCTGAGATAATTTGTGTACATTCATTTTTGCTTCACCACCAGGACGAGAAATACGGAAAGGTCTCATCATAGCTGGTAAAACTAAGTAGTATTTATTGATAAGTGATCTAAATTCTGTAGCTCTTTCTGGAAAATGCTCATTAATAATCTTAAGCAATCCATCATATGAACACTTATCAAAGTCATCTACAAACTCAGTGATCGTTAATGTATTTTTCTTCTTATCATAATTAAACTGACAAGAATCGAATACCTTTATACCGAGTTTTCTTCCTGCCTTATCACTAGAATATCCACCAGCTTTCAAATTACCTGTAAACTGTAGGTCTATTGTAGTATCTTTAAAAATATCATCAAATAAGTCTTTAAAGATATCAAACCTAAGCTCATTCAAGTAGTAGAAAGGTAACTCAATTCTTGCAAATCTCCTTAATCCTTCCTCTGCTGAAAATACTCTAGTTCCACAATTAGGGCATGGGAATGATGTAGGTCTTTTAATTCTTCCACAGACACATTCATTAGCTATCGGAGAACCAAAAATAAGCGGATCATATACACCTCCGATAAAACACTGAACTCCTGTGATTTTCATTAAGTTTACATCATGCCAATCATAAACAACGTGATCCTCTCCATCTGCTCTCGTATAGTCAAGTATCGCGTCATCTGTTAACAATTCTAGTGAAACTGCCATAAAATAAATCTTTAATTAAATTTTCTCCAAATTATATTCTGCGCCATCTCTGAGTCAATCGGATTACTCTTTGACCAATCTGAAAATAACTGCTTAACCTCTTCTACTGCTTCTTGTCTAGTTTTATCCTTTAGCGTCTCAAATGTTCCATCCTCTTGATAAACTGCAATTAACTTAGAAGCAACATCCTGGGTAATAACTCTACTGACATTATTAAATTTACTTTTGCTCTCTTTGTAAATCATAACATCCTCTGCAGTTAAACCTAGGTCACTGTATGTAGCTAATGTTCTAATTTCAGCGGGCTCTCTATCAAACCAAGAAATTCCCATCTCTCTTACTTTCGCAGCTACAGCAGGTCTTTTGTTATCCTCATACTTTCTGGCTAGTGCTTCTACCTGATCAAGTTTAGATTTAGTAATAGCTTTAAATGCATTATTAATCTCCCTATTATATACATCCGGCATCGTTGGGCAGTCTATAATAAGGTCATACATTCCAGCATTAAATAAGAAAATAATAAAGGCTGGTATATGTCTCCTTTTTCTCTTCTTATTACTTAGGTTGTCTTTACTTAAATCTCTCTTCGCTAAGTAATCAATAAACCTAGCTACCTGATTTCTGGCATCTTCACTCAAACTTAAAGATGTATCTGAACGACCAGCTTTTATATAATCCTCATCAACTTCGTCACTAGTCATAAGTCCGGTAGGGTTATATGCAGTTGATAGAATACGACTCTTACCCTGCATATTCAAAGCTTCCTTAGTCTGACTCTGAATAGTTCCTTTCTCAGTACTAGCCGGATTAGCAGAAATTACAGTAGATACAATATCAAAAATAGTCTGATCCCAATCTACAATTTTCGCAGATGCTGTTCTAATATTATCGTATAGTGTTAATAAACCAACCTCATAGTCCGTCAGTTTACTCTCAGCATATGCAGCTTTGTCCGTAGTTCCTAAACCTCCACCAGCTAATGCCTCTTTCACATCAACATTATCTTCTTCACTCTCGTCAGAATTATCATCTTCAGGTATAATTAGACTACCACCGCTATCATCATCGTCGTCTAAGTAATAATCTTCTTCATCACCTCTCATAGTAAATAAAATAATTAAAGTTAAAAAATTTATTTATCACGTAAAATAGAATTCTATCTCCTAGATAAGGAATTTGAAGAATATTATCGGAGTTTTTAGAGAAAAATAAAAGAGAGAGAACTATTTCCCCTCCCTTTTAAATAAATTAATTAGTCATTATTTCTATTTTTATACTTATAGATACCATAACCAATACCAGCCGCACCAGCTGTACCTAGTCCTATCTTACCAGCCTTAGAACTTGCTAATTCCTTAACTTTTCCTAGGATACTTTTACCAGCTTTCTCTTCCTGTTGCTGTGCCTTCGCTGCTGCTTCTTGTTTAGCTCTTAGTACTTCAGTTTGTCTAGGATCAGCAAATGGAGCCTGAATATTACTATAAACTGGTCGTTCAGGTTTAGGTACTAAGGATCCAAGAACTGAATCTGCCTTCGCTGCTGCCTCCTGTTGAATTTGCTGTTGTCTCTTTAGTTCCTCAGCAGCTATTCTCTCTTTCTCTAGCTGATGTTGAATCTGTGGCTGGAATGCTTCTTGTCTTGCAGCTTTTTCCGCAGCAATCTTACTTCTTTCCTCCTGAGCTCTATTAACTGCATTTTTGTATCTCCTATCGTGGACTAAATTTGAGACATCCTTATTAACACCCGACGCTCTGCTATCTTTCTTTGCCTGTTTAGATCTCTGATTAAGTACACTTTCAACTAGTGCATCTACATGAGCATTCTTTACAGTATTTCCAGAATTAACTATAGTTTTAAGTGCTTTTCTATCAACTTTCTCTGGATTTACTGACTTATATCTCTTGACCTCAGGAAGAATTGAGTGCTCAACTTGTTTACGTCCTTCAACTAAGTTTTCAAGTGTAGTACCTGTCTCTAGATTACCACTCTTGATCTCCTTATTGATTAGCTTATTTGTAGAACCAGAAGCCTTCTCTACTTCCATATTATATCTCTTACGTGCTGCATCAAGTTCTGCCTGAATCTTAGCTCTCTGACCATCTGATTGAGCCTTTAGTAGTTCTTTCTCTAGTTTAGCTACTCTATTTGCCTGCTTCTTCTGATCTTTTATCTTAGCAAACAATCTCTCCTCTTCCTCTGCAGCTAAGTAACCTTGACAAAATGCTCTTTCGGAGATTTCATTAATAAGGTCACTCTCACTATAGATACTAAATACTTTTCTTGTGATTCTCATTCTATTTATAGATTTTTTAATAGTTTACATCTTTCTATAATTAAGGCACGAAAAAAAAAACGGTCTGAGAAAGTGGGTAAGAAAAAAGAAGGAAAGATTAATTGCCTCTCTCCTCCCTTTAAAAACTTATTCTTTATCTTTCTTCTTTCTATTTTTATATATCATACCAGCTCCAACACCCGTAACAGCTAAAGCAGGTAGACCATATTTAAAAGCACCGGATCTAATAATTTTTCCTCTATTAAAATCTGCTTCTCCTTTTAATTTTCTTATTTTTTCTTGTGTTGCATTATAGCCAAATTTTTCTTCAATACCCTTTACTTCCTTATTTAAGTTTGAATTTATTTTACCTATTGCATCATTTCGTTGTTTGGCAAATTCTTGGTAGTTTGGATCTTGGAGATTATATTTAATATTTTCATTAAACTTTTTATTAACTTTATCTCTTAATTCTTTTGCTGCACCTTCCGCTTCATTAATACGTTTACTATAGCGTTCCTGATTATCGGTTACTAAATCATTTATCCGTTTATCAAAGTGAGTTTCATTTTCATAAGCATCGTACAGAGTCTTGGCAGTTCCTGCTACACCTCCAACAGCTCCTACTCCTGCAAGTACTTTTCCAATCTTTCTCTTACGATCTTTATCTTCATCCTCTTCTGCAAATTCTCTCTGAGCTGCCTGATAACCCTCATTAAAAGCTCTTTCTTCTATAGCATTAATTAGGTTTTTGCTACTAAATATTTTTCTTGTTACTCTCATTTTATATAGTTTAGTTTAGTTTCTATCTTTCAAATTTAAGGACAGAAAAAAAACGATCCAAGAGAGTGGGGAGAAAAAAAAATAAATAGCATACTTTTAGTAATACTAGTTATCTTTTCTTGTTAGTGTGTTCTCTAAGATTATATTACAAATCCGTACTCCGAATATAGCCAATTTCAGAAGAACAAGTCATCTTACTCTTCAACTATACCTTCGCACCCCGTTAGTTCGCATCTTTAGTGCTCGCATCTCGTCTGAACAGCTGCGTAGAAGCCGGGTGATATGTGTTCAGTTTTTTATTCACTTATAAGAATTTGCCGGGATTTGAAAATAACCTAAGGAAAAGAAAAATAAAGCTAATCCAATCATGAACTAGCTCTATTATTACTCTCACTATCAGCTCTTAATTTCTCTGACTAGTAGGTGTTTATTCCTGGCTAATCTTACTAACATGCTAATCCCCTTATTTTCTTCTTCAGATTCTAAGGAAAAGACTATACATGCATTTCCGAGTTCAGCCATCTTGTTATTTCTTAGGTACCCAGCTCTTTTTCCATACTTATTCCAATCGGCAGTTATTATTCTAAGTTGGTAATTATTCTCCTTAGCATAATCTTCACCTAACTTATCGGCACCTTCACTTCCTCCTCCAGAGATTATAGTAATTTTCTCTCCCCTTTTTATTCGTTCGGACAGATAATAATTACACTTCTCTTTCAGTAAATTATAATCTGAGAAATTTTTACTACCACAGATTATAACATTGAATTCCTTCTCTTTTTCTTTTTTCATTATTTTATCCAGTTTTTAACATCTTCTATCTTCTCTAGTTTTTTATAGTATGTTTTATTTTTTCCTGAATTTTCTATCAACTTTCTCAGTATCTCTATTCTGTCTATCTCTTCCGGACTATATTCTAAGAGATCACCAGTAACTCCAACATATAGAAATTTATCTGAGGTCTTGAATGTAACCTCTTCTAGGATTCTTTGAGATAGTTTTTCTGATAGATCCCCTGGAGTAATTAAGTAAAGCGTAGAATCACATAAAACATCCTTCTCACTTTTTCTTGTTTCAACATCATAGAGTTCAAGTTCTGGATTAAATACTTCCACTACATCCTTCAAACAATCAGTTACAGTATCTCTCCATGGATTAGCTGGTGTAATAGGTCCGTCCAGATATAATCGTGTTGGCTTCTCTATTACATCAATTCTCTCTTCCATAAATGATTCTCTAAGTATAAAACAGATCATTTCTTTTTTAGCTCCCGGACATATAGACTTAGTAAATGAACAATGAAATATCTCAGAGTCATCAAAGTGGTCTACTCCTAAGTCGTTTTTAATGAAGGAAGTAATATAATCAATGACATCTTTATCTAGGTTGGAAACATCTCTTCTATAAACTCCTGTCTTGAGAATAAAATTAATTAAGATCTCATACTTCTTCGTTTTACGAAGCCATGGAATATAACCTTTTAAATCTAAGGCCCTCAGTTGGTCCATTATTACGTTTCCATTTTGTACAGACTTAGGATTTTTATAGAGCACTGGATAAGGTCTCCCTGCTTTATATGCTATCTTTGCTTTATAGAGATCATTTACGGATACTAGTTTTTCAGGAATAGTTAAGAGAATTTTCATTTCTGTAGTAGAGTCACTCCTCCCACTATCATCATCTTCTTTAGCATACAACTTATCCTTTAACTCTTTCTTTCGGTCTGGGTAAAGTTCTAGAAATTCTTTAACAGTTATCCAATAGTGATCGTTAAGTAATCTATCTTCCTTATCCTTCTTCTCAAAAATCCTCAAAAAAGAAGTGTAACTCTTGCCGCTCTTAGTATACTTATAGGCTTCCTCTTTAGATTTATGAATTTTAACAATATTATTACTACTATCTAGTTGAACAACATTTCTATAACTAAATACTAAACCTGCATCTTCTCTAAGTTCAGGGTTGCTATAATATTCATCAAGTTTATCTTTCCTATCCCAATTTCCTAGTCTACACCAAAATACGCCCATGTAAGGATTAGAATTTTTAGAACTTGAATGGCGCATAACTCTACCTAGATAAAGTCCATCTTTAATAATCTCTTCACTATTTTTATAGATCTTAATTATATTATACTCACTATCATAACAGAGAACTTCAGATCTATTATAGGTAGTTGAATTAAAATTACAAACAGGCAACTCTTCTTCACTTAGAGAATTATACAGAACAACAGCCTCTGGGTAATTTGATTCTAGGTTACTAAGTTTATCCCAATAATATCCAAGAGACTTATGATTATTGCGAATAGCTTCTTTAATGGCTGTTCTATTACATTCGAGTTCTTTAGCCGCTTTTGATGTACTGCTAAATATTCTATAAATTTCTATCTCTTTTCCGTCCTCATCCTTTTTTAAATAACATGCTATAGCTATTTCCTTTGCCTTATTTGCCTTTTCACGAAGTTCTGCTAAAATCTCTAGAGGAATTTGAGAATAACAAGAATTTCTCTCCATAGTATATGTATAATTAAGCTTTAGCATACACTCCGCTGCCATAGCTAATTTAAGATTGTCGGGGTACATCCTATAGAGCAGTATGTGAGCTACAATATGTTCTAGTGCAGTAAAAGTCACTAAGTTATCATCACCATCCGTTCCTCCCATGCACCTAGGAAGAATATGGTGTCTCTCTGAATACTCTGTCTTTCCCAATTTTCTAGTTTTCCCGAGTTCGACTAGTTCTTCATAGAGTTGTTTCTGGTCTGCATCTTTGTTTAAATATTTTTCTAAGTCTAACATATATTATTAATTAGTTTTAAATGGATTTGCTAAACACCCGGCTTGTGGATTAGAACCTTGTTGAAGCTGCTGATAGGTACGATTATTAAGGTTATTTACTGAACCTCTAAGCTGCATTTTCCTATCATTTAGTAATTTTATCTGAGCCTCTGTATACTCTATTTTATTCGTCTCCTTTTTTAGCTCTTCGTATAACTCTCTGCAGATAGGATAAAATCTTCCATTACCCAGTCTAATGCTATAGGACCTAACATCAATCTCTCCACGTCTACTTTTACTGATATTAATAGCATGAACATGATTAGGGCAGTCTGTATTTTTACCTATTCCAATAATCATGTCAGCAGAGTGTTGTTTTCTACTAGATTCACCGACGTCTGTTAATTCTACGATCTCATTTTTCCACGAAGATACTTTAGTTTGAGAACCTACAAAAACTAATTTATTCATCAAGCTAAGTTCAGTAAGTTTTTCATAAGCAGCTCCGAAAGAATTATACATATTATCACCTTCAGAAACACCCTTCAAGTTAGAGTCATAGTCTATTACAATAACATCAAACTTATCAGGATCTTCTTTAATTTTCTCTATGATCATTTCTGGACTTACTTTACCTGCTGGATTGATTGAGATTTCTAGGTTATCATGGAGTAGGTTTTTCAGGGATTCATATATAGTTCCCAAGTTCTGCATTACTTCTCCAAAACTTAATCCAGTATACATAGCCCCGAGTCTTACAATAAAATCTTTCATCTTATTATCACCCAGACCTACGTAGAGAACTTTGTAACCCATAGAAGCCATATGAAGAGCCTCTGACATCATAAATAGAGATTTTCCTGTAGCTGGTGGTGCACAAACAATAACAATCTGACCTTTTTCATAACCGGGATAAGGTTTGAATGTGTTATTAATCCATTCATACTGACTTGGAATAAAACCTGTACCTGCTTCTGCTACAATAGTGTTTATATCTACATTACTAAAGCTAACAGAATTAAACATGTCTAGGTCTTCTGTCTTCAGGTTTAAATTTTTGATATACTTAATGTAGTCTAGTGGAGAAGTACTGTATAATCTACCAGCTCTATCCAATTCTACCTTAGCACAGACTTGACCTAGATATTCTTTAGCCGGTCTCATCTGTTCTTTCGTATAATTCTTCCACTTTATGATCTCAGACATTATTTTACTAGCCTCAGCATCATTCTTTCCACATTTCATTAAGATTGACTGAAATAATGGATGTCCTATTGATTCTAAGTCATAGTCTTTTATTGCCTGTATCATATTTTCTATCAGAGGATTTCCAGCAGTATTTAAGTTGGTGTCGAAATAATACTTAATCGTGGATATATTATTCTTTGCCTCTGTAAATAGATATTGATTAAACAACGAATACAGTAAATCAAAATTATCCATAGTATTTAAAATTTATTTATCATCTTTCTCATCTATAATGGATACAGGGTTAATTTTCGGCAAATTTCTAAAATTTTAATACCCTGATACCCTAGAATACTTATAGGTGTAATATAAAAATGTAATGTATGAAGTATTACGACATTATATGTGAAGTATATGAAGATGAAGAACTTAATAATTCATTAGAAGAGTATAATTCTATCTTTCACAGAGGAGATCGTGGAGGAATACATCTTAGTATATCACATAATTTAAATACACTCGATACACTCCACTTTAATATGTATGATGCAAAATTTAAAGAAGGAATATTTATAAATTTCACTGGAGATAATCCATTAGTTATGTCAATGTATTATTTCACTGGAGGTCAATTCTGTGTTATGAAAGAAGACAGGGATGGAAATGAAATAGCAACTATTAGTACTGATGAAACTACTAGGATAGAATCTAAGGTAGTACTTGAGGTCACTTCGGAGAATAAAGATGTTGCAGTGTGTAAGATAAAGACAGCGATATATTTTATTATAACTAAAATAACTAACATATGGAAGAACTAGATAATAGCTTTGATGGTTACAGAACCTGGAGTATAAGAGACTACGATATGTGTATGTATGACCGCCGTAATCCAATAGTATATCGTCCCACTTGGTTAGATGCTGAGTGGGATCGTCCTAAAGGAAAAATAAGTGAACTTCTGGAGATGCCGGAATTTGGGTTGATTTCATCAGCACTCGATAGTATTTTAAAGGAGTTTAAGTATATCTCAGAGGATATTCAGGGACATCCTTATTTTCAAAATGAACATCGACATGAGATAGCAGATCGACGCTATGATATACTAATACCTTTTCAGATAATCACAGAACTTAAATATGAGAATGATAAACCTCTTCTGAAAGTTAATTTTATCGGTTTTAAAGAAAATGATAGTTATGTAAAAGAATTTAAATCTTCTGATTGTCCAGAGGATATAGCAAAGACAAAGAAAGAGATATTGCTTTTTATATATAATTATATAAACAAATCTTTATTGAAGGAATAGAAATGTTGCTTAAGAAAATAATTATCAAAGAGTTTAAGTTACCATGGTGGAAAAGAATTCTTGGAAAGTTTTTTAAAATAAAGGATACTAGGAAATTTAAGTACTATACACCTATTAATAAGTACACCTTCCTAGTTATATTAAATCAAGAGAACTTTGAATATTCAAATAAATCTAGAGTATTCTTCGGACTATATGATAAACTTGGGAAAAAGATTTATTCAGTAGATAGTTTTATTCCTAGGGTAAAGAATGTTCAGTATATATTAACTACTGCAAAAATAATAGTGAGGAAGAAGTAAAAAAAAATAATAAGAGGAAAAGAAGATTATAGCCTTCTCAACCTCTTTTTTTTTTATTCCCTATAGTTGTTCTTCATAGATTACACTATCAACTATATCACAATACTTATAATATTCATGAATCATCTCATCTCTTCCTTCAGCTCCTTTAGAAAATATTGGAATTCTTTTCTTAGACTTGCTTCCTAGTGTTATAATGTTCATATGATTACCTCTAGCCACTCTACCTACCGATTGAAGAACTACACCTGCCACTTTACCTTGAATTAGTAGTATATTTTCAAGATTAGGAAAGTCTAGTGCACGATAACCTGAGGAAGTAGATGGAATTATATCAACCTCATTATTTCTTATCTTATCACAGCTTTCTTGTAGAGTTAGTTTGCTTTTATTTCCTTGTAGATCATAATAAACATAACCCTCTCCGCAAACAAGAAGAACTCTAAATTTTCCTAAGAAGTATTTATCTATCCACTCATTCAGAATAGAGTTTAGGTTGTTTATAGGAATGAATAGTTTTGGAAATCTTTTAGCTATCTTGACTACTAGGTTACATACTTCAGGGTTAGTCCAGATTCTATTCATTACATTCATATAAACATTACTATCCTCGCTAAAATCACTCTGTTCAAATTTAATAAGATCAAGGCAAGATGTTTGTATTTCGATGGCGTCAATTTTTATAGTTAGCGGCATTCTATAAACAAGACTAGGACCAAACCATTTAATCAAGTCTTTATTATTGCAAACTACATCAGATAAACCATTAACAAAGGAAATCATCTCACCTCCAGTTTTATCAGCAGTACCAGAGAAAGCATAAAATCTAGAAGCCCCTCTTAAAGTTGAAAATAAATACTCGCCCCCTGGATTTATAGTATACTCAACTTCATCAACCAGAACAACATCATAAGTACTCATTAATGTTTCAAAGCCTGATCGTTTATTAATATCTTTCACATCAGATCTATTCATTATTCCGGTAGTTATTATTCCATCTATACCTATCGAATTTTTATGACCAGGAGGAAGTACATCTAGGCTATATAATGATTTAACTCTCTTTACTAATTCATCCATTGCTTTTTTCCCTGGAGCTACTAATAATACTTTTTTCCCAATTGAATGAAGATAATTTGCTAATACTGCTATGGATTGTGTCTTCAGTTTTGTTATCCTAAAGGCTTTTTATCCCTTAGTTCTAGTAATTCTTTTTTTTTATTCTTACTAGCTCGGCGTACATTTTCATCCTGCGATTTAATTGGATGTTGGATACTCTTGGGAGGATTATATTTATTCACCTCCTACGCTCTACACTACTATAAAACCTTTCGCAATTTTCATAGTTAGCACGGTATTAGCATCTCAGCTTTCACCGTTTTTACCCAATTATCATTTATGTATTTCTACATAAAGCGGCAAATTTTTTAAATTTTCTAATGGTAGATTTTTCAATGATTGTTGATTTATTTTTCATAATGTATATATTAATTTTTACCGTAAGACGTATATACATTAAGCAAACCTATCCTATATTTGAGAATGTGTAAGATATCTTCATTTTGATAATCTCTAAGTTCTGGGAATGGAATATTTCTTGGAGCATCAGGAGAATATATAGCATCTGCAAGAAGGTTATTATAATCATCAGAAGAAATGTAAGGGCTCAGAACATTAATTAAGTATCCTGCCCAACCTAATCCAATCAAGTAAGTTACAATTCCTCCTTTAGTAAACTTCTTATCATAGATCTTTATATTTGTTGTTACAGTTCCCCAAGACTTTTTCCAAGGTATGAACTTATTTTCTTTTTTTGTAACTTCGAAGAAATATTTTATAGATAAATCATCAGTTACTACAACAATTTTATTAATAGTTTTATCAACGCTAATTTGTAACATAGAATAAAATTTATTTATCATTTATCACATATAAGAAAATAAACTTGGAATATCAGTAAAATTAAGAAAAAAAAAATAAAGCCAATCTATCTCAGACTAGCTTTATACAATAAAATTAGTAACAGTACACAAAAAGACAAAAATTGAATTTATTGCATATATAAGAAATCTAGAGGAGGAAAAAAGAAGGGTCAATCCATCTCGAACTGATCCCTCCAAAGAACATGACTTTTGATATAATTTCTACTGTATATAAGAAATTCTGCCTTTTATAACTCAAACAACATTCTATCATAACTACTTGAGCTATCTTCTAATGAAAATAATTCTAAGATTAAGTTAATAAGAATGAGTTGTGCCTCTTTAATTGTCTGTATCTTATCTTGATTACATACTGTTCTTATACCTACCCATGGTTTAGAATTTGATGGTGATATAAAAATAAAAGTACTCCCTATATTCCAAACTAATGTAGGTCTATCTTCAAGTGCTTCATCAGGAACATAGACAGGGCAAACTTTTAACCATTCTGAAAATATTCCTACAGCACTAATTGTTTCTAATCTAGTTTTTTCATATTCTACAGGTAAAACTGAATGAACTACAACTAGGTCATCATCAATCTTATCAACCTTTTGATGTACTCCTGCTTGAATAGATACAAAAGTAATAAAAGTCATCAACAACATTAACAGTCTCTTCATTCTTCCTCCTTATTTAATAAATTCTTCTTCATCAATTAAGGAATTTGTTGTAATAAAAGTTTAATTCTTTCTTTACACTGATTTTTATAGAATTCTAACCAATGCTGAGCTTCTTTGAATGTTATAGATTTACAAACCTCCACCTCTTCATAAGAATTACTCTCTCTTAGGTTATTCAGCATAATTCCATCATAACCTGTATCTATGATTATACATCTCAGCCGCCATTTATCCAACTCATTAAAAGAAGATTCACGAATAAATACGTAGCTATTATCTATATCCATGTCTCCTTTTTCAGTAGGTCGATCAAGAATACAGATATCGAAACTAGGAGGATATTTTTCGTTTTTAAATTTTTCAAGGAAAGTTGATGTTGCCTTTTCTAATTTAGAGAATATTATTTCTTTATACTCCTCCATACTTATTTTCCTGGCATTACTATAGTCATCACACAAGCGGTAACGAGTCTTTTCATTACTTAGAAATTCAGCATAAAGCACACGATCATCTTCTGTTTCTGCAAAGTAAAAGCGTGAATTTTTTTTTAACGCTTAATTTTCCATCCTCTGAAACCCTAAACTCCCCAACTAGATTCATGTACATACCTGGATTAGATAGATAAAGATAACCTCTTGAAAAATCCTTCTCTACTATATCTACTATATTACTTACTATATTACTACATTCAACCCATTCTGAAGTACTCATAAAGAGAATTTTTTAATTTCCCTACATAAAATTTCATCCAATTACCTACTTCCTCTAGACTTACCTCATCATAGATATAATCATCCAAGAAAACATCTATAGGAAATTCATTACACGAAGACTCTCTAATAAACCAATTATCACAGATGCCTTTTTCATTGAATCCGAATGTAATATATCTCTTAGAATTAATTCTGATGTAGGTTTTCTGATCAAGAAATGTTGAGTACTTTGGTAGATCATCAACAACCAGGCTCTTATCTACTTCAAGAAATCCGACACTCTCCTTATTTTCATTAGAAGAAACAACCCTTACCCACTTATGATTGCTGTTATTTTTAGGCATTGATCTTTCTTGAGTTTTATCCACTACGATATTAACAGACTTAGTAAATTCCTCAAAATTCGCTAACCTAGGCTTATTAATAATACACTTTCTATTCTCGTAAGTAAATAAGTAAAATGCTCTATCATCGATAACTCCTATTTCAGAGTCAATTATTGATACTCCACGAATACTATTAATCGTGTTAGTTTCTGTAAAGATGTCATCAAATGTAGTTCCGATGTTAAAAGTTTTTCTACCTTCGACTTTAACTTCATCATCTATGAAATATTTTTCCATAATGAATTTTATATAGTAATTACAAATAATAAATTATCCTCACCATGTATTTTATAAAGTTCATCGATATACTCTATTATTTCTTCATCCTCGACAAACTCCATCCTCAAGGTTACAGCCCTCACATCCTTATGAAATTTTAATAAGACTTCAAGGATTTCATTTTTCTTAGAAATTTTCTTCTTAAGTTTCTTTTTGCTCTTAAATACTGCTCCATCGTTAATATTAAGAGGATATCCGTTAGCTATACATCTGTATAAAACATCTCCCTTGATATAGTAATTCTCATATCCGAGAGGTTTATTGTCAGAATCAAAACCTAGTACATTTTCCGTGAATGATATATCTCCTTCAATGTCTATATCGTTAGTAAAATAAAGTCCAAATCTATAAAACTTCTCACGATACTCAGAAAAGCTTGATGAATTCTCTAACAACTTAACCATGGTTTTACCACGATCAAAGTCAATTTTCCATCGCTTTCTTTCAAGACTGAACTTTTTCTTTTGAGTTCTTAATTTCGGGAGATGCTCTTCCCAAAATAACCATAGCCAAGTTTCAAAGTCAAGTATCATACACTCTTCGACAGATTCAGTAAGATCAGCCAAAATTCTCCTCTGATCACATAAACTTAGTTCTTTAACTTTCTCATAAATACAAAGTCCCATATTTTCTAATTTTTACTATATATAAGAATAATAAAGGGAATGAAAAAAAAAAGAGAAAGACTATCTCTAATCTCTCTCTTTACCATAGGATGTTAGTACAGCTTTCTATTTGGAGAAGATAATTTAATTTCTAACTCCCTAATCTCCTTCAACAACTTCCACCACTCTCTATCATACTCCTCTTTAGAACAGTAGGCATGATTTAACCTAAAGTTTCTTCTTTCAGCACGGAGTTGATAGAATCTTCGCTTTTCCTCTCCGATGTCATAACGAAGAAGACCCTGTTGATCATTAACTGAAGAAGGAGTGTCATTAAAACTCTCCATTCTAAGTCTCTGTACAGTACACATTACATCTACTTTTAATCCCATATTCTTTGTGTTTTTTTTTTGGTTATTAAATTTACATATATAAGATTCTTTGCCTGTTGAAAAAAAAAATAAAGCTCCATCTTCACAGACAGAACTTTATCGAATAAATTATGATATATTTAATTTTCCAGTAAGGAATTAGATTTTATGTTTCATTAGTGATTACAGCATCCACATTGACAATCCTTAACTTTCTCAGGCTCCTCAACAATAGTACAATCAGTTAGAAGAACCATTGCGGCTGTAGATACTGCGTTTTCTAGTGCTACTCGGACAGACTTTGCACTATCAAGCACTCCAGACTCAACTAGATCACAGTACTCTCTTGTCTTAGCATTCCATCCCCAATTCTCTTTCTTAGACTTAGAGACTTCCTTGATTACACAGATACCATTCTCCTGCTGACAGTTATCTACAACAGTTTTCATGATAATAGGCAAGCTAGATACTACAACCTCTACTCCAAACTTTTCATCACCGCTCAAAGAGTTCCAGAATGCCTTGTCCTTCTTAATTTCCTCTGAAGCCTTAAGATAAACGTAACCTGAACCTGGAACGCAACCCTCAACTAGTGCACTTCTAGAAGCAAGAATAGCATCTTCGATTGTCGCCTTTCTGTTTAGTTTCTCTGCCTCTGTAGCACCTCCAGCTCTGATAATACCAACACCACCAACTAGGGATGCGATTCTCTTTGCAAACTTATCTTTATCGTATGCAGAAATCATTGGATCATCTAGACGTGCCTGAAGAATATCTACACGAGCCTGAATTTCCTTTGGATCTCCGGCACCTTCAATAATAACAGTAGAGTCCTTAGAGATTACAACTTTCTTTGCTGAACCGAATACTGTCTCATCTGAAGTACCTAGTGTAATATTATTCTCTGGACAAACATAAGCACCACCAACTAAAGTAGCGATATCCTGCATAATATTCTTTCTAGCATCTCCAAAATCAATACCCTTTACTACACAAGCACGAATCATACCCATCTGTGCGTTCATAGCTAGTGTTCCATTCACAATATCATCAATCTCCTCACAGATAATCAAGATAGGTCGTCCAACTTTTGTGAATGGCTTAATAATTTCTCCAATCTGAGGTACTGAAGATAGACGCTCACCTACTACAAGAATTGCTGGGTCTTCCAAGATACACTTTCCATCCGCTGGTTCAGTAACATAATTAGGACTCAACCAACCTCTAGATAGTTTCATTCCTGTAGTTACCTCAATTGTTGTATCAAGACTAGCACTTAGGTCTGCTGTAATAACTCCATGTGTACCAATCTGCTTCATACAATCTACAATCAAGTTACCTACCTCTGGATCATTATTCGCCGAGATTGTTGCAACTTTCTTAATCTTCTCCATATCTCCATCAATCTGAATAGCCTTTGAAGATATAAAGTTCTTAACCCAATCGGAGGCCTTCAACATACCAGCCTTTACCTCATTGATATTTGCTCCTGTTCCAATAAGTTTCTGACCTTTCTCACAAAACTCTTTAATTAGAATAGAACAAGTTGAAGTAGAGTCACCTGATTGAGATTCTGTTAGAGCCGCTGCCTTTCTTAACAACAAAGCTCCCATATTCAATGTAGGATCAGAGAAACTAATAGATTTTGCAACTGTAGCACCATCTCTTGTAATCTCTGGCTCAAGGGACATACTATCATTACTAATTGCTACACATTTTCCTGATGGTCCTAGTGTAGTTTTAATAGCGTTAGCAGCAATAGAAATACCTTTAATAATTTCCGATTGTGTGTTAAAACCCTGCTTAATAATTTTTCCTGACATTTTTAATACTTATTTTTAAATTGTTTATTAAATTACTGCAATTACTTCTGATGTTGTGATAGCTCTATATACTTTATCATCGTACATAAACTCTTTTCCAACTTCAGGATAGATTATTACTTTATCACCAACCTTAACCTCACCTACCTTCTCGCCTACACTAATTACTTCAGCTTCCCAGTACGCTTGCTTTGGATCTAGGTGTTGCATTAATCCATTAACCTTTTGCATACATGAATTACTATCACACTTCTTTGTAACAGTAACCAAAATTTTAGAATCAATCGCTTTCATGATTGTTATTGTAATTTAATTGTTAGTTTATTTATCATCAATTATAAGAAACCTTCTTCTTCTCATCCGCAAATTTATAAAAAAAAAATAGAGGAAAGTAGTAAAACCTCCCTCTAAGTTTATCAATTATTTTCTAATTCATCCTTCAATACATTCAGAAACTTATCTTTTTCTTCTTTTGTTCTAAGACCTGATAGGATATTCTCTAGCTCTTTCTTATTAGTATCATATATCCGGTTCTGTCGTCTTTTCTGAATTAAACCTGAAGTAACTCCGACCCCTACAGTTCCAATAGCAGCTCCGAGGATAGGCTTTTTCTTAACTATACCTATTCCTCCTCCAACTCCTAAGCCAACTGCAGAACCACTAATAACAGCTTTTCTTAATTTCTTATCGGCATTAACTTTATCCTTTGCCTTGAATCTATCATAAAGCGTATCTAGGTCGAGTTCTTCTTTATCTGAATGTAACTTAACTCTCTTTATTATCATATCACTTTACTTTCTATAGCAATCACAGTATCTCTTAGTTCTAGTTCCCCATGCAGTTGTTGATCTAGTTCTTTCAAAATTACTTCTATCATATACTTCATCTTGTGGGAATATCTTAGAACTCCATGACTCATAATCACTTGTAGTTTCTCCTCTAGCTCCGCACTTACAACACTCATTATTAATAGGCTCAACGAATAAATTAGCATACTGAAATTTAAGTCTCATCCAGAGTGAAGTCATAAATCCAGTCCAAGCAAATACAAACCTATCCTGATTGAATACAATATTATCTGCATCTTCCTCTACAGTGTCAGTTTCTATACCTACAGCTCTAACTAAATCTCTTGTAGCATCAGAGGCAATTTTTTCAGCTCCATAGGTCATAATCTTCATAACTTCATCCAGTCTAAGCTTTATGTCAGTTTCACCTAGTATAACTAACTTCTCATTTATATACTCCATAACGTAAGTATAGTAAGGTATGAAATTTTCCTCAGAGTCCACGTAATAATCTAGTGTTGATATGCCTAAGAAATTTTTTAATGTAGTCTCTGCGGTTACTCTAGCTATATATCCATCACTTTTATTCCATCTCATAAACTATTCTATTTTAATATACACACTTATAAGGACCATGAATAAAAAAGAGGGAAGAAACTAAATCTCCCCTTTTATCATATAGTAAACTGATCCTCCTACTGTTATCTGATCTAGTGTATAGTATAATAAGATATCCTCTAATGTAAGACTTGGAATATGTAATACTTGACTTTCTACTAATCTAATCACTTTTTCTATCTTCCGTCTTGAATAAATCTCTCCTACCTCGAGATAACTCCTTAGAATCTCCTTAACAGAATTATCAATCTTTAAACATTCTCTCTTTAAAGCTTCTCTATCATAATCTAAGTTTTTTGCCTGATCTTTCGTTAACTTAGAGAAAAAATAAGCTACTTCTCCAGTCTGATCTAGGTCTTGTTCTGAAATTTTACTAGGATATTCAAATACAAGTCTAATTCTCTCCTTACTATTATTACACTTTACAAAGAAATCATTTAAGAAAAGTAAGTCATCTCCAATTAATTCATAACCATAGTCTCTCCCCTTTAAGATAGTATCAATGTAGTTCTTAACATCACTCTCAGGCTTGTCTTTATAATCTTCAAAGAACTTAACAATAGAATCAGAATACTTATACCACTCCTTACAATCTCCGACATGATCTAGGTGAGAGAAAAACTTATGAATACTTTGCTCTAGTTTCATTGACCACCCTGGAATCATATAGAGAATTTTTCTAGTAGGATTATGTATCTGGTAGGCTTCAAATCTTTCTTTCCCCTCACTTGTATAGCCTATCTTTAATTCTCTCTCAAATCCTCCAAGACTACAAAACCCAGCTCCTTCAATTAAGTAAATCATATCTTTAGTTTGTTTTAATTACCTACTTATAAGGATAGATTTCTACTAGATCAGCAAATTTGATAAGTAATACAGAGTCCAGTGAGAAAAAAGAAAAGAGGGTTTCAGTTATATTCCCTCTCCTCTCTTTAATTCTATAAGCTGTATTCTCGATTAGCCCAAGAGTTATCTAATAAAGTCCTATTAAATAACTTATCTGCTTTCCCCGGGTTAAATTGTTCATACACAGTCATAGTCTCAAAAACAGTAGATATAAAGGTTTTAATATTATCATGCATCTTTGCGTTCTGTTTCTTTATATTCCACCATTCAAGTTCCTTCTTCCAGGTAAACTTCTTCCCCATGTATGCTTTAGCGGCTCCTATATAATCACAAACCATCTCATAAGCATATTTCTTTGGCATCTCTAGAGCTATACCACCATGATCAAAGTTATCTATCCACATTTCATAGTGATGATAATTTCTGCCTCTATGATGAAACCAAGCCATAGAATAACCTTTATCTTTCTTACAAGCATCGATCGGGCTAGAAGTTCCTACATAATACTTAACACTCTCTAAGAATTCTGTCGGACTAAACTTGGAGAGATCATGAGTAATTCCTTGCCAAACTAGACCTACCTTAAAACAATACTTAGCTACATAATACTTGTGAATAATGACTTTCTTTAAATGAAGCCAAGAATTTTTTATCAACTTCAACATACTACCTTTTATTTTAAAATTTGCTCTAGTCTGATTTTAATTAAGAGATCATTAATGAATTCAACATCTGGGTTATCTGGAATTGTAGACTTCTCCATAAACTCATTCATCTCTTTAGTTTCTTTCTCTAACATCTCCATAAGCTCTTCATACTCATACTTATTGTTTCTGACGTTCATTAAGAAATCTTTATCCTCACTACGCTCTAAGATGATTCCTTTACCTTGTGCAATCTCCTTAGCCATGTGAATTAATCTGAAGCAATGTAACATGTTCTTAGAATCCACATTATGTTTCAGATTTGTAGAGTAACGTACCGGATTTCTATTTACTTCCCACTCTTTATACTCCTTATACTCTCTACAATGTTCTGAATAGTGAGAAGCATTATAAGAGAATGTACATAAGAAATTAGCCTGCTCATCTACTGGAATTTCGGAGAGTCTGAGTTCATTTCCGTCATCTTTACAAATAATACCTCTATACCCGAAAGGCTTACTACTAACATGTCCGGAAGCTTCTAGTGTCTGTTTAAAAGTTTCTCCTAGATTCTCTTCACCTTGAACATGAGCTCCCCAATCATAGTATAAGTTATAGGTATCTCTCATATGATTAAGTCTGATGATACCACAATACTCCTGCTTAAGTCCCTTTTTGTCTAGGAAACTTAATAACGTATCTGTACCTCCATCACTATTAGCTAAGTAACAGAAATCAATAGGAGTTAATCTTTTCTCGATTGGATTCCAGATTTTCTTTTTCAATCCTTTTGCCTTTACGATCTGAGACTTAGCATAACCGAAGAATGGATTAAAACATTGCTTAGAAATAAACTTGTCACGATTATCTCTTACCAACTTAAACCAAGGATGAACTTCTCCAATGATCTTATCCTCTGGTACAAAAAGAGCCTCAAGGACAGTAGGATTAGACTTACAACCCAACCTGATAAATTCTCCAAGCTCATACCAAGTGTTATCATGTCTTGGATCAGATACTTGAGATTTATAGTTAAGCATCCCTAGTACTTCCTCTGGCTTTGCTATAAAAACTCCACCAGTATCAACATCAGACAGCGGAGTACTTAAACCATACAACTGAGAACCACGTATAAATTCAATAAGTAGTCTCCCTTCTTTTCTGATTGTTTCAAAATTCGATTCCATAGATATTAATTATTATGAATTCTTGATTATTATTTTCCTTTAGAAGATTATCAAATTCCCTCTGATCTGTACAGTACTGAAATATATTATCATCTGTAAAAGTCTTAGGTAAAGTTCCAATACAGAATAGCTTATCTTCCTCTATACTTAGGTAACTATCCTTCCACTTAATTCTAGCTGATATAACAAATCCTTCCATATCTATATATGAGACTTCTAGAGGGATAAAAAGAAAAGGAAGACTCTTACATCTCCCTAATCTTTTCATTGTTTAATTCAGAAGCTCTTTAACAATATCTGAAATTACTTTACCATCTGCTGTAGGGAATTTCTGTTTTAGGGTTTTGATATACATTCCCATACATTTCTTATCTCCAGCAATTACAATCTTCTTAGCCTCTTCCTTGATTTCTTCCGGAGTGGCATCTTTAGGTAGTAATCCAGTGAGTGTATGTATAAAGAAATTCTCACTTTCAATCTCACTATCCCTGTCTGGAGTAAGATAGCTTAAGGTCTCTTCATGTTCCTTTTTAATTTTGTTTATCAAGGAAATCTGAATACTCTCATCAATTGGCTTCTTAACACCTTCAACAGACTTTTCGTAATTTAGAAACTTAGCTTTAATCTCCTTGAATACTGCTAGGTCTTTTGTTTTTCCTTGAGACATAGCATCTTTGATCATTGAATCAATATTTAACATAACATAAAATTTATTAGTTCTCTCTAATTACTTCATAATCCTCAAACATATAAGCTGTCGGATTCTCTCTTCTAAACTTCATATATTCCTTATGTTTTTCTAGAGTACTCTTCAACAACTTAAACTGATCTTTGTATTCTTTTCCCGGTATCAGTTTAGTGAAGATATGATTAACTTTGTCACAGTGAATATTACAGAGGACTTCTTTCAAATCTTCCTCCTCTAGTAAACCGTGAATAATTAGTAAGTTCCCATTATCCTCACTATGAAGAATATAACAAGAATCACTAATCTCTGTTTTCTTTAAGGAGCTTTTCTTATCCACTCCTTCTTCTGATACTTTACATGCTGAAAACGTAAATAAGAAAATCAACATTGTAAGCATAACTGTAATTAAATTTTTCATAAATATAATTCTTTTTAGTTTCATATATAAGATTTTACAAGGAACAGAAAAAAGAAAAGGGAAAATTAATAATCCCCTCTCCTTTTAAATTATTCTTGATCTTGTTTTAAGTTTTGTTTCAAGAATATTCTAAGCTTTCTACTAAAATACTTTCTATAGGTTTTTCTTATTGTGGTTCGCATTTTATATTTATGGTCCAAGTAATCTACGAAAGTATATCCTTTATTAAGTGCAGAATATATCTTTTTACTAATTGACTTCATAAACACCCTCCACAACAACCCCAGTCGATTTCTTCATTGATTTTTTCTAGTAGCTCTTCTTTAAACTCCTCTGGAAAATCCTTTGGGTAATAATTTATAGTCCAAGGCCCGTGTTCGATTTCGCTATTATAGTCTTCATCAAAACGACAACAACCTCCACTGCATAACCCTCCTTCTCCGAAATCATATCTTTTGTTTTGCCATCTATGTCTACAATAAGATGACCACTACAGAGATTAGGCCATTTTCCATCATATTTTATAGTAATTTCTGCCATAGTTTAATAATATTTATGCCAACTGATAGCTACAACATCGACTCCATTAATTGTTGCACATTTTTCAACAGCAACATCATCTTCACAAGCATCAAAGAAATCATCGTACTTGAAATATAGATCTTCAACATCTATAAGACAATCATTATAGAAACCCCACTTACTACTATCAAAAATTTCTTCTTTGTCAACTTCTCTTACTGGTTTGAATTCTTCTTTCCCTGGACAGTATACAATTTTTCCAGCTTCCCACTTACTATGCTCCTCACTTGAACATATTGAGAGTGAATGAGTTGAACTTGAGTTAGTCTCAAATACACTGTGTCTGATTGTTTCTTTCATATTCGTAAATTTTAAAAATCCCAACCTAGTTCTATTCTTCTAAAGCCTTCCGGAACATCATCAGGAAATCTATCATAATCATCTCTATCATCCTCTTCTGCAAATGACTCGTCTATGAATAGATAATTTGCTATCTCTTCAGTATCAAGTTTAAGACATCCAGCTATTGGACTATACTTGTAATATAGGTCATCTGCAAAACTCTTTGAATAATTCTCATTACAATTATAATTATCATCCCATATAATATCACCAATTACAAGCTTAGAATCAATGCCATCAGCGATTTCTTTCAATACATTAATAGCCTGTATAAGATGACATACTTCAAGTGTTTCACCGCCACGTGGATCCGCATAAGCAATAATGGAATACAGCTTCTTTTTAAATCTGATAAGCGGCTCTGAATAACTATCTACAACAGAAGTATTCTCTAACAATAAACCTTTTTCCTGGATATGCTCTATTACATCTGGGTGAGCAAGAGCAAAACACTCCTTTATAGACAAAGGTCCTTCTTTAATCGTCAACGTATGTACTGAGCTCGAATTCGTCTCAAATACACTAAGTCTAATCGTCTCTTTCATTATTTCAATTTTAATGTATCACCCATGTTAAAACGACTGTTCGAATCAATATAGAGATTCTTACATGATTCAGCGTCATTAGTAGGAATAATTGTATAGCGATATTCCTTAGAATCACTCTGTTCAATACCTATAACTATAAACGAATCAGTTCTTATATTAACTCTAGAGTTCAGAGATATCAACCATATTACTGATGAAGTTATAAATCCAAAAATCAATCCTGCAAAGAAATAACCAAAACCATGGTCATTATAATCCATACCTTATTAGTTTAAATATCTCCGACATTTCATTACAATTATCAGTACTCTCTTCTCTTAATGTCCAGAAAAGGAAATACATTATAGTTAGTACAAATACAATCATTGGTACTAGCGGTATGAGAATAAGATATATTATCAACTTTTTCATTACAGATTAGATGTTTTGAAATTAACACCTATATAATCTTCACCTCCATAAGTTCTACACTCTAGTTTCTGTCTCATTGAATTTATCAACTCTATGTCTGATAAATCTTCAAAATCAAGATACCAATTATTAAAATCGTGAATCTTTTCCTCAACTGAGCCACCAATCCAATCCTTCCTATCTATTAGTCGTTGTTCTTTTTTATCGGATCTTCTAACCTCATTCACTAGATAATCTGGGCTCTTAAGTTTTTCCAAGAATTCACTTAAAGGTAATCCACTGGTGTTTTCAAGAATTTTCCAGACAAAACATTCATGTCGCAACTCAAATAAACTATCAAGCCTAATTTTGATTTCACCAGTTTTGTCAAACCGCAGGGTGTAATAAATAACCCTGTCTATGTTCTTTGAGTTAATTGGATTCTTTACACTTATAGGTTCAGTCCAATCTTCTTTATTAACACGAATTTTTAAGTTACTTGGACAACTATCACATTCTAGCGTTTCTTGATAACTATACTGAGCAGATATACAACCCGTGTCAGTATCTAAAACCTCTCGATAATCATTCACACTTCCCTCTCTTAGCCACCGAGATAACTCCCCATTTGTCCAACGTCTTCCTCCTTTGAAAACCAGATCAAAAGGACTCTCATCATTAACTAAGTGCTTGAAATCTCCAGTACTAGACCAATAACTACAATCTCCAGTTATCTTTCCATCAGATCCTAAGATATCTCCAACTACCGGATATTCACCTTGTCGATTAGTTGTGTAAATAATAACTCTCTTATTGTCTCTAGTTTCTACGGGAGTCTCTTCATTGCTAATAAAATCAGCGACGTCAAACTTTTTACGATTTTCTTTCATAATGTATAAAAACAAATTCTATTAGTTCCTTCATAGTAAATAGGAGTTCCATTAACCTTAAGATAATCCTGTAATCTAGTTAAGGCTCCTGCAAAAGACTCTATCCAGCTAGTACTTAGAGTATCACTTGTACTAATAAACCAGTTTGCATCATCCTCACTAATAAAGTACATGGTATGATTTATGCAAACGATAGCACCACAACCCCAAAATGAAATTGCTACGTTATCACTATACCTAATAACCCCATTCTTCTCAGCTCCAGAATCCATGTTCCATTTTCCGGACTGTTGATTAAAATTATCATTAAGATATTCAACTACCTCATCTAGAATTTCAGGATAATTCGTTTCCATAGTTATTGTAATTTTTGATAAACTTCTAATTTTAGTAAACCCTCTTCACTAAGTTCAGTTTCATAAATATCATCGAAGGTATAAACCCAATCATCAGAGTTTTTACCTAACCTAATCTTAGTAATTGTGCCTAAAATATATTCTCGACCTAGGTTAGATTCATAGTAGGCAAGTTTATCACCTACATCCCAATAAGGTTCTTTCCCTCGATGATATATAGTTTTAAAGTAACCGTGATTCGGAATTTTATCTACATTTATCAGATCTAATAGTCTATTCAAAATTTTTATCTCCTCTTTCATACTCTTACTTAATTTAGAATATGACTTTAGTAGATTTCTTTCACTCACTAGGTCATCCTTACTTAAAGAGCCGTGAAGTCCTCGTACTACATCATCTGATATGTCCTGTTTTAGATTTTTAATATTAGAGATACAGTTACGTATATCTATTACAACAAAATTTCGCTGCTTCTTTAATTCAGAAATCTTGTTCTTTAAGTAATCGTAAAGCTCTCTCATACTTTCTTTAGTTTGTATCTTTTATTAGCATACCTACCTCTAATATGATAGTAAGTAGTTGTCTTTAGGGATTCTTCTTCTTTTAAGCTTGGAAATAATTCATAAAACTTCTTCCAAGTCCTCTTACTTCTTTTCAGTGACGGAACTCTGATATTCGAATAATGAAAACAACAAGGTCTATGTTTATTCTTCTTAGAATGATATATACCGTTGTTATCTTTATGATTTATTGGTGCTTGATAACTCGGATCTAGGTCATGTAACATTTTTAGAGCCTCCTGTTTTGTGTTAAATGTACCTAATAAGTCTAAGTCAAGATCAAGTTCCTTTTTATAATGATCCTTAACCAATTCAAAGTACTTATTAGCATCCATACTTTCTCTGACTTCGTCTATCATAAACTGACGATAAAAGTTCTTATTCTTTATTTTAATAAGTAGGTACATATATTTTTAACAAAAAGATTTACTAACTTTAACAAAAGGTTTCCACATGTTTTCATCCCATTTCAAACCTACTCCTACATACTTCATTCTGTTGTATAGTGTAAATATGGGATTCAGCAACCTAAATAATCCGATAGAAGTTCTTGGTACATAAGAAAAATCCTCTCCTTTAAAAATAATTATCCCTTCATTCAAAGAGCTGTATATACCAAACCAACCTTGCTGACCTTTTACAGCACTAACTAGACTATCTTTAAATTTAGGATCGTATGAGTTGAATAAAACTGTTTTCCAGTATTCCTCATTACCATCACAGTCTAGCTTTACAATCTTAAATCTTGTCATAATAATTACAACTTATAATATGCAACTTCATTAGATTCTCCATAGGAATAAACAGGAGATCCATTCACCATAAGATAATCCTGTAATCTAGTTAGAGCCTTTATGTGAGATTCTAACCAGGCTGCAGCAAATGGTTCGTTGTAGGTACCAATAAACCACTTCCCACCTTCATAGATAGTATATATAATACCATCAATATAAACAAAAGCAATATTGTCCCAGGTTGAGATTACTACATTATCACAGTATCTTATAACCTCTCTTCTGCTTATAGTATTCTCATTAAGATACTTTACTATGCTATTATGCTATTTAAGGTTACCTTCGTCATCTTTTGTTGGTATAATAAGGATTATACTCATGAAGGATTTTCTCTGATCGATTCAACTTCTCTACTATTTCGTCCAGATCACACTTTGCAGACCCGTATTCATAATAGCAAGTATCAGAATAACGATAAAAATTATTGCCATCATTAGAAAATTGAATGTAGATATTTCCTTCCACATCCTGTATAATTCGAAATATAGAGTCCCTAGTTGCCTTTGGATTTCTATATTCTTTAATTGCCTTGTATACTTTTATTGGTACATATAACATAATCGCTAACACAAGGATAACTAAAGACGTAATCATATTTTACTCCTTTCTGATAAATATTTAATTCTAAAATCCATTTCTATTTTCATATCATATTTAAGGATTTTAAGGTTTGAGGGTTCGATGGCACTTAGGACACTCAATATAATGATCTAAACTATGACCACTCTTCAAATACCAATGTCCATCCTCGAGCTCTAATATCCTATATCCACTGACTTCTTTTACTGTTTTCATTTCTACGTCTGTACAACCTTTAATAATACAGCAAAATAGTACAACTCCTAGAAAGGTATACAGTAATATTGCGATTTCTTTTCTCATATTTATCTACTCTCTATCGTTATAAATACAATAAAGCATCACTGCTATAAAAATAATCCAAGTTAAATATATTAAAAAGCCTTCAACTCCTCCTTCTTCAGCTAGGCTTGGTCCATCAACGCGTGGCGGCGGAGGAACCATTATTGCGCCGATGATAATATCCATTCCTGTTTATTATTTTCATTTCCTTTGTGAAACTCTTTAATGAGGATTCTTAACAGTTCTTTTGGCAGTGGGTCTGGAATGTCCTCTCTGTCAAGCAGCTTTTCCACCATCTGTAATCCTGCATCAATACCAATAAATACTCCGAGTTGACCAGACCTTTCCACAGTTTCTTTATAGCTTTTTTGTAATTCTGCCAAAAACTCTTCTTTATTAAATTCTTCCATATATGTTTTTTTTAATTATAATCATCAATAAGTAATACCAATAATAGCACTACCACTGATATCCAAGACCCGAGACTCATTGCAATAATTACTACTATTTCCGTAGCAATTTCTCCAGTCTTAGGATGATAGTTGCCCTTTAATGATATATAACAACCTAAAATTACAGTTACAAATACACCAATAAAATACACGCCCATATTTCTTAACAAATGGATTCAACATACCTGACAACCCTTGCAGACTCCTTTCCTCCAATTAGCTCAGTCTATGGATCACTCCAGATTAATTTTCCAAAGCTATACACAAGTTCATGTCCCTTAGCTTTATATTCTTTTTCTGTCGAGCAGCTAAACTTATTATACTCCTCGTTAGAAAGTAAGTGAAAATTAATTCTCCAACTCATGACTATTTATATTTTCTTCTTGGTCATCTTTTACACGGTAGTCATAGGTATCCCAATCCCACTCTAGCTTAGTTACCTCTCCCCAATGACTACAACTATCAAAGGAACGCTTATTTCTCACCTCAATCTTCTTGCCATCTACATAAGCTTGCATAATAACTAGTCTTCTTTTCCACTCCTCTATTAACAAATTAGTGGCAGCTTTGTGAGAAGATTCAATAATATCCAACTCACTTATTGTCTTGTCTTCCGTAGATGTCTCTGTTATATTTTTAAAGTACAGATTAAATTTCGAATCTTTTATAGGATCTCCATTATGAATAAATACACCAGAGAGATTCCACTTAAGTATCCACCCAGCAATAGTTGATCCTGGTAAATTGCCGAATATCATACCATTCTTAATTTTGAAAATAAAGACATCGCAATCATCTTCTGTAACAATTGGAGTCCTATTGTTATTAATAAACTCCCTAATGTCAAATTTTCTTTTCATCTTTGGCAAATTTATTATAATAATCAACTATACTTAAGCTATCATCTGAAATCTCTTTACTACACGGAATAAAAAGTAATTTAAGATAAATATTCTTTTCATCAGTTTCTATTTTTAATTCGAAATTTAGCTCAAATAGATCAACAAAGTGTAAAATTTTATTCAATACTACACCATCGACTTTTGTATAACCATCGTCAAAGATTAATTCAGAGTTATTAATAACCCCTTCTATCTTACGTGTCAAAACTTCTCTAACTATACCTAACAACAACTTTAATTCTTCAATCTTAGTAGTGTTATATATCTTAGTTAGAACTTGACGATTAACTCCTATACAACAACCAGCCATCCTTCTACTAAAAACACCATCCGTATAGAGCTGTTTCATTGGAGTTGTTAGGAATGTTGTTAAAATCTTATTCACTGAATTTTTTATTTCAAGTCTATTCTTTAATTTGAATAACATATTTTAATAAATTTTTCATCCATATATAAGAAAAAGAAAGGGACTGTTCGTCCCCTCTAATGTCTTTCTTTATGAACCCTTAATCATCGTCATCTATATCATGTTTATACCCATCATCCACATTATGTGTACGATAATACTCTCTCTCTGTTCTTCATAAGAAGAAAATGATCTTTCAGCTCGATGGTCATAGAATCCACCAAATCCTGTATTAGGATCATCCATACAATCATCACACCAATCTGATAATGAATCATAAGGTCCATAAGGACATTTGCTACATTTACCCATAATCTTTATATTTATCGTCGTCCACGTTTTCTACCACATGGCTTACCATTCAACCAAGTATATTGTTCAAGTAACTCTTTTCCAGATATCGTGTTCATCATCCACTTCTCATCTGAAAGAACTACTCTAAAATCATAGGTGCATTCATCCTCCGAGTTAATGTGCATAATAGTGAAATGATTCTCTGTATTTTTCTCTAATACACTTATATTCATCGTATGCAATCTAATACCTACCAGTTCATCATACGTATATGGTCTAAGATCTATATTAGCCGAAGTTATATTTTTACCCGTTGATGAAAAGAATAAATCAGACCTAGGATCTTTGTCTGTATACCAATTCCTTAGGTGTACTCCATCTTCATCCCATTCTTGAAGTTCACGGTAGCTATCATTAAGTATATTTCCACTAACATGCCCTGTATTTCTAATAACACTAACTATCTTAACCTCATCTCCGTTTCTCGTTTCTACTGGAGTACTTTCATTATCTATAAAGTCTCCTACCCAGAATTTCACTCGATTATTTTCCATTCCACATAGTTTTAATTTGATCTATACAACGTTTAATAGGTTTTAGAGTATCACCTAACATTAATGGGATAGGTAAGATAATCATAAGAATACAAACCATCAGATTAATACTTGTTTTGATAATTTTTGATAATAGCCCCATATTAAAAGTAATCATAATAATCTGGTTGATCCATTAACGACATAGACTGCCACCTCAAAGCTTTTATCTTTTCCTCTTCTGTTGCTGATTGAGGAATGTAATTATCCCACAACCTACAGCCTCTACACATAGTATTATCTTCTTCACCCTTTACGTAGAGTATACCTGAGCATCTACAACATCTAAATTTAAGATCATAAGATGCCACATAGAATATACAATCAGTGTTCATAATTCGTTAAAATATTGTGGATAATCTGTTTTAAGACTTCTACCACTTTTATTTAGGTATTCTTCAAGATGTATAAGTTCGTCGATTGGATTTTCACCATCTTCCAACTTTGTATCACCTAGAAGAGCCTTCTTATATTCCCCTACAGTCCATGTATTTTTAGGAGATTGAGCTGTTCGGTTATAAATTTCATCATCAGATTTGCCTTCTAATAACTTTAAACCTACCCGACGTGCTTCTTCTCTTGTAATCATTTCTTTTTCTTTTTCTTTTTTATATAGTCATTTAATAAATTCAAAGCCTTAATAAAACTATCAAGCCAATAACTACTAAAAGATCCTAGACTATAATCTTTTTTAACGTACCAATTACCGTCATCTTCCATGATAAAATAAAGAACTTCATCAATACAAACAATTGCACCACATGCCCAATGTGAAATAAATACATTATTTTGAAATTTAATTACTTTACCAATTTTACATCTAGTTCCATAGGCTCTATAATTTTTATCAATATCATAAATATCTTTTAGATAATTAATTACTTGATTTAAAACCTGATCTGTTTCATCTACCATAAACCTGTATATTAGAAAGATTATACTTTGTTACCGGGTAGTATTCATTTCCAAGTCCGTGAAGTTCTTCAAAAGCCTTGTCTAGAGTATTTGATGCTAAATGTTTTGATAGAGTACTTGTTAAGCGAAAGTTAGAATTGTCTATATCTGATTGAATGTGACTGATGCTAATACATGTGCAAGCGTTCTTAACTTCTGGTACGTAATCTATCTCAGGAATTTCACTTATATACATTCCAGACCAAAATCCAGGGATACTATACTTCTTCGCAAAATCCGAAGCATAACACCAGATTCCAATACACTCCTTTTCTTTCAAGCATGCAGCAAGATTACCGTCCACTAAATAAGATTTCTGCAAAGAGTCAAATAAACCGTTAGAACTACCATGCCCTAACATTATGATTCTATGGCACATACCTATTAGTGTCTTCAGGTCTTTCTTCCCTAGACTAAAATCAATTATTATCGTACCTGGTAAGTCTGCGTAGATTCCTTTTAGAAAATCTGTAGAGTCGTCTTTGGGATGAATTACTAAAGTTTTCTTCATTTTATTTATACATTATCATCAACAAAAGATCTATCTCAAGATATCCTTCTGTTAATTCTATAAAATTGATATGACTTAGCTTACTTAATTTCAAGATAAGTATAGGGTTATGGATCACAGCTATAATCTGTGTTTGAGGTTTATGATACGACAATATATCATATATCTGCTTAATATTGTCTATATCAAGATTCCTATCAGGTTCATCCATTAACACCGTGAATTCATAATCCTCATCACTAACGTCTATAGAATTTTCTTGATAATATTTCAACACCTGATTAAACTTATTTTTCCATAGATCATTAGACCTGTCTCTTAGTTGAATTATATCATTAATTGGGAAATTGTAATCCTTCTGGTCGAACATAATATCAAATAGCGACCATATATTATTTATGACAGACTCCCCTACTGATGAACTTGTTGCATTGAAAGCCATCTTAAAATTACTGAAACTACTATCAGCAATCTGTCTCACTTCATCAGCGGGAAAATATCTAAACACAGATCCTCTATAATCAGCCTTAACCCTGACGCCATCTAAGACTTTATCATCTTTATCAAATATCATCGGGAACGTTAGGGCAGGCTGTTCCGTAAAGTGTGGACATCTTGACTTCATATCGCGTTCAAGAAGGAAGAATTTATAGAGAAGTTTCATCAAAGTGCTCTTCCCACTACCATTCTTTCCAATGATAATATTTATACCAGGATTAAACCTAAACTCGACTCCGTTATTAAATGCCTGAAGTTCCGATAAATACCTAACCGGACTTCTCGAATTGTCTACTATATTAATCTCTTTTATCATTTTCCTCCTCAATTTCAGGTTCTCTCCATTCACCTCCATTGGAACGAATAAAAATACCTTCCTCACATGGACAATTGCTACTACTTTCTCTATATGGATACGAATGAAACACACTAGTATCTGCCTCAAAACGAAATTCTCTATGCTCTTCTTGATGTTCTCTCAACCACCATGCAAGTTCTTGGTTAGTCATTCTGCGTGTTTTCTTTTTTGGAGAGAAGAAAAGGTCTCTTTTATCCGCACTAAAATCTGGGTAGTATGAACCATTTAAGCACCAAGCAACTAATTCTATGCCTTCTGCAGCATCACTCCATAAAATATCGCCGGCTATTGGATAATTTGGATGATTTCTTTCAGTTGTGAGAATAACAACCTTCTTTCCATCTCTAGTTTCCACCGGAGTCTCTTCATTGCTAATATACTCCTCAACATTGAATCTTTTTCTTTTTTCTTCCTCCATGATATTAATCCATTTTAGATTTCTTTTTCTGTAATTTTTATTACATCTATGTGGAATTGGCTCAATAAACTCTCTTCCACAATAAGCACACCTCACTGTTCTGTCAGGCTTTCTGCTTTCTCCCATGCTTAAATTCTTTTTGATTCAACCTTAAAGATTCCACGAATTTTCTCCGCATATTATTCAGCATCTTCTTCTATATTGTTAAAAAAATAGATCTGTAGATAATTCATCATAAGTGTAGTCAAGATTACTAGTGCCATCACTTTCCCACTCCTTTAACAGATCTTCATCAATAATATAGCCAATAGTAGTAGGAATAACTCTAAAAATTACTACTTTCTTACCATCTCTTGTTTCCACAGGAGTAACCTCATTACTGATAAATTCTGCAGCATTGAATTGCTTCCTACTACTATCTTTCATAACCTTATTCTTCAACACCACAAGTACTTCCGTCTAACCATAAGTACTCTTCTAGAAATTTATCAAAAGTAATCCAACCGAGCTCAGTTAGAGATACACTGGTTAATTTTACTGCACTAACCGAAACAACCTCTCCGGACACTTTATTCTCAACAGCTAGTACTTTTCCACTCCTCATGATCTCAACTAATTCCTCTTGAGTATATGGACGTGCTTTAACTCGATACTCATACTTATCCCAATTCCACTCTGGTTTATTTACAGTTTCCCAAGAATTCCCATCTTTATCTCTACGCTCGATAGTACGATTATTGATAAATCCAGAGACAACATTCATAATATTCCTTGCAAGAGCTTTTCTTTCCTGCCAATCCTCCTTGTATTGATGCTCTACAGTTCTTTGAATACCAGAGATAGCCGAGAGCATTTCTTTACCAATCTTTTTATAGTCCTTCCCTGGAAGTTCTTTAAAAATCAAGTTCAGTTTAGAATTCTCTATGGCTTTTCCTTCCTCAATAACCTTACCCGTCAAATCCCACTGTAAAGGAACAAATGGGGTTGAAGAACTGGCAGGTAAATTAACAGTACCTACTACCACACCGTTTTTAATGTCAGTAATTGTAACCTCTAGATCGTCTACAGTAATTACCGGAGTTTCTTCATTGCTAATAAACTCTTTTACACAAAAACTTTTCTTGTCTTTATCCATAATTATATTATTTATTAATTTATTATCATATATAAGAAAAAGAAAGGGACTGTTCGTCCCCTTTTTTAGAATAATTTTTCTATAATTTTTATACAACTCTTAAAGTCTCCTCTACTTAAATTGAATAAGAAATCGACACCGAACTCTGCATTATTAACCTCTATAAACTTCAATGCATCTGTTATGTCAAAGGTACAACTTGTAAAATCGGTACCTTCATAATTTCTACTAAGCTTGCAGTAGTGGATGGCTTTCTTTAGGTCTTCTGCTCCATTCTTCTTTCTAAATCTGGTTACATACTTTAGAACATTTCCCTGTATGAAGTTTAGAGAATGCTTCATTACATAGTCTATTACTTGATACTTACACTTATAATGACATCCTCCCACTTGATTAATATCTTCTGTCTCCAGGTTATTAATGGCAATGACTTCATTAAATTTCTCTAATAATTCATCATCACTAACCCCTAGAGGTACAGAAACTTCATAAGTAGCTAACCCTTCCAATAAACTAGACGGACTAATAATAATGCCCTCAGATAATTCACCGGAAACCTCAGTCTTTTCAATCAACTTGAAATATTCACCGTCCTTTAATAGAAAATCTTTATAAGACTTTCTTTCGTAGATCTGCTGTAATTTAATTTTGTAATACATATTTTTTACTTTAATTCAATCCCAGGCATCAATTCCAGGTACTCCGTATACGCAAAGATTTGTTTTTGTATCTTTTCCCATCTCTAATTTATACAGGTCAATTGCTTTTTTCTTAACCTCTTCATCATCTATTCTTACTACACAGCAACTAGATTTTTTAACAACATCAAGATACCAAAACTTTCCATCCCCTGAAACATATATAGATACAATATTTATCTTCTTTGGAGTAAATGATTGAACTAAACCTAGAGTAAGCTGCTTTTGCAATCCAGACTCAATACAAGCTACTACATCTCCAGGCTTTAACTCTCTACCTACGAAGTCGCAATGATAACTACTTTCTACCATGATTTTTAAGTTTAAATAATCTATGTTTCTCAATACTACTATCGGCAATATAACCTCTGTCTTCATCGCACTTAAAACAATACCACATACAGATCTCCCAGGCTATACTACCCTCCACTGGTTTAAACTTATTAGTCTTCCTATACTTAGTAAAACCATAATTCCAGCGATCATTAAAAGCTGCCTTCTTAATTTTTCTTGGCAACTTTGGCATTAATCTATTCATACTTTAGAAAATATTTAAATCAATAGTTTTCAGTTTATAGGAGCTCTTTTCTAGTAACCTTCTAATCTTACCGATGGTTTCAATACTTAGTCCCCTTTGTTCGTGGAAAAGAAGTAGATCAATCTCGTCATAAGTTACTCCAAGTTTCTCTTCATCTAGTAGCTTTATTCCAGGAGATTTATAAGACATTCCATCCCAAGGCTCCTTCTCTATTATTCTCCCTGGTATTCCAAGTTCTTTTGCCACTCTCTTTACACTCTTTATATTTAATCGAGTTATTGGAGCAAAATCCCCTGAAAAATCACCGAAGATAGTAGTATAACCGGTGACAGCTTTACTAAAATTTAATGTGTTAGCTACTCTACAGTTCCCTAAGATAGAAGAAATACCGTATAGGGCTGACATTCTAAGTCTAGACGGTGTGTTTGTTTTGTAGTTATCTAGCTGTTGATGTACTGTAGAATCAAGGTTCTTCATGATAGCTTTGTTTAATCCTTCATAAGTTTCTTGAAGATCAACCTCAAATCTATTAATACCTAGAGACTTTATTACATCTTCTGCATCCTCCAAGTACTCTGAGTTTCCACAAGGCATGATAACTCCAATAACTTTCTCTTTACCTAATGCCTTGACTAAGAGATGAGCAACTACAGTACTATCAAGGTCTCCATTAATCTCTACAACAGCCTTATTATCTTTAACTACTTTCTTTATCCAGTCAGTACATGAATTAATAAAGTCGGAAGTAGAAAATGGCCTAGCGGTAGCATTAATCTCGATAGCCCTAGATTCTATAGACTCAATACATTGCTCACACCTATTATAGCCACCAATGTAATTACCAGGCTCAGTATCTATAGTTATGTCCCTAAAATCTAGAAACTTCAGATCTCCAACACTTAGTCTAGAATTGATTGATAATAGCTCGTTAGAAAATTCTTCCTTACTAAGATTACCTATTCCTTTGCTACACTCACTCCACAATCTATCCATCCATTCCGCACCAGAGTAATTATTAACAAAGTCTATCAGGTTAATTACAAGACCATTATACTCATTTACACCTACAGTATCTTGGTCAACGTAATAATAGTCCTCTTGAATGTGTACCAACCTAGTTCCATCACTCGCAACCTCAATACTGTAAAGAACGTAATCTTCGTAATTATCCTCTCTTATTATCTCCTTCATTATTCGGTTCCTCCTTCTCTAAGTTACTTACTATTATATCCTTCGGTTTGTAAATTGTTGTCGTCCAAAATACTTTAACCCCAGGTATATCCCACTTCATAATTACATTCCCAGTCTTTCCTTTTAGATCTAGGTAGTAAATTAGGGATAATATAATAAATAAGAAATTGCCTATAACTGAAAACAACGAGATGGCAACTGTAACTACTAGCCAATTAACTTTTATAGGAAATATACTCTCATACTTATCAAAAACTCCTTCCTCTGTGTAGTGTTTCACGTAAGCATTCTTCATGAAAATTACATACCACAGAAAGTTAATTACAAGTCCGATAACGATAATATTGTAATTCATATTCATAACTTATTTTAAAGATCAATCGAAGGCCCTCCAAAATAAACACTATCTATACATGATCCTCCGTCTATAAAACCTCCTATTATACTTTGGTATTTACTTAAATTTGATAACTCATTAGTATTGAGAATTCTAATTCCATTAATGAACACTGACACTTTCACTGGATCGCTTTCCCACGTTAAACTTGAAAACTGTTGTCCCTCCTCTAAGTTTCGTGGTAACATCATAAAACTTCCATCACAAATCCAGGAGCCATCTTCTTTTTCAGATCTAGTAGGTTTCTCTGAGAATAACCATAGACTTCCATCCTGATCTTTAGCAACCCATAAATTCACTGTTGTTTCCATCTCTTTTGAAATCTTTTATAAATTAATAATATAATTACACTAATCCAGCTACCTAAACATAGTACAGCCGTCTTTTGTAACCCTTTCTTTTTTATTTTTTCTAGATATTCCGAGTCAGCTATTAAAATCATTGACAGGAATACTCCACAAATGTATAATAAAAGTCCACCAATCATATTATATTATTTTTACTCTCATATAAAAGAGAAATAGGGGATGCTGAAATTAAATTCAACTTTTCCCCTATCGTCTATTAACATCTCTCTGAATAAACTATGCGTAAGTTATCCCTCTCTACTAGGTCATCAATTTCCCAGTCTTCAGCATCAAATAACACAACATCATCCTCTGAGAACAAGTACCTTAGAAACAATGTTGATAAAGTTCTTTTCCAATCCTCTCTGAAATAACTCTCATCCCCTAAGTAAGTACTCCAGACATAACTATCACCTTCATCGCTGAAATAATATCGCCATGTATCATAACTAATGTCTCCTACAACTACCTTGAAACCTAGCTCTCTAACCAGTTTCTCGAATTCCTTGTAAAACCCTCCTCTACATATTGAATCTTGAACAGTTAGAGAAGATTTATCTCCCCAGACATTATCGAAGTCTTCTGCAATCTGAATAAAAACACTAGATAACTTAAACTCAAATCGTTCTATTTCAGAGGAAGGATATTTAAAGGTTTCTTCTCTGCCAATATAAAAACCCTCCTTCCTAACCCAATCTAGTAATTCCTTTGGTGCATCCCCTAGTACTTCCTCCGGCTCTTTATCTACGTCACTACTTTTTAAACATATTGTATGAGCTGAACTACTATTAGTCTCCCATACACCATACCTTATTACTTGTTTCATACCTGTACTTCTTTAATCATGTCCAAGATATCCGAAAGCTCTTACCGTAACTCCATCAATTGTCTCTACCTCACTAAATATCTCCTGAAGACCCGCCACATAATTTATAAAAATATCCCAGTAATCATTGTAAGAATAATATAGTTCATACATATCAACCTCATCAGTCTCTGAGTTATATATCAAGTCCTTATCAACTTCAGCAACTGACTTAAATTTTTGATTCCCAGGTGAATAAAGTAGTATACCATTCTTCCACTTATTATACACATCATCCGAACAAAGTGTTAATGAATGAATCGAACTACTATTAGTTTCCCATACTCCGATTCTTACAGTTTCTTTCATACTTTTTTACTTTTTATTAGATTAAACATATCGTCAATATTCTTACCCTCCATTGGATACCTCTCCTGAGATAATGAGTTCTTGGCAAATTTTCCGTTTACAAGATCGACATAGAAAGTAAATCCACCATCATCTCCCATATAAAATTTGTTCCATTCTTCCTCCGATAACAACCTCTTCACCTCTAATTGTTCTAGTGCAAGATTATCAAAACTCACTACACTAAACCAATTCTTCATGCTCCCTAGGTTATCATAAAGGTACTTCTGATTCTTCTTTATTTCCTCAGAGTGCGAAGCTTTATACTCAATTCCTCTCTCTAATTCTTTATAACCTAAGATCAATACCTTTATCTTATTATTCTTTAAAGCATTGATATCCTCTGGGCTTAGAATACCATTGATCGTGTGTAGTACAGTATTCTTCATCCCCGTCAACTTCTCTATAAACTCTGATGTAGGCTTTTGTAGAGATACTCCTATACCATGAATTAGATCTTTACCCTGAAGCTCCTTTATAAATTCATAGTTCTTTAAAAATTGACTCTGATGAACTGTAATATTAGCAAACACCTTCTTCGCCTTTAGAAACTCTAGGAAACGTACTAGGTCAGGGTGATCAAGGTCATTTCCATTCATAGCAATCTCAGTGTAAGGATGTAGGCTGTTCAGGAATTCTTCATGCTTAAATAGATCTGCATGCTTCCCGTCTATTGTACACCCTTCATAACAAAATTTACAGCCACAGCTACATTTTTCAGTTATAAGACAATCAAAGTTCTCCGCAAAGGCTGGCTTAAACTCGTCATCCTGCGTTCTTCTAATCTTCGTGCCATCTGAAAAAATAATGACAGTGTAATTTCCATTCTTGTAAGCTTTCATATTTAATCTTTTACTGTAAATGAAACATCAATAAAATCTCCCGGAATAGTAGTAAAGTCTGTGTCTCCTTCCTTCTCAGGGGATCTACTAATTACATAGGTCTTAACTTCCTCTGGTAAAATTAGGAACCTGAGAAATGAAACTAATATAGAATCTACCTCACTCCCTGAATTACAATTGTTACTTATTATACATGCCATACTATAACAATCTCCCTCATACTCCGTACCTATAATTCCATTCTCTAAGTCAGAACAGAAACTAAGTCCAACCCCTAATTTCTCTGCTAGGTCACTGAAAAATACTAAGACATTGTAATCTATAGACGACATCTCAGGGGAACAATAGAGAAAAGTCAAAGTTAATAAGTCTTCAAACCTCTCTATCTCCTCACTCGGATACTTAAAATCAGGGAACTCACACTTTCTTCCAATAATCAAGCCCTCTAATTTTATCCACTTTATCAAATCGGGAGATGCCTTCTTTAATACACTCTCTACACTAAGCACCTCCTTTTGTACACATAGAGCATGAATTGAACTACTATTAGTCTCCCATACTCCGGTTCTTATAGTTTCTTTCATAATTTTGCTTCTCTTAATGTATATAGTAGCTGATTTATATTACTCCACAATACTGATGAAGCTTTATCTGTTGTTGGAACTCCTGAATCATATATAGACTCAAGTAGATCAACTAGGCTTTTTTCTATCTCATCGGTCGGTACTACTCTATTAAAACTGAGGAGTGTTGATTCATATTTCTTATTTATACCTAAGATTATAGAATACGCATCCTTAGAATAATCAGGGTTAACTATATACTTGTACTTGAGACTTGAAAAACTATCAGATTCATTATACCTACTAACACAAATCTTCATTAACCAGTCTTCAAACTCACTGGCGTCTCCGTAAAATAATTCTTCAGTCCCCTCTTGATTATCATACCTGACCTCTAATCTCTGCATGATAGGGTTTAATATAAAGAGTAGGTAATCTCCAGTCAACTTATTACCCCATATAAAACTAGGAATAAGCAGATTATATGACATTAAACCTCCTACTTCATAACCTATATCATACAAATTTCCTAATAGATTCACATCCGGTTCCTTTTCCTGAGTAAATCCAAATCTTTCTAAGGTAGGCTCTAGGGCAGAAAGGTAAGGTAGAGTATCGCTGTATAGAATCCTAATATTATTCTTTACTAACTCCTGAGAATCTAGTTGTGCAATAATCATCTTCTCAAATATCTCCTCCGTACAATTCTTCACCGAAATAGATAAACCATTCAAAGTAAGCGGTTCACCAATATATTTTTCTTTTGTTAATATACCATTCTCACCTAACACTACACCTCTGAATGGACTATGACCTCCGATGAATATCTTTCTCACTTCTAAGTTCTTCCAATACATAATCTTATTTACTGGAGTCTTTAAAGCTAGAATTATACTTACACCTTCCTGATTATTGAGCGTGATACTATTCTCTCCTTGCTCCTCAATCAACTGAAAAACCTCAACCTCTTTACGCCATAACTTAAAATTATATCTGAATGCAATGTTTATAAAATCTTCTACAACCTCCATATCGTGTAATACTTTTTTTATATATAAGTGATTTCAAGGTTTTCACAATTTTTCTACAATCTTCATAGCTCTGATTCTATTTTCCCCAACCATCTTCTTTGTATTTACTACTTTAAAATAGTTCTCCAAATCACTGGCTTTAGGAGTTCTTCCATACTTATGCTTGTTATATATTTCTGCTAACTTATCTTTTATTTCTTTATTTGAATATAATCCTCCTACAGTAAAATATTGATATATATCAGCACTTATATCTTCTTTATCCATAACAGTATCTTTATATTCCCTTTTGATATCAGTAACATTATAACCATTAGCCTTACATCTTCCTGGACCGAGGACTAGATAATAATTCTTATAAGTTTTAGGAACCTGATCAAGAATAGCTGATATCTCATACTCACTAAAACCACTTTCACAAATTGCTCTCATCTTAAGGCTGAAATTTGGCAAATTATTAAAATCTTCTATAAATCTACTAATCTCACTACCTTTGCTCATTAGTCCAGCTTTAACCAATGTATTAAAAACGTTAAATCTATCTTTATAATCTATCTGCTGTATATCGAAAGCTCTTTGTTCTGCTATTAAAACTAATCTATTAAGCTCAGGGAACATATCTTTACCAGAATGTTCATTAATAGATACATAATCATCTTTATAATTAGAGGCATTAGTATCTTTCTTATATTTCTCAGCTAGAGTATGTTTGTTAGTGACTTCTTGATAAGACTGTAATAATTCCTCAGTCTTCTTTACCTTAAACTCTATATACTTATCAAACTCCTCTTTTGTTTTTAGATCCTTCCTAGTCTTATAGTAAAATTCTGCTCTATTCTTCCAAGGGTTACTGTCATTTCTTTGCCTTCCTAGGATTTGTGGTAAGTCTAGAGAAATATCAACGGCAAGTGTTTCTATATTAGCGTCACTTATTATAACAGTTCTGGCATTTGTTGAATAAAAGTCAGCCCCTAGATAAACTGTTCTAGTACAAAAGGTAAACATCTTGTGAGGTTGACCTAATAAAGGTATATCTCCAATCTCCCATTTTGATCCAAGCCTTCTTTTTAGCTTCTTATTATCTGGTGTATCTGCTATTAGAATATTGCATTGATCTGGAGTCAGTTTACATTTATTGATTATTCCTATTATATTAATCACTGAATTTACAAAGAAACAAACTTCTTTCGACTCTATTGTTTGTATATTCCCATGCTCATCTCTATAGCTAGTCTTCTCAAAACTTCCATCTAAGTATTCCCGAATGATCTTATAGGCCGGTTCACTTACACTCTTACAAGTTCTCACCTTTAGGTCCGGTTTAAGTACTCTACAAGGATCTTCACTACTCCAGTCTAGTTCATAATAAGGAAGATCTTTAAACTCATCTAGTCTCTCTAAGTATTCATCAATCATTGGAGTGGCTGAGAGATAACAGACCTTTTGTAAATCTTGTAAGTAATGCATAAAAGAAAGCTCAGTATCTGATTTAAATCTTGAGTCTGTAAATATACTCTGAAACTCATCAATAACTATCCTAAAGTTCTTTATTCGATCCCCCAAAGTTTCTTTAACTATTCTAAATGAATCGTAAGTAACTATAATTTTTACAGGGAAACCGGAAATAGATCTATTAAGAGAGTAAGTATTAATCAAGTTCTTTAAGGCTTCTATAATCTCTTGTTGTGTAGTTTCTGGAGTAATGTCCGTAAGTTTTGTAGGCACTATTCCAGAAGACCTATTAAACTTTTCTAGATCTTTATCAGTAGTCTCATCTTGATCTAGACTATTATTTACGTAAAGAACTTTTCCTAAGTGCTGCTTTTCTTTATTCTTTAGTAACAACTTTCTCGGAGAACAAAGAATTACATCCTCTGAATTAGTTAAACAGTATTCCGTAAAACCACAACCTGGAATCTTTTTATCAATGATACATGGTTCGTTGGGAATAACAAAATCCTTCCACTGTGACATAAATCTAATACCTGCTGGTACAATTATTTTTGTTTTCTTCATTTTACTTTAATTTTTATTGTTAATAATAATTTTGTCCCAAAATCAAGTCGCATAGGGAGCCACTTCCCCCCAAGAGGTATTCCTCTTTCATTCCCTCTAATTAATCAATTATAAGATATATAGATTATTAAATCAGAGTTTTGTACCGCTATTGAGTAAAATTTTACGAACATCTAATAAAGTTATACCAGAAAAAAAACGTTCCAGATTTACTCTAACTAACTCTCCCTCACTCCTCCATTCATCCACCCCTATTCCCTTCCCTAATCGATCAGTGAATAGGGTTGCACGATGCGCCTCAACCGGCGAAGCCTGAATTGAAGTAATATTATTCTCTCTAAATTGACTTAACTAATTTAAATAGACTAACTAATTAAAGGAGGCTTTTTAAAATAAATCTCTTTAAAGAAATAAAAGAAACATTAGGCTTTAAATAAACACCCTCCGGGGGTTTGTTCAAGTTCTCACTATCGAAGCGACCTGGAGACGGGAGCGAAGATGGGAGGACGCTACGCCTCCCTACTCGACTTATTTTCGGGACAAAAAATAAAGAGAATCAATCCATCACAGACTAATTCTCTTTTGCAAATACTATTATATTTATCAGCAAATTTTCTCATATATAAGGTTCTCAGATTGGTTGTAGAAGGAGAAAAAAAATAAAAGAGGTTTTACTATAGGCACCTCTTTTTACAGCCTTTTTACGTTTTTCTGTTGCCAGGCTAAACGTTATTAACCCCGATTTCCTTTGTCAGTTTTCCGCACTCCATTCTTACTTAACGAAACCTGGAACTGATACAATCTGTCCCTTTTCATTTCTTATACAAGCTGGATGACCAGTTGCTGGAGCTACAAGATCTTCGCGATTTGATGCAGCTAGTACAAGTGCAGAGACAATGTACAAAGTACCTTCTTCCTTTTCAGGGATACCTGTAACATCTCCAAACACCTGCTGGCATACACCATTATTGTCGAAGTCTGTAAAGCTCGCACTCACTCTGGCTACTACTCCACTTGCTGGAATGATAGTTCCGTCGTTTAGCGTAAGATCATGTGGAGTACAGTTTACAAACTGAACTTTTTCCATGTCTTAATCTTTACAACATGATGAAGTCAATTTAATATAGGTATGACTCCTTAACCTTTTACATATATAAGGCTCTCAGGTTAGTTTGAGGAGGAAAAAATAAAGCCAATCCTTCTCGAACTGACTTTATGAAATGGAAAAAACTATTTTATTTTATTTTTACATATATAAGGTTTTTAGGGGAATTACATCATAGGAGTTAGCCAGTCTGGTAGAAGTCCTTGTTTTATCCATTCAACTCCTAATCCAAGAATGCCTCCGGCTAGTGTAGATAATATGTCAGTGATTTCTGCTTTTTTCTTTAAGCATAGGTCATATATTTCCTTACCAATAGCGAAGAAGATAGTCATTAGAATTCCGGTCATTAATCCAAAATCTATAAAAGTCTCCAATATAGCATAGCCCAGAATACAGTGAAGTAAGTATCCATTTTTATATAGGTTCATAGTCATTAATTTTTAGTTGTTTTACAGATATAAGGATTAAGAGAAAAAAAAAATAAAGGGAGCTCTCGATAGTAGTTCCCCTTATTACTTTTGGTTAATTATTTTCTACTTTTCTCTATTTCTTCCAGGAATTTTTTATTAAACCCTTTCTTTTCCTTTACATTTTTAATTATATCATCTTTACACAGGTCAGGGTTTTCGTCTCTCCAGTGGTTTATAAGTTCTAGGAAAGTATTAATAGCTGGACCTGGTTTAACTCCTAGAATCTCTGCTGCCTCATTTCCATTGATAATAGGGTTTGAGTAATCTGGGACCTTAATACACTTCACTTTATCTAAGAATTGTTGAACCTGACCTATCATACAAAAATCAGGGTGGTGGCTAGTGTTATCGGCGTCTACTAGTATCATTGTATCTTGTAGGTCATCTCCCAGTTTTCTAATAACTTTTCTAACCTGGCTATCTTTTCCGGTAAATGTTTTAGTTTCATAGTTCCAGAAAGGTTTGATTATCATGTGGTTAGAAACTAGAGATACGACTTCTTTTGTAAATTTCTTGCTCAGTTTAAAGTTTTCCGAGCATATCTTAGAAGCGAGTTTAGCGGATTCAATGTCATGTCCAATATAGGTCCAATGTTCAGGAGATTTTTCTTGATGACCGGAGGGAGTAGGTTTAGCGATGTCATGAAGTAGAGCCGCCATTCTTAGTTCTAGTCTTTTAGATTTTTCTGCTGTTTTCTTAAGGACTTCCAGTATATGACTAGAGAAAGACAGATGATGATACTTAGATTTTTGGTTCATATCCCAGTAATTATCAAGTTCAGGAAGTATATAGCCTAATAATCCAAGTTCATGAAGATCGGTAATTCCAGAGTCGGGTGTAGAAGAGCCTAGTATCTTTAGAAATTCCTCAGTTATTCTTTCTCTAGCTGTAGTCCGGATAGAATTTGCAGACATAGTTATACCAGAGACTACATCATCAGCCAGGTTAAAGTTTTTGCAATGTTTAAATCTGACTGCTCTCAACATTCTAAGGGAGTCTTCTTCAAATGTTTCTGCCGGATCTAGTGGAGTTCTGAGTATTTTATTTTTCAAGTCATCCAAACCTCTCCCCGTAGGATCTAGGATAGCGTTAGTTTTCACGTCGTAGTATAGTGCATTCAGCGTAAAATCTCGACGTAATGAATCAACGCTAATACCTGCATACCCTACATTATCTGGTTTTCTTGTATCTTTCTTGTAGGTTTCTGTTCTAGTCATTGCGCAATCTATCTGTTCTTCACTACCGTCACTAAGAAATAAGCTGAAGCGGTTAGTATGGAACTTTATATTTTCTACAAGATTGCCTATTTTCTCTGGGTACTTAGCTAGTAGATAATCAGTTAGGAGTTTTTCACCCTCCCAGGCTTCTACTACAATGTCAATATCTTTAATTTCTTCCCCAAGTATTAAATCCCTTACACAACCTCCTACTGCATAAATTGAATAAGGAAAATCTACGCACATACCTTTTAGCTCGGTAATAACGTTAATAAATCTACTGTTCATAATTTTTATTTTAAATTTATCAAGTATAAGGTATTCAGGGTGGGAGAAAAAAGAAAAGGGAACTAAGCCCCAATTCTTTTAATAGATTATAGGTAGACTAGTTCAATTGTAGGATCTGCAACGAACCATTCACCAATACCTATACCTTTCGATTCACTAAGCTCATTTAATTTATTCACAAGCTCATCAGCAACATTAAAATCATTAGTCACGCTTGTTAAATCTAGGGCATAGTAGTCTTCATTTTCATATCCAGGTAATTCATTAGAGGGAGTTCCTAGAGTTTCTTCAATTAGTTCCCACTCTTCTTCCTCGATAGATCCACCTTCTTTAAAAATCTCAACATACCCCGTTAGATTTTCTTCAGCCTTGTCAATGTCCTCAATAACAAAGCTTTCCCAACCTACTAATTGTGTATCTTTCATGTTTTTATATTATTTATGTTCTTTAAGCCATTTCTGAAAGTACCATAGCTGACCGCAACCACCACCTATATCATCTTGACCTGCGGGATTGAATACTCTAGTGGAAGCTCCTCTCTCAACCATTTCCCCTGAGAATTGACTGATGATTTCTAGCTGTCTTTCTATAGAGTTCTTCACACTTTCATCTTTCTCACAGATTACAGACAAAGTAGTTTCCCAGACTTCCGGTTTAAATATCTCAGTTAGTCTAGTAGCATCCTCCTTAGTGTTATTTCCTAGGTGAACGCAGTAGTTATAGAAAGGTTTACGTCCAGTTTCGAAAGCCCACAATTCTCCAAGCTCTGCAATTTCCTTTAGAGTGGATGTATTTGTTGGGATTAGTTTCTTTCTATTCTCATCTGTACTTTCGTGAACTGAGAACTGAATTCCAACCTTACCGTACTTCTTAGATAGGTTAATAAAGTCTTGGAATCTAGTTTTAATCGAGGCTGGAGCAGAAGTAGATACAAGGAGTTGAGCAGTAGGGTAGATTTCAGCCAGTCCCACGATAGCTCTCTCCAAGTTGTCATAGTTCAAAAAAGGCTCGCCCATAGACATAAACATAAGCTGAAATTTCTTAATACTTAGGGCTTCTTTCTCACCAATACCAACTTCCTCTAGCACAGTCTTAACTTGTTCTACGATTTCATCCGCCGTCAAGTTCCTTTTGAAGAATCCACCTGTTCCACAAAACTTACACTTCACTGGACATCCTGATTGAGTTGAGCAGCAAATAACAGTCCTCTCCATGTAAGAACCGTATTTGTAAAGAACTGACTCGGCAACTGCTTCACCACTTGTTTCAGTCTTTTCCCACTCGAATACGAACTTTTTTACATCCTCGTTAGACGAATTAAATACTTTGTACTTCATATTTCTCTTTAATTAACTCTTTCATCAAGTATAAGATTTTAAGAGGGAGAGAAAAAAGCCTGTTAAAACTTCTTTTTAAAGACTTTATCTATAATTAACGCAATAAAAAGAGCTGGCAGAGCAAAAACAATAAATAGATCAATTATTAATTCTATCATTTCCTTAATTCTACTATTTTAATTATTTCCTTTTCCCAACATGAATTAAATACTTTGTACTTCATATTTTTCTAGTATTATACAAGTTTCACAAAATTCTTCCCTATACTTATCTGCCAGTGAAATAGCAAAGGGAATGGATAGGTTAGGGATTAGTGTGGTCGTAACAAATTCCATGTAATCCCTAGCACCACCTTTAGCACCTTCACCCTTCAGACCATACACGCACTGAGTAATAAAATCTGAAAATATCCACTGTAGGCAATCAAAGTTTCTTAGCACTTTACCCTCGATTGTCTTAGTTTCGGCGGAGGAATAGGGGTAAATGGTATCTTCAAGGGCCTCAATGTCGTAAAGTGAAATATTACCGCCTTGAATGTAGAGAAAGTTTCTAAGATTTTTCACAGCTATCTCAACATTAACTTCATCCCCAAATTTTCCCGCCGAGTGACCAAAATCGTGAAATAGTGCTAGGAGTAGTATTTTTTCTTTACTTACTTTTTCTTTCGTTTCTTCATCACTTTCCAGGTACTCTAAGATCAATTGCATAAGTCTCAGAGTATGGTTAAGATTGTGATATGGGTTAGAGGTTCCTGTATTATACTTTATGAACCACTCAAACCCTGCCGATAATAAAGGTGATTTCTCTATTTCCTTTAAAACTGCCATATTATTTATTTCTTTCATAACTTTTTATTTTTTCATCAAGTATAAGATATTAAGAGGGAGGGAATAATACAGAGTCCAGTAGAAAAAAAAAATAGACCAGACCTTTTAAAGTCCAGTCTAGGTAAAAGAGCTTAATAATAGATGTATTCGGTTTTCTTATCTATTTTCTCTTTTTGTTTTTCGATATACTTCTCAGCTTCTAGGAGGGTATCAAAACAAACTTCCTCATAACCTCCTGCCCACTGTAATTCTTGACAAGTATACCAGAAGAACAAGAAATGTTTTTGTACATAATATTCATCCTTA